ACGATCGTACAAGATTCTGTCATCAAGTATAAAGTTCTGGCTGATGAATCTGAGACTTTGGAAAGTATGCGGAATGGCGATCTCTACGTAAGAGCAATGCGCAAAGAAGATACTTTTGAAGGTTACGAAAATTTCACGGAAGAAGAAATTCTCGAAGTTTATGACGCTGCGGGAATTACAATCACACGAGGGGAACTGCTTGATTATGTCTATAATAACCGAGAGATTCCTGTCATTTATAAATACACAAATGCTGATGGTACGGTCGGATTCCAGCATGATGTAAGAAAAGATCTCGTTGAGAATCGACGTAAGAAAATTATCTCTACTTATGTGGAAGAGAATAATTACTATCGCATGCTGATTGGTCTTCCCGATCGAGGTGAAGATCCGGATGACTATTTTTACGTACCTGCTGACATCGCAGAAGAATATAATCTTCCCAGCGATGTCGCTATTCATGAACTGGATATTGGTCAAGTATCAGTGCTTCAAGCAATTGGTTACATTGATAAATTGATTGCTGAGTATCCTGCTAAGAAATATTTGAATTATCTTGGTAGTAAGGCAGTCGATCTTGTGACAGCACGAAGCGCAAAGGCTTTTGAGATTATCCGAGTCCCGAATATTTCTTCTGCTACAATGTGGAATAGTTTCTCTTTGATCTATTCTCAGTGCAGAGAATATTTTATGGTAACGATTTATGTCCCTGAGCATCGCCAGACGATTGGGTATTATGACAATTTCATTGCTTTGTGTATCATGGTGATGACTCTTCAGCAATTCGTTGCTCGTATTTTGAAGTTCACGATTGAACGTGATTTCTTTGACGAGTATTGTGTGAGATGCCTGTTCAATTGCTATGGCGTTCCATATGATAGTGCACTGGATAACGATACGAAGCTTCAGATCGTCCAGAACTTGAATCTTCTCGTTCAGAATAAGGGAACGACGAAAGTTCTTGTTGATATTGCATCCATTCTTGGATTTGATCGTCTTAAGATCTATAAATACTGCCTCGTTAAAGATCGACGCTTCGACGATAATGGATTGCCTATTGTAGCAACGAAGACAGATCCTGCTACAGGCAGAGAAGTTCCTGATTATGAGACGATGTATGACGTTTATTTCAAGAAGATTGACGTAAACGCTCATGACTACTATCATGCTCTTCAGAAAGAGGCTATCTCTGAATCGTATAGTAGCGTTACTTCTCCTGATCCGTATTGGATTGACGATGACGAATTAAAGAAAGCATTGTATGAGGTTGAATACAACTATGCTGAGACAAAGTACATGGGCGTTTCAATCTCGTATCGAATGACTCGACTTTTCTTTGATAACGTCTATGCTCTGAAGATGCTTCTGGATAATCGCTTTAAGGAATACACGATTTTCCTTGATCTTCCGAAGGTTCTTACCTACCAGAGCATTAGTATCTTTGATGCAATCGTTACTCTTTGCGCTCTTACCTGTAAGATGAATAATCTTCGTGGTAACATTTTGGCTACTCCTTCTAAGATTCTCCATGTGATGGGATTCAACTTCCGTGAGAATTTCGATAAGATTCGTGAGAAGGTCATTCTTGGCCATGAGTATAAAGAGAATCTTAAGGAAGATGAAAAGGAAGCATATGAGAAAAAGCTGAAGTCTAGTCCTTATTATGACAGACTGAATGACGAGCTTGCTAAGTACTTTGAGCGTCCTGAGATGGATGGCCCGTATACAGCAGAGAATCTGAATATGATGTATTCGGATATTCTTGCGATGTACGATTTCCTTTTGAATAAAATGGCTCATGCAGAAACGATTGAAGAATATCGTCTGTATAAAGATTTCTATTATGCAGCATACTATGCTGAAGAAACTCAGGATATTTTTGCAATTGGTGACTCGAAGCCGTTTACCGATTGGGATACCATCACTCAGAATGACGGATTCACAAAAGGATGGATTCTTGCTCATGTCGATACTACAAAAGATGCTGAGCATTGTCTTGTCCATGATAAGACCATGATCACAACCTGTAACTATCTGAGCAATCTGTTTAAGGATATCCAGGAAGGCTCTTATGTGGAATTCCATCCGGCATCTAACACTTGGTCTCAGGTATATGAGTTTGATGCCAACGATACTTATGTCAGAAGCTATAATATTACTTATGATTATGATACTGGAAAGAGATATATTAAGTTCCTTCCGATTCGTGGTCATAAATACTATATCAGTATGCGTCCGTCCGAGGCTGCCACTGCAACACGAGACAATCGAGTTATCTTCGATGATGAACTCGCTGGTATGGTAAACGGATGCCGTTTGGAGTTTGCTCCTCGATATGCATCTACGTTTATGGATTATCTGATGTACCGGAATCCGGCACTTTGGGCATTCGTCGAAAGTACTGATAAAGATCAGGTTCCTCAGTATGCAACTCATATCATCAACCGTCTTTTGAAGATGATTCCTTCTTTGAGAACTCTGGGTTCATTAATTGGATATTCTTCTACGATGGAAGATGTCCTTCTGAGATTCATTCGGTTCTTCAAATCCTATACGACAGATCTTCTGAATATGGAAGTTATCTATGTCTTGGATATGAAGCCTGAGAGCTTGCTCCGTCTAATGGATTATGGTCACTACATCGTTACATTGTATCCAAGAGATGATGAGCTGTTTGGCTACACAGATATGCTGGATACTTCTATCACAGAGCATATGGATACGAAGTTGACATTCAGAGATAATGTGAATCTGTCTTCTATTCTCTATCTTTTCTCTGATCTTCGGTTCATTGATGACATCCATCATATCCAAGCAGATATCCGAATGAAAGATGATCTTAAGATCAACGATAGGAATCAATTTGAACTTATCACAGATTATATTTGGCTTCAGTCCATCCTTCATATTCATGATTGGTTCCGATATGAAGTCATCTATAAGATGTATGAGAATCGGATTCCTTTCCGTGATGAAATCTTAAGAACTTTCATAGATCTCGTAGCAAACGATACTCAGTTTGGCTTTTATGATCTGCTCTTCGATTATTCCAAGTTTATTCATCCGGATACTTATATGAAGTTTAAGGATGAACTGGATTCCAAGACGTATTATCCGATGCAGACTGGATATACTCTTAGAGATAGATCTGACGTCGTGTCAAAGACGGATGAACTCAACGATAAGACCTTCCGTTTTTACGTGGAGAAATTCTTTAAGAAAGAGATCGAAGTCTTTGATAAAGACGGATTCCGGTTTACGGATGACACAGATAAACTTGCTATTCTTTTAAAGGATAAAACTTATCTGCGCTATCGTGATGCAATTCGCCTGGAAATCTTGATGAGGCTTTTTGATAGGAAGACCTTCACAGATCAGATGAATCACATGCAAGTCGTAATTGATCGACTGATGAGTAAGTATCATTTCACGGATGCTCATAAGAGCACTCATGGCGATTATTTAACTCCGGATGGATACCATTTCTCTGACAAGGTTTCTTATATCTCAAAAGAGTATCTCGCAAAGCATGGCGCAGCATCTCATATGGGATTCTATGATTTTATCATGGCTCCTGAGATAAATGAATCCGTAAATACAAAACTTGGATTTAAAGACGAATGCAGAATCTCCTATGAAGACTAAGGTCTGAAAACATTAGTGTAACCTGATTTTTTGAGAACCTGCATTACTCAATATACTAAGAAAGGACGATGAAATCTATGATTAAGAAACTTAACGATAGATTTTCCATGAATGACAAGGTCGGTATTGGCAACGACCATCACCATCGGAATACCCTGTGGGCCCGTACCCAGATTATCGGCGGCTATGGCCTCCATAAGAATCCTGAGACCGGTCTTTCTGAACTCGATGAGGTCGTGTTCGAGACTGAGAACATGGTTCCTATTGGTGGCGTCCAGTTTGCTATGGAGCAGATCTTTGGTGTGAAGGGTTCTCTGACTGAGATTCCTTCTCTGAATAAGGATCTTGGCATTGCAGCTGGCGCAACTGTGAAGCCGTCTGGCACTAATCCTCATGCATATGGCACGAAGGTTTGCCTGTTCGGCATTGGCGTCAGTGGTTCTGCTGAGAATAACCTGACTGCTAAGGAAGTTAAGTACCGTGACAGTGCTGTCGACGGTATGGTTCCCTTCCGTTATACCAACGAGACTCTGTCAGCTGATGATCAGAACCTTTACTTTGGTAAGGTGAAGAAGGCTGATACAAACACTACCGCTTACTATCTGAAGCGCTTTGATGGCGAGCCTGTCATCAAGCACTACTACGATGATTCTACTGAGGATGGCGTGGATGGTTCTGAGGTCAAGAATGACGTCTTTACCAAGGACTATGGTAAGCAAATTCAGACTCTGACTGAGATGAACCTGATCATCTCCAAGAAGGATATCAAGGAGTGGTTCACTGCTCAGGGTAACGTCGAGGAGAGCCGTGTGAACTCCATTGCTCTGTATTCTGCCGTCTATGACGAAAATGCAAAGCTGAACCCCTCAGACAAGAATGAGCTGAAGGGTGACTATGCAGACATTCACCTGTTCTCTAAGCTGAATATTCCTACTGAGCCTATGAGCCTCACAAAGGATATGCACATCATTTATCGCGTTTACGGTTCTTAAATCCAAACAGATATTTGATGCCTGTAAGCTGAAACTAGCCGCATGAATAAAATGACATTGCGTCAATTATTCATGCGGTTTTTTGTTTATATATTATACTTAAGTACGAAAGCTGAAACCATTAGTTATTCGTACAAAAAAATATTTTTAGGAGGCATGAATTATGCTAAACATCTCTGTTGTGGGTATCGGAAACTGTGGATCTCAGATCGCTGCGTTGGCTATGAAGAAACTGAACGTACCGGTCATTGCGATCAATAGTAGTGAAAGAGATATCCAAACCCTGCCGAAAGACGTTCCGGTTTACTTGATGGGTGATGCAAAGGGCGCTGGTAAGCAGCGCATTATGGCAAAGCAGATGCTCAAGAAGTCCGTTATGGACATCCTTGAGAATCCGAAGCTGAAGGATGTGTTCGCAAGCGACATCCTGTTCGTTGTGTCCTCTACTGGTGGCGGTACCGGTTCTGGTACAGCAATTCTCCTCACGAACATCATTCGTGAGGTCTATACGAAGGGTACCGTTGTTACCATTGGCGTGCTTCCCACGCTCAAGGAAGCATTGTCGACTCAGCTGAACAGTGTTGAGTATCTGAAGGAGCTGTACGGCACCATGTCGGATACTACATACATGCTGTACGATAATGACAGATGCTCGAAGAGTGCCATCGCCATGATGGATGCTGTGAATGAGCAGGTTGTCAACGATATGGATGTGATTCGCGGAACCTATCAGATTCCGACTCGTTATGCATCCATTGACGAGAGGGACATGCTCAACATCATTGGCACTCCGGGCCGTCTTGTTGTTGCAGGCGTTCGGGATATCGCAAAGCGTCGTGATGCAGATAACCTCGATATTGAGGATGCTCTGATTGATGCTCTGCGTACTGCGCCGATTGCAGATCTTGAGAAGGATGGTGTGATTGCACGTACTGGTGTGATCAGTGCGTTGTCTTCTGATCTGAATGATCGGTTCGACACCCACATCCCGAAGGTTCTGAATGTCGTTGGTACTCCTGTCGAGGAGTTTGAGCACGTGGCGGTCAATACTGATCGTCATCTTCCGTCCAACGTCTTCATCGTTTGCTCTGGTATGAGCCAGGCGAACGATCGTCTTCGTAAGATCAACGATCGTATCGAAGAGATCAATTCTCTGCAGGAGAAGGCAAAGGCTGATGATTCCATCATCTCCGAGATTGATGTGTCGAAGCTGAGCCAGAAGGTGGGTCGCACCCGTACTCCTACAAAGGAAAAGGAAGCAGGTACCGATTTCGACCTGAAGAGCATCTTCTCGAAGTTTGGCATCTAAGTAAGGTTTCATAAGAGGGGAATAGTATTTTACCGAGGTGGTTACACTAAGGTAATTTTGGCTATCCCCTCTTTATGGGATAAATAAATTCAAGGAGGCTCATTATATGAGTAAGGACAACAAAAAGCGGGAATTTAAGATTCCCAAGGAAGTCAAGAATTTCCTCATGCCGTTCAAGAAATGGAAGAAGGATAACGACTTCTATGAGAGCAAGAAGGATGCTCGTAAGGCCTATTACACCGAGAAGCTCGAGTGGATGGGCGAGAGCGTAATTCCTCTGCTCGTGAGCTATGGCTACCGGCAGGAAGTGATTGAGATCAAGAACGACCTCTACGAAGGGCTGTCTGATCCTGAGTTTGTCAAGGTAGCAACCAAGGCTGTTAAGAAGGGCGACGGTTTTGAAAACCAGGCTCTGTATGCAGTCTTGGTCCAGGATATGGCTGAGGCACTGGCAAAGCAGGCTCGTGTTGAGTCTAGCAAGACTGGTGAGAATATCGCTCCGGATATCGACGATATGATCGAGCTCAGCAAGATGGTCCTGGAGAAGAAGATCAAGAAGGCGAAGAAGGCTGGCATCGACGAAGCAACTGCATTCAGTGTGCTGAGCATCCTTCCTGATACTTCCATTCTGGATATCCGCAACGACAACCGCTGCAATAAGAAGTTCTACTTCTACAGAAAGCTTATCAACTGCCTGTACAGCCTGGCAAAGGATAAGCCTCTGTGTGCACCGGTTGGCGATATCATCGAATTCATCTTCCGTAAGGGCGATGACTTCATCCCCAGCTTCATCGTGTGTGCGATGCTGGAGCGTAAGGAGCGTTACAACAGCCTCAGCAAGACTCAGCAGGAGGTCTATGACCAGCTGACTACTTGGGCTTTTGGTAAGCTCGAGACTTACGATAAGGAAACGATCACTGCTGCTCTGCGTCTGTATTACAACTGGCGCAAGGATGATGCAGCAAATAACCGTGATTCTCAGCGCCGCTATTATGTGAGCAGCCTGCCGGAGAATGAGTATCCGAAGACTGTTGCATGCATGAACAAGATCATCGCAAGCGGCGATGAGCACACCAAGGACTTTTTCTAAGGAGGAGCAATAAGAATGGGTAAGCATAACAATCGGTACGATAAGCGTAAGGGTGTTTCCGAAAAGGTCAGCACCAAGCTGTCCAAGCGTCTGGATGAGAAGAGCATGAGCGAGACTCTGTCTATCTCTTGCATGAAGAATCCTGTTGAGTATGCATCCAAGCATACCAACAAGAAGCTTCGTCTGAAGGGCATCAGCAAGGCTGAGAAGAAGCTGCTGACGTGCGGTTGTGAACACGTCATTATCAACAAGAAGGGCCGCCGTAAGGCTGCTCTGCGTCCTGCTGAGAAGGGCATGATGCAGTGCCGTCTGTGCGGTAAGATCATCTCTCCCACCATCCCCACCGAGGAGGATCTGGATAAGATCTGGGAGGCATCTGATGCAGTCGACAATCAGGTTCGTCTGATGGTCGGTATGCTGGATCTCGGCGCAAACGTCGATCGTGCAACTTATGCGTTCGCATGGCGTCAGAAGATGTGGCGCAAGTTCGAGGCAAAGATCATCAAGCTGGGTGCCAAGAATCAGGTCATCCAGGACAAGAAGCACGGCAAGGGCAACAACGACAACGATGGCTCCGGTGTTGCTGGTGAGTGGTACTAATTACAGAGACAGATAAGCTTAGCTACCTTATCTCAAAAACGTGCTGCAATCGCGTCAAAATTGAAGCACTGTGTTTAACTGTAGTTAAATGAGAAGAATCCAATGTGATTTGTGTAATAGCAAATTCACATTGGATTCTTTTTTTCGTGCTAGAAAGTCTATGATCCGAAAGGGATTTAATCTCATAAATTGGGAAACTTTCCATTAATCCGTATAGGACTACGCATGAAAAACGAAAGGACGATATGAATGGCCCAATTTAAAGACGATAAGATGGAATACATCGAATCGGATATTGAAAAGATTCAGATGAAGACCGGCATGTATATCTCTTATGTCGGTCGTAAAGGCGCACTGCATCTGGCAAAAGAAGTGATTCAGAATGCCATTGATGAATGTGCAAACCCCAAAAGTCCTGCTAAGAATATTCAGGTGACTCTTGACATTCTGGATGGCTCTCTGATTGTCGAAGACGATGGTCGTGGTATTCCGGAGACTCAGGAGATCCCGATGGATATTCTGTGTACAAAACTGAATTCCGGTAGTAAGTTTACTCGTGAACAGGGTGGTGCTTCTTCCGGCGAAAACGGCGTTGGCTTGACCGCTACGAATGCACTGTCTGCCATGTTCCGTTGGGAATCTTACCGTGATGGAAATTGCCATCACATCGAGTTTGAGAATGGTGTGAAAGTTGCAGACGAGCACAAGAAGTCTAGCAAGAAGCATGGCTGTATTCTCAAGTTCATTCCCTCTACGAAGTACCTCGGTAAATCAGCAGTCATCAATAAGGATGACCTGAAAGAATGGCTGGATGGTATTTCGTATTTTATCCCTTCTGACTGTAAGATCGTTTATACCGTTGAGAAGGGTATGGATAAAGTCATCTCCAGTACCAAGTATAAGTCTGGTAATATGAGTGATCTTCTGAAATCTCATTTGACAGATTCTGTCTTGGTGAAACCGAAAGACTTCTATGGTGAAACCAAACTTGATGAGGATTACCGTGGAGAAAAGACTATTAAGAGAAGTTTGTCTCTTCAGTTTGCATTTGCATACACGACTTCTCTTGAGCCTTGGGTAGATTCTTTCTGCAATTACGTGAATACCACTTCTGGTGGCGTTCATTTGAATGCAGTCAGGGAAGCTATCTGGCGATTCTTTATGAAGAAGACAAATGAAGCTCTGAGTGATCGAGAGAAGAATAAGTATTCTGTGTTGAAGGTTGATATTGAATCTGGAATGAATCTGGTTGTCAATATCTTCACCGATGCTCAGATGCAATTCGTTGGTCAGACCAAGAATGAGATTTCCAACGATATGCTCTTCGCTCCGATCAAGCAGCTCGCTTCTGACGCGATGGATGGATACTATTCCAAGCCGGAGAATAAGGATGAGCTGAATGCAATCGTGAAGGTCATTAAGACGAACTGCAAAGCTCGTGTTGATGCTTCTAAGATTCGTGAGCAGACGATCAAGGAGACTGTCAATAAGTTTGACAAGCACAAGATTCCGAACTTCACCCCTTGCAATAACGATGGTAAGGCTTACAAGGAACTCCATATTTGTGAGGGACGTTCGGCAGCTGGCTCTCTGGTTAACGGTCGTGATCCTGATACTCAGGCATTCTTCAGTTTCCGTGGCGTCACTGCGAACGGTTTTAAGCGTGACGCTTCTACCATCCTTGCCAATAAAGAATGGTATACCTACGTCAAGCTCCTGAAGACAAACTTTGGCCCGAAGTTTAATCTTGCCAATTGTTATTATGACAAGATCATCATCGAGACAGACTCTGATGTCGACGGCTACAATATCTCTTCTGGTATTGGTGCATTCCATGCACTGTATATGCCGGAACTGGTTAAGGCTGGTAAGTTGTATAAGGCAATCGCTCCTTTGTACCATATCGACGATAAGAAGACTCCGTTTGTCCGTTCCAAGAACGAGTACATCGAAGCATATCAGGATAAGGTTCTGAAGAACTATAAGGTTGCTCTTGATTCTTACGGCAAAGACTATCTGAAGAGTTCTGTCTTTAAGAAGTTTATCTATGATACAGAATTCTATCCTGATGAGCTGACTCGAGTCTCCAATCACTTCGGCGTCAATAAGTTCCTCATCGAGCGCATCGCCGCATACTTCGTTATCGGTGGTTATATGACGTCCGATATTCCCAGTCTCTTTGGTACTCGGAAGTTCCTTCTTAAGTTCACTGAAATGCTTCAGGTGAAATTCCATGAGCTGAAGGTAACTGATAAAGGTTCTATTACCGGTATCATTGATGGCAAGTTCCAGTCCATTAAGATTACCGACCGCTTCATCAAGAAGATTGAGGACCTCGCTCCCATCTATTCTGAGTATGGTTATATGATGAGAGTTCGTGAGAAGGATGGTCCTGAGATTCCGATGAGCATTGGTGAGTTCCTTGACTCTGCCAATAAGTATAAGGCGAAGATTCTGTCTCGCTTTAAGGGACTTGGTGAAGCAAACGGCAAGGAACTGTGGCAGACTACCCTCGATCCTAATAACCGTATTCTGATTCAGTTGACTATGGATGACGTGGAGAAGGATCTGAAGATCTTCGCAAAGCTCCATGGTACAACGGAAGAGGATTTGAGAGCGCGTAAGGAAATGATGGCAGCCTATCGCATCAAGAGAGATGACCTGGATAACTAACAGAGAATTAATCTGCGATGGGATTTCGGTTTCCATAAATTCAAACTCTCTTTAGAATTATAAAAATAAGACGTAGACAGTGAGCTCGTATAGTTACACTGTCTACGTCTTATTCCTTGTATTTCCATTGTCTAGAAAACGTATATATAGGAGTGATCCTTATGTAATCTTAGTTTACATCATGAAAATATGAAAGGACGACATGAATGGAACAAATCATTCGTAAGAATTTGGCGGAAGAGTGTGAAAACTACATCAAGCTGTTTGGTGCAAATAAGAATCTCTACCGTATCATTCCGTCTATGATTGACGGATTGAAACCCGTTCAGAGACGATTCCTCTATTCTCTGTATAAGGGAAAGGGTCGTACTCAGTTCATTAAAATGGCAAAGGCTGCTGCGGACACCACCGCAGCATATCATCCTCATGGTAGTGCATCGGTTGAAGACGTCGGTGCGAAGATGGCTTCTCCGATTGCGAATAACCTTACTACCGTGGAAGGCCAGGGAAACTTCGGTTCTTATAAGTCAGACGAGGCAGCAGCTTCACGTTACATTGAGTGCAAACTTTCGAAGTATGCACTGGAGTGCTTCTTCCGAGATTTCGATATCTCCAATGTCGACATGAAGCCGACTTATACTGGCGATGATGTTGAGCCGGAATATCTCCCTGCAAAGTATCCCCATGCATTGATCAATCCTCAGTTGTCTGGTATTGGCTATGCATTTGCTTCTAATATTCCTCCCTTTAACTTTAAGGAAGTCTTGGAAGCAACGATTACTCTTCTGAAGAATTCGGACGCAAAGATTCTTCTGATTCCGGATTCTCCTACTGGAGCAGAAATCGTGGATGACGGTCAGTTTGAGAGAATCAATGCCGAAGGTCTTGGTACTTTCACTCTTCGTGGTAAGTGTGAAGTCGATGTCCAGAAGAATATCATTACGATTACTTCGATTCCTCTTCAGACAACCATTGACGACATCATCCGAAAGATCGTTGAGCTTCGTGAGAAGAAAGTCTTTGATGAGATAAAAGACATCAAGGACTATTCTGGCGAGAAGCACGTTCGGACTCTTATCTATCTTGATCAGAATGCCGATCCGTATGCGACGATCGAGAAGCTCTATACGAAGGGAACCGGTCTGAAGAAGACTTATCCTGTCGGTCTGAAGATGGTCGACGACTATCGTGACATCGACTATGGCGTGAAGTCTTTCCTTCTGGACTGGATCTCTTATCGTAGAGACACGGTTCGTTCTTCCTTTAACTCGAAGCTGATTGCTACGATGGAAGAGAAGAATATCAATGATGCACTTCTTCTGATTCTTGCTGGTAAGAATGGCGAAGCAACGATTAAACTTGCTCGTGAGTCTGCCAATAAGGATGCTTTCGCAAAGGCACTGATGGAGAAGTATGGGATCAATTCTCAGCAAGCTTCTACGATTTCCAATATGCGAATCTATGCATTCACAAAAGATGCGTATGAGGAGTATAAGAAGAAAGAGCCCCTTTTGATTCAACAGATCAAAGATCTTGAAGCAACTCTGGATGACGACGAGAAGATTGACGAGGTAATTATTAGCCAGCTGAAGGAAGGTATTAAGCTGTTTGGCTCTCCTCGTAAGAGTCCAATTGTGAAAGAAGGTGAAGAAGACGAGATTGAGTCAACTGATCATTGTGTTGCTATCTCTGAGGATGGATTCATTAAGAAGGTACTCCTCGGAGAGAGTAATGTCGGCAAAATCGGAGAAAAGATGAGCACCCCGACGATGGTGATTCCTGTCAATAATGAGCGCTCTCTGATTATCTTCGACGTGAATGGTCGAGCATACCGTCTTCCTGTCCATGCACTTCCGGATTCTCTTCCGGAGGAAAATGGGATTCCTGTGGAACGCTATTGCAAAGGCATCGGTGCGATCGTCGCTACTATGATCCAACCCACAAAGATCCAACTGGAGAAGCATTCTATCTATGCTATCTTCCTGACTAAGAAGGGTGTTATGAAGGCGATTGATGCAAACGAGATGGCCAACAACTTCAAATCCATGAATGTCATTAACGTGACGGATGGAGATGCTCTTGTTGGTGCAGCTTGCTCTATTGATCGAAGCCTGAATAACTTCATCATCTATACCGACGATGGTAATGGCCTCCGTAAGGAGCTCAGTGATATTCCTATCATGAAGCCTGCTGCACAGGGAAGCAGAATGATCAATCTGAAGAAGCATGAAAGCTGTGTTGGCTTTAATGGTATCTCTTCAAAGGATAAGTTCGTTCTGTATGTGACAGATCAGGGACGTGCAAAGGTCACTGAGATGAAGTATTTCCCTCTGTCTAAGAAGAAGGAAATGGTTGCGTTAATCACGATGGATCCCGGTGAGCGTCTTGTCTGCGTTCGTGGTATTGAGCCTGGCTCTCTTATCACGGCATATGCAAAGACTGGATCTGAGACGATTAAGTCTGGTGACGTTCCTCTGTCCACTAGAGTAGCAGCACCGAAGAAGGTCTTCAAGCTCGGTAATTCTCGTACCAAGATTTTGGCGATTGCTGTCGATAACAGAACGCTTGAGTAAATGATAAATCCATAGTGAGTAGCTACATATGCTCTCACTATGGATTTTTTTGTATTTGCACAATTCCTTAATACTTTTAATACGGGAGGAAGAAACCAATGAAACACTCTGATGTACATCATCATATTTTGAAGACTCTTTACAAAACAAACTCAGCAGTTCTCTTCTTCTTAGGTCTGTATCTTACCATTCGATTTGAAGTCGAGAACTGGAATACCAGACGAATCGTTGCTCTCATCAATAATCCCATGGAGGTTGTTGTTGGCGTGCTTGCGATTCTCGGTGGTTTCTTCTTCTTGTATAAATATCGTCACTATAACGAAGAAAGGGATGGGGATTAATGGAATACAAACAGATTCATGGTAGTTCCGCTGGCAGAAGTGCCGGAACTCTTCTTGATATTCCTTGGACTATTCGAAATGGCAGAGCTGCTCAATGCACCTGCCTTCCGATGGTTGAAGAATGGTTGAAAGATGAGATTAACGCACGAAAGAACTGCGGTTGTACTGCTTGTGAATATTCCAAGAATATGCTGAGAGAACTTCAGCATATCGTACAGGTTTATTCTAAGACCGAAGAGGGTATGCGCAGACGCTGTGATCGTGCTGATTCGTGCGATAAAATTCGAAATAAATTGTGATTCCAACTGAGTGGTAATCGGAGAATGAAAAAGATTCTCTGAAAATCACGTCATGATGGTAAACATGGAGGTTTTATTATGAGCGCAAATCGGTTTTTTAACGCAGTCACAAACGGTCTTGCTATCGCAGCGGTGATCATCTTTGCACCGATCATTTATATGATCGCTAAGGTTATGAAGGACTGAGGTGATTACAATGACTTACAAAGCATATAAGGCAAAATGCCAGGGAGAGAATTTCTCTTTCCTGTTGTTTCTCATTGGTCTTGTCATTTGGGCATTCTTTGGCACGAATGACATTAAGCCTACTGGGAATAAATAATCCTGAAAACGAAGAAGTAATGGATTCACATATAAGTCCGTTACTTCTTCATATTTTTTATTTGGAGGTTTGTTATGTCGCACACAGATGTAGATGAAAATGGCATGGGAATGGTTCTCCTTACCGACTATCTTACACGGTATTGGGATAATCGTCATCCTGAATATGAGCATGATCGTGCTCATTGCCACTATACCTATCGCAAGCACTCTGCGTGGGATAAGCATGAGGTTAAAGATGTTCCTCCTTATTCCATTGATATCCCCTGTAACATCTCTATGAATCCGTTCAGTGGTATGATTTTTGAGACCATTGATGAAGCCCGTTCTACCCTGACTGATTACATCAGCATGTTTAATCAGGAAGCTTCTTCTTATTTCTATAAGAAGGATAGCCGCCTTGGCATGATTCTCACAACCACGTTTGATGACAGTGATGGTGAAACTTGGACCTGCAACATCATTCGGTTTAACTGTGATGATGATAATAAGTACGTCATCAGCATGTGGTGTGATGTTGATCACTTTGTCAATGGCATGAAGATTTCCTGCTTTGAGAAACGGCTTTATCTCTGCGGCCAGACTGGCGAGATCGTTGAGCTGGTAAATGACGATAATGGAGAGGCTGGCCGCATCGTCACATATTCGAATATCTATGATATCGAGTTCAACTCTTATAACGGCGCTATGGAAGCATGGTGCTCCGTTACCCACAGATGCAGGTTTGCAAAGTTTGATCGGCACGTCTATCCGATTCATGCTTGCATGTATACCGCATTTTTCGATGATTATGAAGTTGGTATGCCCGATGAATCTGCAACCGTTACGTCTGAAGAGATCATTGCATTGATGCCTTGTAAGAATGGTAACGGTAAATGCTACCGCATCATTTCTCTGAGCTGTGGTTGTGACAATATTGATGAAGTTTCTGCACTTGAACCTATTCCGATCCATCATCACCAGACTGGTAAGACAATGGATCTTACGACTCTGATGATGGATGGCATTTACTATTCCAAGGATCCGATGATGATTTATCAGAATCGTCGGAATTGTAACTGTCGTGATGCAAATGATAAGGTTGTAATCTTCACGAATTCCGTAGCAGCCGATGGTGTTACTGGATTTGATAATTTCTCGAGGTTTATCTTCGGTGACTGTGAAGCAGCTTGTGCTACCTTGAAGCTCTTCCTCACCATGATGGGATATAAGTATGTGAAGGTATCCGTGGATGGATCAATCACTGGTCTTGAGGATGACCGATACACGTATCACATCACTGCAAGAGTCGCTCCGGATCATGGTTCTAAACTGAGCATGATCCACGTTGCACTTCTCCCGGTCTATGGTTCTGGTAGTAGTGATGAGTGCAAGGTCAATTATGTTCCCATGTTCTATTCCGGTTTCTCTACTCTTCCTGTGATTCCGAAGAAAGAGTCTTCTGAAAATGAGTAAATAACGAAAGTCGCCCACGATTAGCGGTCAATACTAATCGTGGGCGACTTTCACTGTTATAAATTCAAGGAGGAAAAATATGAAGAATGAAGAAAAGACAAAAGCATCTTTCTCTTATCCATATGTAAATGGAATAATGTCCATTTGATACAGATTAGCCCAGTCATCAACGAGCTGCTTTCGCTGATCAGCAGCATTCTGCCAATCATCCAGTTTCATCTGGATGGTGCCATATGCTGTCTGAATCTCATTGTAGTGCTTCATTGTCTGATAGAGCATGTCCTTGACATCCAGAATTGCAAGATCATGGAATGACTCTTCCATTGTCGGAGTGATAGTAGTCAGATTTTTGTCATGAATCATTGCGATATCAAAGACAAGCTGAGAACTACATAAGACGTTGTAGAGAGTGACCTTGCGAGGAGGCTCGTATTTGAAGAGCAGCTTCGGGACTGTCTGTCGTGTCAGAGCAAGTCCAGCATTTGAAAGAATGCTCTGATTCATCATATTGCCATGCAGAAGAGGAATGCCACCACCCCAATAGCCAATACCAGAAATATCTGCTTCATCGTATTTTACATCTACGATTTGAGTAATTTCATGGTTTGCGAAGATATCGGGAAGAAGATAAGTTTCCCAGTTTGCATGCTTCTCTACACGTGTTAGATCCGTTAGATCAAACCGATAGGTTTCGCGGTAGGGGCAATATGTGCTGAACGTTCTTACGGTAATCGTCTGGATAACATCCATAATGGCTTGATCCAGATTATCAAACGGAAGTGCCAACGAATAAAGACCGAGTTCGATTTTCATTCGTGTAACCAGAGTAGAAATATTCATAATAACTCACCTCCAAAAATGAGTTGAGCATTACTTACCGAAAGAACGGAAGAAATCATCAACCAGACGCTTGGAGTTCTGATTGATATTGCAGTAGATGGTGTTGGTGTCCTGATCACGGATGATCATCTGCTTACGACTACGAGTAAAGCCCATAACAGAATCTTCATCCAGATCAAAGCTTTCCATCAGAACCTGAGCATTCGGGTCAGTTGCAGAAATACGACCGATTAGATCCTTCATGGGGATAGCAATATCAGCAGCCTCACTGACGTAATGATTGGTTGTAACAACCTTATCACCCTCAGGATTCTTTGTGATAAACTTATTATCGACAGAAGTGATCTGCTCAGCTTCACGGTGAGACTGGAACAGAACCCAGTCGTAGGTAATGATCTGGCGCACATTGACAACGGGCTTGGAGTTCTTGATGTTCATAGTCGCAATTGCGCGGCAGCTGAAACCAGGAATAAAGCCCTGAACCATCTTACGTGCAAGATTCATACCAGCAGCAGTGCCAGAGTCAGTCTGAATCTTGGAGATAAGCAGATTGCGCTCGACATGAGGATTCAGCATCTTGTGAGAAGTGTTATTCATGTCGATATCACGAATACGCTCAGGAGCGAGAGGCATATCCTTGTACTTCGGAGTGGGATGATTCATCTCACCGAACCAACCGCCATGAGACAGATAATGCTGAATACGTTCAGTCTTCAGGCACTGCTCAATATTGGCAGCTTCGTACATACGGGAGTTACGATTCATAACGTCGAATGAGTGAATACAGGATTCAAACTCGACATAAAAGACGTCACCGTCATGATGGACCTTCATATCCTTAACGATATTCTGCTCGGGAGAAGTCTCTTCGGCAATATACATCACGCCGACATCTTGATCAATCGTCATAGTATATCAATCCTTTCTGTTTAGTATAGTTAGGAGCAAAAGCTTACCCTATTGTTTTTAGGGCATATACTTACCATCCGTATATTCTATCAATATAATGATATATTATACAGGTAGAAGATAGAGGAAGAAGAGTACTCTGTCAAATCTGTTTTGTACGATCCGTAATAAAGGATCGAGAAAAGGAGTTTCATTATGAAGACCAATTTTGTTAAGACCGCTACCAAGAACATTCGCAAGAGCGCCAAGCACTACATCGCTTACTGCGACAAGTGCGCTGCTGAGCGTATGAACGCCAGAAAGAACGACGCTCACTACGACAGCAAAACCTTTACTAAGGTGCTGGTCGGCGGCGCAGTTGTCTACCTGACGGTTGCAGCAATCGACTGCGCCATCGACGCCGCACCCTGGATCGCTGCGAAGATCAAGGGTTCTGAGAAGGCGATCAGCGAGAAGAGTGCACTGACCGTCAAGAACATGAAGCGTGAGATGGCCATGCGTGAGGCCACTCTCGAGCATCGTGAGTTCACTGACTATTATGTCAGTGCGGATACGATGAAGATGAACCACGGGAAGATCCCGGGCGAGGTCATTTCTCAGGCGTACCTCGATGCCAAGCCCGGTACGCTGCCCCGCATCATTATCGGAACTTCCGACAGTGATGCATACGTTGACGAGGTTTACACCGTTGACGGTCAGCCGAAGTGCTGCCCTCACGGTGAGGATCCCCGTACCACCACGCACGAGAAGGACGTCACCTTCCCGATCTGCGAGTAATCGAAAGGATGAAGAACTATGAAAGATATGAAAAAGATGATCGCAAACGTGGTAGTCGTTACCATGTTCATGTATGGTTGGCTGCGCTTCCTTCTCAAGGATGTTCCTGACTATGTCAAGAGCAAGGGCTTGATGAAGGTGGCCAAGGAGAAGTATGATTCCTTCATGGCGAAGGAAGCATAACTTCTCAGAAGAAGGAGCTAACAACCAGTTAGGCATCCTTCTTTTTTTGCAATTATATTGATTACCTTAAATATAATTACAAAACTAAGGAGGATCATAGAAATGACAATTACAGATGGTAGAGTTCCACACGTCTGTGAGAATAGCACGATTGACAAATACATCAATACAAAAACCCTCTTTAAGTTGGACGCACATGGTGGTGTGATATTAGACCGGTTTTACATCGAGATTTTCTATCACAAAGAACGGAGAAAGCAATTCCCGTATCAGCCCAATGAGACTTCATTAAAGATTCGATTTAAGGATCTGAATAATTATTCAGAGAAAATCTTTGAAGATAAATTTGAGCAGTGGGAATTTTCTTGGATTCGAAAAGAGATCAAAAAATATTCTGATTTTGAAAAAGTCGACTTCGAGTCGGCATATCTGGCTTTCAAAAAGAACTTGGAAGGAAGACTCACACTCGCGCTTTATGATAATGCCGGAAAAGATATTATATATAACGCGACAATGAATTCGGAGGGAGAACTTGAATGAAATCAAGACACGTATACCAGCTTGCTGCTGGTCCAATGGAATCCTATGCTACCTCAGCTCTTCAATTCCTTAGTCCTTTGACTGGGATTGAAGATCTAAAGAAATCCAGTACTCGATATGAAGTATCGGATTTTATTGGTCGGATTATTCCAAAGGGAGCAAATAAGATTTCTCGAAGCAAAGGGAATCCGATCAAAGGAGTTTATCTTGGGACCATTTCTGGAGCAACACCGATTTTTTTGTTTATGGATATGGATACAGCATATCTTGTAAAGACAAGTGTAAATGGAGAAGTTGAATCGGCTGAGCCGTATAAAGGATATAATCCTTTTCGTGGGATTGATCCATCGGATTCTTTTGTAGCAGATTCTACCTTTACCACGATATCAAATTCTCTCTACCAGATTCCATTGACAAAAGCAATGTATGAATTCGTAATTCATGGAGGAAGATATATTTCCTTGTCAAATCCGAATGGCGGGAATTATATTACTCCAACTATTTGCAAGCGAAAGAATCTGGAGGATCCATCGGTTTTATCTTATAAACTTCTTGGGAATCCAATTCCAGATTATACGTATCCGTTTGTAGAATACGTGAATGGAAAGTTTGCACGAATTACTCAGATCGTGGATGATCGAAAGGTATGCATTGAAGAGCATGACATGAAGTCGGATTCTGAACTTCGCTGGATTACGAATTTCAAATGGCCGAATATGGATACCTGCATCAGCACTCTTTTCCGATATGAATTGATTCGAGATTATCAGCCTATTTCCGATCTTACTGTATCGAACTGCGATGATACAGAAGTCTTTAATCTCTGCGCTCGGAATAAGCACCAGAAGACTTTTATCTATGAGCGTTCTACTGGATACATGACTCTGATTTTATAAAGCGAATACCTCCTTTCTTTGATTATATATTATAAAGGTAATCAAAGAGAAAGGAGGTATATATTATGGCACATGTTAGTTATGTAAAAGGCGACAGCAACTATACATCACTAACATGTAAGTTGCTGTCGCCTGTTGCAGACTACGCTGAAGTCTCACGAGATGAACTGACGCGTAGTTTCACCAGCCAGATGTCTAGGTTTAATAGTAATGGCGTATTTGGTAAGTACTTAGTTACAGCTCCGAATATGGACCAAACTATTAGCCTTGTCTAATGGCTGAAAAGAAAGAGCGGGAGCGATACACTTTCACTCTTTCTTTTTTGTAGTTTTATCAGTAGAAAAATATTAGTAGTCTAATTCTTCCTTATCAACGATAATCTCAGAAGGAGATACCGTAGAAAGTTTTGCTTTCAGAGAAGGAATAATAGTATCGTACATGACTCGATAAAGTTCCTTATTCTGGGTGAATGCTTCATGCACATTTCTCCCCGGGAACTTCAGATCCTTACGGTCGCCAAAGTAATAACCATTGATGTTACCACCAAGCATACCGATTTCTTTCGCATAGTTGATAGACGAACGAATGGAATCATATCCATGCACCTTGTCAAAGACAAGAGGAACAGAGACACCATCCGTATTACTGCGGTTCTTAACGAAATATGCCGAAACACCAAATCCGTCAAACCCATTGGTTGCAACTTCATACTTTTCGCTACCAATAGATGTAAGACGAATCATGGTATTGGTGTAATATTGAAGGGCCTTACCAGCAGGAAGTGTTTCGTTCTGCTTCAGACCACGCATCTCAGCAGGCTGAGGAACACCCATGCTAATCTTATCCTTGATGTGGTTAATCATGATAAGGATGATATTGGCAGCCTTCAGCATCTGCATGATTTCTTTCAGGAAACGAGTCATCAGTCCAGCGAAACGAGAGCTATCGGTCTGAGAAGAAATAGAATCCATTTCGGCCTGACCATCTTTCGTATTCTCATTGATGAAAGAAGACATAGATGCAACAGAGTCGATGATGATGACAGTTGGTACGTAGACGTAGACCTTGTCACCAAATTCATCAACCTCACCGGTATCATACTTGAACTGATCAGGATTTGCAGTTTTTGTACGGTACAGCTCAGCGATCGTCTTCTTGATCTCTTCAATGGATACACCGAGCTGACGAACGATGTATTTACCATTACGAAGTTCTTCCGGAGTAAATCTGCTTAAGGCAGAAATACGAGTCATATTCGTACCACCCTCAAGGTCGAAATGGATGACAAATCCATTGTCGAAAGGACGGACGATACTAGATCCAATCTGAGTAGCAAAAGTAGTTTTACCAACGTGGGTCTTACCGATAATCGTAACGATAGAACCACAGGTTACGCCGATAGAAGGATATACTTCTTTCACGTTTCCATCAGCGTCAAATACATTTACGTTGAAACCCATTGAATAATCGAGAGCAGGGAAACCTGTCCGATATGCAGTGAATGTGGAATTGGTAGTAAACATGTTTCCGATTTTAGCATTACTACGCAAAGCTTCCAGTAAAATATTCTTACCCATAATTGAGCACTCCTTTTCTCTCAGGTCTTACTGAGCTGTTAAAATGAGCATGCAAAAACAGGAGACGCTATCTAGACTAGGCTTGTCATAGATAACGTCTCCTGATAAATGATCTTAAAGAATAATAGTGATTTTATCTATTGCTCGTGTAATTGCTGTGTATTGAAGTTTTTTATATAGATTGTCAGGGAAATTCTGGAATCTGCTTTCGTTGACAAGCAGTACACGATTATACTGACTACCCTGAGAAAGATGAGTTGTGATAGCATAAGCATACTCAAATTTATTGAGCTGATTATATTTATCCATCCCATCATTCTGGGTTCCCGGGTCAGCTTTCATCGCAGGTAAGTCAACTTTTAGATTTCGGAATTGCTTTTCTGGAGGTAGGAAATCTGGATGGAAATCAATTGTCAGATATTGACTATTTCTATTCTGGTCATCAATATATGTGATTTCTCCAGCAGTTCCATTCGTCAAGAAAAGGATGTGATCAATCGTTCGTTTCCAGTTATTTTTTCTACAGATAACTCGCTCTCCAAGAACCGGATTATCTTCTTGCTTCTTTCGATAGAATTCTTTCCGATAGAAATTATTGATCAGTCCACGCATCTTATTAGAATACGTAAGAGTAATGTCATGTTTCTTAAGAAGTTCTCTCGTTACTTTTGTATCATGGCCAAATACGATGGAATCTCCATATGTACCAGGTTCAAGCGGTCTGTTATTTAGAACGCATTGAGATAGATAGATAATTGGATTTCCCTCTTCTTGTCTCATGATTTGAGTAAGATGATAATTTGGTTCTGTAAGGAAGAAAGCACCTCCAATAACAGGAGGCAACTGATTTAAGTCACCCATAGCAATAACTGGGATATTATAGCTAAGAAGGTCTTGTGCAATCTCAGCAGATACCATAGATGCTTCATCGACAACAATGAGCTTGTAATCTTTTTGAAGCGTTTCTTTCTTACGGAAAATCCACTTCTGAATGACTTTATTCTTATCATCGAATTGATAATGACCTTCGTCATCAAGAATTGGAACTTTCACATAGTCGTAGATTAAGCTATGAATAGTTTGAGCGGGTAAGCCATTTCGAGCCATGACCATTGCTGCTTTTCCCATGAAAGCAGTGAAAGCACAGTCGCTAATATCAAGTCCAATGGAATCTATGAAGAAGTTCACCAGAAAAGTTTTTCCTGCTCCACTAACTCCAGATAACTCGAATACTTGCTCATCATGTCTTTCCCACCAGTTCTGTATTAGAAAAAGAGCTTGTGCTTGATCTCTATTTAATTCAACTCCCATAGGGATATTCTCCTCCTTGCTCTTCTTTTTAGCTTATGATTTCTGTTTTTACCTCTATCTGAACCCACTATGAAAACAGAATTTTAAGCACATTGACTAAGGAGGGAAACTAATATGTCGATTACTGGATTTGATATGATCTATTCTATAGATAATCAAGAGTATGGATACGTTCCTGAGGACTTTAAACCTAAGCGTCGTCAGGAACGTATTAGCCTTGTTGTCCCTCGTATTATGGGTGCTCTCACTGCTACGGGAACTGCAAATATTACTGGTAATAAGCTTTTTGCAAATGGAAAAGAATGCAAGATCAATTTTAATAAGAGTATTAAATTTGGTAAGGCATTCACAGTAGAGCTTCAGGATAGTAATACTTGGATTGATAAAATTGATAAGGACGGTAATGTCGTAAAGGGTAAGAAGTTCACTGTCGATTTTATCAATGGAAATATTCAGTATCCGTATGCAACCACAAAGTAATTAGGAGGATATCCCATGTATATGACATCACAAGGCGAGAAGCCTACAGGAGAATGCTATCTGATTCCTCCAGACGACAACGGAGTTGCTTGGCTGGTCGCTCATTATTATGATGGGTCTAATGTCAAGCTGATTCGTTTCAGAAAACCTGAGAAATCTCCTAAGAGTGATTCTCCTATGCAACGAATGTATGACCTTGAAGATAATCAGCTGAAGCTTGCTCAAATTCTCACAGTTGCTCAGACTGTCATCATGAGTTTGACTGGTGTGAATATTGACTCTGCTGGTAATCTTCCGAAGGTTATTTCTGATCTTACTTCTATTAAGGCTGCTAGAGACGGCCTGAATAATATGGGAGACGCAGAATACGTTGTCACAAACGTTGAGCAGCTCCTGAATCAGAGAGGATGGTGAGTTATGGCAGGTCAGTATTATGCAACCATTAGCGATCTTATTCGATCAATTGATCACGAAGAGATTAGTTATCGAAATCTGCATACGACTTTCTGTATTCGTGAAAATGGTACAGATACAATCCAAGTTCCATATAAGTCAATTATTCGTGAATACATTGACCTTATGAATGAGGATGCTGTGAGTGTGAAGCTCCCTGATGATGAAGTTCGTATTTATCAGTATAAGCCGAAGAAGCTTTCTCTCGACTTGTATGGGACGACAGAGCTTTGGGCAGGGCTTCTTGAGCTCAACCATATGTATTCCGTTCTGAACTTCGATTGCATGAAGCCTTTCCTTGTATTCAATCCGGGTACAGTACGGAAGAAGATCAATGAGATTCTGATTGCTGAAGAAGTTATTAAGTGAATTAAAGTACCAGACTATCAATTCTCAAGTAGTCTGGTACTTTAATTTATATATTATATAATAGACGAAATATCAAGGAGGTAATAATCAAATGGCATTAAACGTCAATTTCAATGACCTTTACCAGAGAATGGTTGATGGCGAAACTTCTGTCGCTGAAGCATCTCGATTCATGCAGTCACCTGAAGTTCATAAGCTTATCAATTCTCTGGTCTACAAAAAGTCCATTGATCAGATGGTTCCTTTCTACCCTGAGGAACTTCAAAATATTCAGGGTATTATCAACGTGGCGCAGTTCATCTATAACGATTCTGGAATGGATACTGGTCTTACCGATTCGGAATATGATGCGTTGTATGAAGCAATGCTTCGTAACGGCGGAGACGATATCATCACGGTACCGATTCTTCCGAACGCAAATAACATTGCGCATCATAAGTATCCGTCACTTCGTGGTACACTAACGAAGACCTACTATCTTTCCACAGATGAAAAGCGCACAAATCCGTCTCGCCATTATCTGGATGAGTGGATTCAGACTATGGAGAATAAGATCTATCAGGCAACCGGGAAGCAGATGTATCTCAATGATGAAGAGATTTATGTTTTCCCGAAGTTTGATGGAGTCTCCGGCATCTTTGAGATGAATGCTGACGGAACGATTGGCAGAGTTCTTACTCGTGGATTCACTGAGCGAAATGAAGCGCAGGATATCACTCGTCATTTCCAAGGTCTTCCTATCCGTAAGTATCACGAAATCAATGGTGCTTACGGTTTGAAGACAGAGGTTATGATGTATGAATCTGACCTTGCAAAGTTCAATGAGAAGTATCATACGGATTACAAGAATACAAGATCTATCGTATCTGGTATTCTGAATAGTGAAGAATATGACCCGTATAAGGCACAGTATCTTCACGTCGTTCCTCTTCGTGTGGGAGATCTGGATGGTAATCAGGAACTTGCACAGGAAGCTTTCAATCTGTATCCGTATCTTCGTTGTCGTTTGAAAGACCGTGAAGCAATCAGAGATTTTGCGTATTCTCATCGTTATATCCATGATGAACTTCGTTGTGATGGTGCGGTTATCTATATCATCAATCCAGAGATTCAGAAGATTCTTGGACGTGAGAATGATAAGAATAACTTCGAGGTTGCTTACAAATTCACGGAAGAGTCTGCTATGACGATTCTGGAAGACGTCTCTTTCAATATGGGTTCTTTTGGTAGACTGGCTCCAGTTGCAAAGGTGAAGCCGGTTAAACTGAAAGGAAATACCATCGAGAAAGTTTCTCTTGGCTCTGTCGGTCGATTCCGTTCTTTGAAGCTTCATGAAGGTGACAAGGTTAAGATCCTTTATGACATCATCCCGTATCTTGCTTTCGATAAAGACTGCTCTCATAATTATGATGGGAAGCAGTTTGTCCTTCCTGCAACCTGTCCGGAATGCGGAGAGATTCTGGAATTCAGTGATACTGGTGATGTTGCATCCTGTGTCAATCCGAACTGCGCATGTAGACGGATTGGTAAGATCATTAATTATCTCAATAAGATGAGTATTGATGGTCTTTCGTACGGAGTCATCTCCAGACTCTATCATGAAGGCATTGTGAAGAATGTCGTCGATCTCTATAAGCTTGAGAAGCGTAAGAAGGAGATTATTGGGATTGATGGCTTTGGTCCAAAGCTCGTGAATTCTTGGATTGATGCAATCGAGGAAAAGTCTACTGTCGAAGATTATATTTTCCTTGGGTCTCTCGGCATTGAGGGAGTGTCTAAGAAGACTTTCTCGAAGATCATGAATGTCATGACTCTGGATGAGCTTCTGGACGTTTGTGATAATAATCTTCCTTATTCTCTGATCTCGATTCCTTCCATCCAAGCAAAGACGGCTGAAAAAATCATCACAGGTGTCAATGCCAATATCAAGCTCATTGAGAAACTGGAGAAGTATCTGAATATCAAGTCGACGAAAGGTAGTGAAGATCGGTGCAAGTTTGCAGTCTGCTTTACTATGATCCGAGATAAGAATTTGGAGAAATGGATCCTTGAGCACGATGGTAGAGTCGATGCAACCTTGACGAAAGCAACAACGTTCCTTGTGGTTCCGTCTCTGGATACAACCTCTGATAAGGTTGAGAAAGCCAAGAAGTACGGAGCCTACGTGATTCCGATTGACAAGGCAATCGAAACTTTCACGAGATATATTTCAAGCATTGAGTAAGGTGCAATAAAAGTTTGACGATGGAGAGAATGAAATCAATCCATCGTCAAACTTTCCCTACTCGAAGAAGAATGCAGGTCATTTAATATGACTGTTTACAGGAGGTCTATTTGTAGTATGAAGAAGTTTTCTAAGAAGGCTTTTAAGAAAGCATTTATTCAGCATTTCTGTAACCATGAATGGTTTCCGAAGCACGTTGGCGGCGGATATATCGTTTATGTCTGCCAGAAATGTGGGAAGTCGATATCAGAAGAAGCGATGTATGAGAAAGACTTTCATTTAGATAAGTTCTAATTTGGTTCTTATTACGTGGTACAATTAGTTATTAATAACCCTAGTGTTGTCCTGTTCGCTGGGGCCTTTTCAATAACTATAGAAAGAGGTACACGTAAAATGAAAACCGATATTGCTGCTCTCGCAAGTTTTTATAAAAATGAGGCGTGGAAGGATAATGAAGCAATTCAGAATAACTTCTCCACTCGCGTGAAGCCTTCCAATGTGAACGATCAGACTTCCCATGCCTCTATCACCATCACCATGACCCCCAAGTCTCACCCGGATAAGGAGCTATCCGCTTCTCTCTACATCGTGGAGAGCAACATGAAGGTTCGTAATCCGAAGACTGGTCAGGCTGCTGATGACTATACTCGCGTGGCCGTGATCTTCGTGAACAACCATTCTCACACCGTCATTTTCTCTTCCCTGTCCAAGAACGCTCTGGAGAAGAGCCAGAAGTACGTCATCCAGTATTTCCTGAAGCGTGCTTCTTACACCGATCCCAGCGTTCTGCCTGATAAGCCTGCTGACGATCAGGCCTAAAAACAAACCATGATTTCACTTATATATTATATATAGGTGATGAAGATGAGCTTACTGCAATCTGTGTGTTAGAAATTCATTTTGACATACACTTTGTAGTAAGCTCGTTTTATCATGAGAACGAACGTAAACCCTAGAAACTTTGAAAGGAAGTACCAAACTATGGCAACGAAATCTCAGGCGTGGTTCGACGAATGTGTCGTCGATAACAAGAAGGAGCTTCTGGATATCGGTGAACTTGCAAATCATCTGATCCACGATTCCCTGTCTTTGGGCATCTCTGACCCGAAGACTACTGTGGCGATTTATGCCACGATCTTTGATGCTATCACCGATGTGGTGGCATCCAAGGAAGCAAACTACGACCACTATGATCTGAACGTAGCGAACCGCTTCCTCATCGGTTATGATACGACCGATAATCAGGAGGACGAGAAGGCCGGTAACTTCATGGTTTACATGCAGCATATGGAGGCCACTCAGTCCGATAATTCCATTGATGACGACAACGACGATACAATCTCGTTGTGCGTTCAGTGGAACGCGAACAACATCAAGGAGCAGCAGGATGTTCTGAAGGATGTCGCTGGTAAGGCAAAGATCAAGATGGGCGACATCATCAACATCAAGCTGGAGAGCCATGAGTTCATCCTTCCGCTGTTCTGCATCATTCACGCATGCATCGTGAACTATGTGCGTCTGCGTCGTCGTGAAGAGAATGTTTCCGACTACAACATCAACGTCGCTGGCCTGTATACCATCGGCTGCCAGGTTGATGATGAGTCCAATGAAGAGATCTACTATACCCCGTCCATCAGCCTGAAGCTGAAGTTTAAGAACGATGCCAAGGCAACTGGTGTAAAGGACGAGGACTAAACCTCAATAAAGTACCACAACGGTAACACGGTGGGCTGATATGATAATTCGAAAGAAATCATATCAGCCCATTATTTTTTCAGGAGGAAGCCACAAATGCTCAAATATATTGGAGAATACGTGTCCGACTTTGAGAAAGAACTTAATCGACCTCTGATGACAAAAGAAGCTGATCTTCCTCTGGTCGAGTATATCAAGGATGTTTGGCGTTCTTTGGAGATCGTCAAGAACATCAAGATTCTGAGCTTCGAATGGAATGACAACGAAGCGACGATCGACATCAATAACCACATCTTCAAGCGTGAGAAGAAGAAGCGCAAGAAGGATCGTTACAACTACAAGTTCATCAACGATGATCGCTGTGGTTGCTTGACAGTATATGTCGAGATTACTGTCAAGGAAAATGATAGCCGGAACCCGGATGAACCGAAGATCCATAAGAAGATCATCAAGAAGCAGATGCTGATTCCTATTCAGGATGAGGATGGGTTCTTCTATATCCGTGGTAAGCGTTATTATATGATTTATCAGCTCGTTGATAAATCTACCTATACTTCGAATAATGCCGTTACTCTGAAGTCTCTGATGCCTATCTGCGTGAAGCGTAATGGCATTAAGACGGATGAGATTGTTCGAAGTGAAAACACCGGTAAGGATGTAAACGGGACGCAGTTTAACATTCCCGTTTATAACATCTTCGTCTTCCGTAAGGAAATTCCCATCATGCTGTTCTATCTTGCGAACGGCTGGGATTGGGCAATGTGCTATTTGGAAGTCGATAACGTCATCCATCTGGTGAAGAACCTCGATGATGCCAACTTCGAGAAGAATCTGTATTTCCAGATTTCCAGTCATTGTTTCATCGAGGCAAACAAGGAGATGTTCCTGAAGTATCCTTACATCCAGTCTGTGGTTGGTGGTCTTCTGACGATTTCCAACTCCAGAACTACGATGGAGGATTTCCATGACCGTACGGTTTGGATCAAGGCACTCTCCAACAACAACACCGTTGAGAAGGGTGAAGACATTCTGGTGTTCTTTAACCGTCTGATGGATGTTACCACCCGTAAGATTCTGAAGCTCAACGACTACGAGAAGAATGATATCTATGCAATCCTTCGTTGGATGATGCAGAATTTCGGCACTCTCCGTATGAAGGATAATATGAGCCTTGAGAATAAGCGTCTTCGTTGCAATGAGTATATTGCATCGCTTTTGACTCTGGACTTCTCTTCTCGACTCAACTCTGTGATTACTCTTGGCAACAAGGCAACCATGGATAACTTCACCAACATGTTCCGATTCACTGGTGAGATTCTGATCCAGAAGATGCACTCTTCTGGCATTCTCCGGTTCAATGATAATATGAATGACATGGACTTCTTCTCGAAGTTCAAGTATACTATCAAAGGACCTCACTCCATGGGCGGAAAGAACTCCAACAACATCTCCATTCGCTACCGTGGCTCTCATCCTAGCTTCCTTGGTAATATTGACCTTCTGGTTTGCGGCAACTCTGACCCTGGTACGTCTGGTGTCTTGAGTCCGTTTGGTAAGATCAAAGGTTTCTATTTCAATGACGAGAATGAGACGGATGCGTTCCGGTTCGATTATGCGAAGGATTTGGAACGTGTCCTCACGGAAGAGAACTTTGAGTATATCAAAATCAACTGTGCTACTAAGGAGGAGTATTATGCTCTTCTGAATAAGTTGGCAGACTTTAACGAGAACGCTATCAAGATCAATGGTACTTCTCGTGAAAAGTACGAAGTTGTTGTTGAAAAGGAAGACATGACATCTGGTTCTGATTCGGATGAGAAGGAAACTCAGGAAGAAGCTCCAGAGACAGTCTCTGAGACAACCGAAGACGAATCCTAAATAGGAGGTTATGATGAGAAAAATTAGTCCGACTGGACATGTTCAGCAAGAGGATTCTGTGATCCTGAAGTTATTGGATGACATTGTAGACTACTACAGTGATCCGAAGACGATGGGAACGATTTCTCATGCTCTCACGGAGAAAATCCGGTATGTCCAGAAAAATTATGAGTCCATCATTCGAGACGATATTGACCGTATCGCACAGGACACAACGAAGCGTCGATATGACGTAGAGGATACGGAAGAGGCCGTCGAGAATGACTAAACTCGTACTAGATTTTGGTAGAGTCACTCGAATCATGCGCGTGAAACTTACAGTGATCGTGGATGACGAAAGTGATCCGAAGACATCTAAGTTTACGAAAGTCGTTGACAAAAGTAACTATAAAGGAGTGGAGTATCTTCGGGTAACTCCACATCCTTATGTTACTTTGGATATCTCTGCTGGGAAAGACAAATCAGAAGACTGGAATGGAAACCTTCAGATCAATCTGAATATCATGTATAAGTATGCACTTTGTAGAAAGCTGAAGAAGCTGATAAAGTGCTTTACCGAAATGGAAGATCTTTTCATGGTAGATGAGAAAAGCTGTCTTCACGTAAATAAAGATGAGTCGAAGAAAGCTGCTCAGGAATTGCTGACGAATAATGGCGCAATTCGAATGGCACCAGTGGTTGTCTATAGGAATACTGGAGATGTCTCTTCTGGTGTAGAAGGCGCAGTTTTTATGATCAATACGATTGATAATTATTGCACTTTTACATACACTGAACTTCAGAATTTTTATGATCTATTGGAAAATATGGATATGATGGCATATGCAATGGATCTGATTACGATGAATAAAGTGTATTCAAAAGAGGATGTCGAGGTTCCTCAAGTCAACTATTCTGAAGTGCAAAGTCCTGATACAACGAAAGCAACTCCGATTGTCAAATCTCCGGATACAATTCCGGACCTAAGTTAAAAGGATGTGATACCAATGAATCATAGCCTGATTAAGGCTGGAATGAAAGATAAGAGTCTCGTCTTCAAGAAGAGCGACTCGAATAAAGCAATTCGTACCGCTCTCGATATGATGGGCGAGACAAAGTACATTATCATTTGCATGGAAGAAATTACAGAACTGCTGGAAGTAATCGGCGATAACATTGACGGTACTGGGAGCTATATCCACACCGTTGAAGAGATTGCTGATGTTGCTTGCTGCTGTGATATTATCCAGATCATCTTTGATGTAAGATCAAAGGAGCTGGCAAAGCCTGAGAAGTGCAAGAAGAAGAGAGCGAATATGAAAGCGCATTCTCTTCTGTGCCAGTCTCATATGATCCTGTCAAAATATCTCCGTCATGCAGATCATATAGATCTGGATGAGTTTAGAGAGGTTAAGGTCATCCCGTGCATCAACATGATGACAAGTGCCGTAGAAATGCTGAAGAATGCATATGGGATTAGAGATAGCGAGATCAAGAAACTGCGTGCGATCAAGCTTGATCGTATGAAGAAGCGTATTGAGAACAACGATCTGTAATTAAAAGAAGAGTACCTTGAGAAATCTTGGTACTCTTCTTTTTTTGTAAATACTGGATAAACCTTATAGTAATCCGGATGAGGAATTTCGTTACTATCGGTGCCAATGGTAGTAGGTTGCTCATTCGCATTCACAGTTTGATATTATCTATATCGACTACGGTTAACGGGAGCTAGTCAGGTAATCCAAACTAGCTCCCGTTAACTATTCTTATAATGAAAGGAGATGCAACTGTGATTCAAATTATTTTTGAAGATCTGGTTTATTATATCTGCTATGCATTTTACTTTATTCGATTTATGGTTTTTGGTATAGATGATGATGTATGATTAAAAGGTAGCTACTCTATATTGGATTACAGAGTAGCTACCTAATTTTAGCTTTTTTCGATAGGGATATAAGATGCGAGTTCTGCGTTAGAAGAAGTTCTGTTTCGAGTATCTACGATGTCAACAGGATATGCATTAAACATGTCGTTGTGAGAGATAACGAATACCTGTTCAGCATGGATCATATCAATTTGCATCTCCAAGACATGAAGAAACTTCTCACGATTGGATATATCGAGAGTGGCATCAATCTCATCAAGAAGCATGATATTATACTTCGAGATGGATTTGTAAGTAAGTGCAAATGATAGTGCCAGAGAAATAAAGCTCCGTTCACCCTGAGAAGCATAAATCACATCTTTTACGGTGGTTCCTTTCGTACTATAGGGAATTCCAAATTCATCGGCAGTGATTTCAAAATCTTCCAGATGAAGATCTCCATCATATACGACATCAAGGAGTTGATTTGCAACATCTTTGATGTCTTTTAAATATGCTTGGATGAAGATAAGGGGAATCCCTTCTCGACTAGAAAGAGCACGAGCAAGATACTCAAGATCAGTGAACTTGGAACTCAGTTCGTCAAGATCTTTTTTATATCTCTTATAATTCTCGATACGGAATTCATTGTCTTGATGAGTTTTGCTCATTTTATTCTTACGGAACTGGAGATCATTGAGAATCGAAGTTTTCTCTTTGATCTGAAGAGATAATTGAGATGCAAGAGCGAGTTTTGATTTGAGATCATTAAATTCAGTCTCGACTTCATCCTCATGCTCCATTGCAATTACCATGTCCTCATAGTCAGATACGGAGGCCTCTTTTTCTTCAATCTCTCTATTGAGAGAATTGATCGTTTCTTTGACTTCATCAAGCTGGCCCATAAGAGACGTACGAGAGTCGATGAGCTCTTCTAGTTTATTCTGGAAATACTCGATATTACTATTCGCTTTCTTATATTGAGCAAGCATAGATTTTTGACGACTGAGTTCTTCGAGATCAGCATCTTGAAGTTCATCATCAGTAATGAGTCCAAGCTCATGGAAGATAATATCCTTATCGTAAATCCATTCCATATTACAAATATGGGTAAGGACTGTACTCATCAGGAATTGGTCTTTGATACATTCAGGCATCTTCTCAAAGATATCATGGTAATCTCTCAGATACTTGAGAACTGTCTGGATGTTATTATAGGCCATCTTGGTATATGCCAAGAATGTCTCATCTTCGATGACTTTGTCTGGAGCTTGTGTTGCATACTCATAGATTCTCTGATAGAAGTCATAAACTCTGCATCCAGATGGATTCTTGCAATCAGGTCCCAAGAGACCAATGTCTTTGCTGACTTCAGCATAGACTTGCTCACAGAGAGATTGCATTCGATTTCTCTTGATCTTCTCTTTATTCTCTCTTGTATATTTCTCGATATCTGTTTTTGTATGGAAGAAGGATACAGCTTTCTGAATTGGCCCTTTGCCAAGTTCATATGTCGACAGCAGGATATCCATGCATTTATCGAGCATCTTGATGAGATCTTCCATTTCTGCTTTAGAACATGGACGAACATATCCGGCGATTCCACTTTCTTTCGCTCTTCTCCGAATCGTCTCTCTAAGAAGCTCAATATTTGCTTCCATGTCTTTGACGTTTTGATCATCCTCAATGCGAGAGATTTCACGTCTGATGGAATCAATTTCATTTGCAATAGAATCCAGTTGATTCAGAATTCCAGTGCGAGTGATGATATTTGTATCAAGAGAAGATTTTGCTTTCAGAATAGCAATCTTAGCTTCTTCAATCATAGACTTCAGAGTGCTAATGCTAATCTTAATCTCAGATGCTCTTGCTAGTGCTTTCTGAATATGCTTTAGCTCTTTTTCTTTCTCTTGAATCCGTTCTCTCATTGCTGGAATATCTCCACAGTCATTGAGTTGATATTGGAGAACGGAGAGTTCACTATTCGCTTTCTCAATCTTTGCCGTGAGATCCTCAATTTGATGCTGCAGACTTTTTTGAGCCTTTTTAAGCTCTCCCAAATCATCCACTTGGAGACGACGAATTAAGTCTGAAGTGTGATTGATTTGGATATTGACTTTATTCTTATCTGCCATAATTTTCTTATGGTAGGAAAGATAGATATCAGCTTCGCTGATGATTTTACCAGTGAAGTTCTTTCGTTCCTGTCTCTTCATATCAATGAAATTTGTGACATTGCTACCGAGACGAGTGAGCTTCATATAATCTTGCTCAAGTCCAAGTTCCTTTTCCACAATTTCTTTAAAAGAAGTGACATTTCCGTTCTCATTCAATTCCACACCATTTTTCTGGATATAGCTTTTGATAATATGCTTATCGCCATTTCTGGTATAGAAATGCTGTATGACGTATAAGTCGTCGCCATCGGAGATATGGATTTCTTTATATCCATTTTCTCTTGGAACGATGATTGGGTTATCGCTGCGTACATCCATGTTGCCATTTGTAGGAAATGGGTGTAAGCAACTTAAAATGCTAGTTTTACCGGATCCATTTGGCCCAGTAAGCAATACGACGTTATTATTAGACTTACTGAAATCAATCTCAATCGTTTCCGTATTGAATGCAGTCACGATATTGATGAAATTCGTAAGTTTCAGATACAAGATCTTCATATTTTCACCTTTTTCTATAGTGGTTTCATATTGGATGGTTTTTAGATGAATAACATGTTAGTAACTCCTTATCTGGATTGAACTACGAAGATGTTCTTAATCAGTATGGATTTAATAGCTATAGATTTTTCTTTGGAAAGAGTAATGTGGTTACGTCAGAAATATCTTTGATATGAAAACGGGACTTTTCATCTTCATTGTACCTCCTAAAGAATATAGTGGAAAACGTTTGCGCTCTGGTGATGTATCATAACAATTTTCGTGTATATGAACTTCCGGCGGATATGAGCATTCTTCCTTCTTGACCTTATGGTCAAAAGCTATATAAAGTCCATCCTGTACTCCGTTGCCGATATCTCACGGATGGAAGGTGGAGAGATATTGGGCGGTTTATATATACAAAGAAGACGCTATTATGTAATATGGAAAGGTTACATAATAGCGTCTTCTACTGTCGTTATGACAGATGATAGATTTCCTTGATGAGATTATTGATATAATCCACATTAATTTGAATGATGATTTTGTACGTGTAGTACGTGCTTTGATGATGAAACTTCAGAGTGAGGGTATTAAAGTCGAATGAGTAATCCTTATCAGGAGTCATCAAGCGACCTTGCTTTCGAACTTTCATCTTGAAGAAATCCGTTGTTGGAATTCCTCGTTCAAAGTGGAAGTTGAGGACTTTCCTCAAACTGTCATTGAAGAGAGAACTAAGGTCAACTTCATCATCCATCTGTTCCAGTCTGCAAGACGGAGATGCGTAAAGAGTCCATCCAAGAGGAAGATTCACGTCATCTTCTGTCAGCACATCTGTGAAAATCGGAACGATTGTATTTCCACTGTCATCGCAAGTAACGATACTATTTTCTTTGATATCGTCACTAAAGATATAGTAGAAGCCTGTTGAATAGAATTCACAGCGCATACTGAAATTGATCTTGTAGGTATCGCCAACTTGGTTTACCTTATCGCCTTCATCAACATTGAAGTTTGTGATGATCGTGTCGATATTAACTGGATAGTACCGATAGAATTCTTCATGTCCAGTTGCTCCTTCCAACTTGTAAGTGATAGGAGTAACGGATGTAGAATTCAGATGCTTCAAGAATTTTGCTGTACTTCCATCTTCATCTCGCATCGGAACTTTAATAAGTTCGGAATACTTTGCAAGAAGATCAGGTGGAATATAACTTTCAAGACACGTTTGGAGATTGAAAGGAATCTCATATCTCACTGAGTTCTTGAAGTAGTTTGCCCAGTTGATCTGCTGAATCATGGTATTGAATATCAAGATGACGTCAAAATTCAATACGCTACGATTCATCTGATACTTAATTGCAGTACGAGAATTTCGATCCCAGATGAAATCTTGTAAGTTCGTACCGCCTCTCATCATATAGAGATCACCCTGACGCTCAACCAGAGGAGTTCCACGAAGGAATCTACTGTCATCATCCCAGTCAATACGGGGACGGATAACAAACATGGGAGGCTGCTTCTTTAAGAACTCCTTCGGAGTACTTCTCATTTGAGCATGAGCGATCTTACTATTGACATGGATGGTTTTAAAGAAGTCTTTCGGGAAAAGATTGATGAGCCAATTCTGAACGAATGCTGTCACATTTCCATAGGTATGAGCAGCTGATGTTTGTGCTTGGATGTAATGCATCGGATGCCCATAAATAAGATCATGACGTTCATCGTCTGTCAGATCATAATCATGAAGCCGTTGTGTATCCATACATATTCACCTCGCTTTCTAATGAGAATGATTACAAGAGCATTGTATCCGGATCAATCTGATTCGATTTGATGTTAGCTGTATGGAATTTCTTCATGCCCATTTTAAGAAGCTTTGTGGAAATCTGAGGACAGCCAAGACCGATATTCAGGTTATCCAGCTTGTAGTTCAGCTCTCCTGCACAGATGTTGCAGATGTGCTTTCCCTTGCAATACATGGGGCTACGAAGTTTGATCGGCTTACCGACATACTTACCGATAATGTCAGGAGTCAAGCAGACATACTTGCCATTTTCTACGATGTACCGATACTCAAAGTCACGAGTGTCTTTCGGAGTCATAATGTAGGAAATGGTCTTTTTTGTCCCGCAATCACTACCGTGCTCATCAAGAACTTCGCCCTGCATTGCTGCCAGAAGCTGTTTTGTAAGATAGCCAGATTCAGCAGTACCAACTGCTTTCGGGTATGCACCAGAAACGACGGATGTACCGAAAGAAGGAATATCCTGCTTTGTAATGCCGTCCATGAAAGACGATCTGACGATTTCATATTCGCCAGTGATATTATTCATGGTAGCGCCCTTATAAAGCATCATATTCTTGTAGTTACCGAAGTTACCACGTGCGCCAGAGTTATAAAGGTCCATACCGGGATCATCTCCAAGAAGCTTCTTTGCTTCACTGGTAAGTTCCTTCTCGATTTTCTCGGAAGTAACGATGTCACCCGCATTGAGCTTATCATCATATTTCTTGAAGAGCTCTTCTTTTCGCTTAGCAATTTCAGGAGGACATGCAATTGTCTTCTCACTGAAAGAAGTAGTGATGACAGAGTTCAGCTGCATTCCAAGAGTATCACGGTAGTCGTAATAGTCATAGAAATCATTAATGCTGATCTTATCATCAATCAGAGCCTTTGCAAGTTGGCTTTCGATAGACTCATATTTACCCTGAGTAACAGGCTCGTTTACATATCCGAGAACACTCTGGAATCCAAAACGCTCAATCAGATATTTATTGAAGATGAATCTACCGACAGTTGTCTTCGTTTTCTCTTTTACGAAATACTCAGAAGGATCCAGTGTCATTTCATCCCAAGTACTAAACTTGGATTGCTTAACTCCACTGAAAGCGTTCTGAGCATCTGTGGTATCTCCGAAGAGATAGACGAGTTTTGTGAAAGTAAGATCATCCGGTTTTAATTCCAGAAGTTCTTTCTTTTCCGTTTCTGTGATTTTTCGAGCAGGTCTAGGCATCCTTAACCCTCCTCTTTCAGAGTCTTATTAATCATCAAGCCACGAGTGACCAGATCGGATTTAAGACCCATACCAAGCAGGTATACATCAACTGTATTCAGAGTCGTTTTATTCTCAGGAGAAGATTCCATATCTTCCAGAGAGACATAACCCTTCGTATTGATTGCAGTATACATCTGCTGCTTCATAACCATATCGTCAGCACGAGGACCATTGAGTTCCTTCAATGTATCCTTCATATTCATGCTAATAAGCATGGAGTTTTCAAGGTCAGATTCACGGCCGTTTTTATCAGCACCACTAACCTGACCAGTAAGAGAAGAACGTGCATCTGCTGTAGTAGACAGACCGTTCTTCTTTGCAACCGTTTGCTGTGTACGTTTCACATGGCAGTATCCAACAGGCACTGCTTCTTTGGAAACGATGATATTATTCTTATCCATCGTATAGTGAGGGAATGCAATTCTCTCAAACAGAGGAACGTTAAGTACCTTTGCTGCATCTTCGATGTCAGGAACTTTCAGATCAATCTGATAGTCACAGATATTCAGAATCAGATACTCGTTCGGGTTTGCAAAAAATTCTTTGAAGAATTTATCAAACTGAGCATCCGTCATGGTATCAAAGATGGACTTGTAGTGCTTTGTATTTGCACCGGTCTTATCAAGAGCATTGAATACCTTATAGATAAGATCTTCCATCTTCTTTCGTTTTTGCGGAGTTAACGCCATAACGATGTATCTCCTTTCGTTTAATGTGTAATAGACTAGGCTGCTTACCATTCTGTTTTCAGGATGAAATTAAGCTGCCTAGTCTTATTTTATAATGATATATTATAAAGGTATAGGAAAGCCATAAATATAAAAAGAAAGGTTGTAAAAATACATGGCTTATCTGAAAATACGTGAAAAATAAAAGAATAGGAGTTGTAGAGACAATGCTTTCGAAAAGACGTAATTTAGGTGGCGCATATCCTTTGGCAGCACAGGATCTCATTTCACTCAAGAGCATCATCATCAAAAATGAAATCACCATGGATTATATCAATTCGTGGTTTGACACGATGCTTGATGTGCTGAGTGATGCTGTGCACTATCCAGCTAGACATGTGCACCTCGGCAGTATGATTTATGATATCGCCGAAAAGAGCAAAATCGAGTACGGACTTTTCAGATACTTGTATAAAGAATCCATCATAAAGTTTTCCATCAATAAAGAGGACCATGAGATTACATTAGATTTGTATCTCTTTGATGATGTCCTCCCAGCGGCAGCTGGGTGCGATAGAACCGTCATCCATTTCATTCTTTATAACGATACCAGTTTTCGTAATATGTGGTTTGCTGTAAAGAAAAATACATACATCTACTGGAATAGTGTCATACCCAATAAGGATGCCGGAATACCTAAAGGTGAAGTCTTTGGTACTATCGTTCGTGAGATCGAAGACTTCTTGGCTGCGATGCTCTTTACTGTGATCCGTGGCAAGCCTATTCAGCGTGAGTCCCGCACTACTTCGTTGCCTGTGAAGGAGAATGCTCATAAGGAAACGAAACCGCATTCTAGCCATAACGACAATAGCCCGATTATCATTGATGCATTGGATAAAGCCACTATCCGTAGAAATATCAACACGAGTCGCGTTGGTGAAAAGCATAGTGAAATGCGGTATCGTCACATCGTTCGTGGGTACTATCGCCATTATAAAGATGGCAGAACCGTGTGGGTGTCATCCTACGTGCGGTGCAAGAACAAGGGCTCGAAGTCGGAAGTGATTGGTGGTGACGTGGAATGAAGTATTCCGGATTATGGCTGTCAAAAGAAATGGCAGAGTCTTTCATTGGATATATTCATGATGGATCAGCAATACAAACTACTCTTCCGAATGAATATATCCATATCTTTGCTCGGATCACGGAGGGTGGTAAACTTTATTTCCGCCTTGATCCGAATGATTCCAGAAGCGGTGAATTCTATTTGACAAATGCTGCTGGATGCGTTTCGTATGCTCACGCAACTATCCAAAGCATATACGAGGTCATCAGTGACCTCTTCTACCTCTCTCATGATCAGAAATACACGAGTTTGAAAACTAAGGTACATCAGGCTGCCGAAATGAACTCGTGGTATAGATGATATATTATACATATGAAAGGAGTGAAACCGAAATATGAAATTTCAAAATCGTATTGGAAAGAATATCGTGAAGGCTTTTAAGAAAAAGCCGAGGCGGTATCCTGTGAACGCGAAAACGGTGCTCGACATCATCAAAAAGAAATAAGGAGATAAAAGTATGAAAAAGAGAGACGTTAAGAAAATCTTCCACGGCGAGATGGATTCCTATAAGGAGAAACTGATCGTGCGCTTCATGTCTGAGAAGGCGACAGCTCAGGCGTACAGTTATCTCGATGATCATATCAAAGAACTGATGCTGAAAGGTGACGATGCCGAGAAACTTCCGTGGGTAAATCGTCAGGCAGATAACCTTTGCAGTAAGGCAATGAATGAATCTACGCGTCATTCGAATATTGCTTACGGCATTAAGTTTGCTTTGGAAGGCATTTGCGACGAATTAGCCGTTGAGGTGTACGATGATTACGCGATGCTCATCGTTGACCCTGACAGCTTTGAGGCTGACCCGTTATCGTATGTGGCTGACTGTGGGGTTTCCATTTTGGATGACCCCCTCAACAGCTTTGCTAAGCTTCGTAAGAAGTACGTAGAGCTTGCCTATAAAATCTCTAAGGCAAAGGCCGATCTGGACAATGCTAAAGAAGACGGCATGACTGCTGAGATCACTTCTGTCGACGATGAAGACGCTCCTTCCAAACAGCAAAAGGCTGAGTGGCTTGGCTCGTTTGAAGAGCTTATACAGAACGCCAAAACAGCAGTCTCTTCTGAAGACTCTTCTGAGGGAGTTCTTACTGAAGAATCTCCCAAGGAAGCTCCTGCTGAAGAGGAGTCTCATGAGTAAATAACTCATACTGATTCTTAGAAGGACCTAACAACCAGTTAGGCATCCTTCTTTTTTCCATCCACACTAAATTAATTTACTTTATCACGAAAGGAAGTGAATTGATTTATGAAAGAAGACAACGGGTGGGTTACTCTTCTACAGATTACAGTTGGCGCATATCTGTGCTATTTTCAATACATCACGTATATGCTGATGCTCAGCCGTAATGCAAATGAAACTCGAAAAGAACGCCAATATGCCATTCGTCGGGTAATTAAGAAGATTTACATGTGGTTGAAGAAGGAGTTTTGGGGAGAATGAGTATGCCTAACAGCTACTATTACGATGATTATTATGACGAACTGGAGTGGATGGACAATGCCAGTGCATTCGATTGGATCAAGTTTTATCTTGCAATCGGAATTATGATGATAATTCTGTATCCTATTTGGGCATTCCAAAAACTGAAAGAAATCGTCACTGGTTTATTTAAGCACAATTGATTAAGCAAAAGGATTTCTATGATCCTGAAAATGAAAGGAGATAATAATTATGGCTATGGCTATGAAGCTTCTGCTTCTGGATCCGGATACCAATGACTACGGTAATGGCCTTACTGCGATCGAAAAGATGCGTGGTGAGCTGGTTGATTTTCCTGATGAGTGGGAGATCGGTATTTCCGATAAGACTGGCACATCTGCAATGCAGTCTTTCGTCATCTATAAGGGTGCTGTCTGGGATATCGTGAAGAACTACTACGATCTTGATAATAAGGTGCGTATCTTCATGTGTATCAAGTCTAAGGAGACTTATGACGATCCGAAGTATTACGACGAGACTCATAAGAAGCCCGAGACTCCCAAGCCCATCAATCCTCCCGTTCGTGTTGATCCCACCTCTGTTTCATACAAGGCAAAGAATCTGATTGATCGTGCCATCGCTTCTGCAATGAACGGCGCTGGCAAGAATGAGAAGGATCTTGCTGCAAAGGTATACGCTGCTCTTGGTACTATTACCGAGGGCGGTCATATCGACATGGATGCACTCACTCCCAGCGAGGCTGATGAGCAGGCAAAGATGGCTGCATGGTCAGCTGCTGTTAAGGCTGGTAAGCATGCTGATGCTTGCAATATCACCATCTACACCATTGATGCTGGCTCTGGTGTTGCATATGAGGTAACAGAGGCTACTCTTAACGATGTTGCTAAGAAGCAGACTGAAGAGTTTGTTGCGGATGAGATGGAGAGTGCCCTTAGCGTCTGCAAGACTGCAAAGTTCACAGTTGGTGGTAATGCCCGTGAGATGTTTGGTAAGACATACATGGGTTGGGTCGTGAATATTTCTCTTCCCGAAGTTGCTGCCAAGGCTACTGTAGTAGAAAAGCCGAAGCCTGATACTACCGACACTCAGCATCCTACGGAGTCAACTGATTCTGAGAAAACTCAGACTCCTTCCGAGGGTGCAAATACTGAGGCAGAGACTCAGTCAGTTCCGAATCCCTATGATGAGATTCTCACTCCTGCTACCTGATAACACTTAAAAATAAGATTACGCTCTACTCTATATCAAAGAGACAGGGCGTAATCTTATTTCTGTCACATAAAAAGGAGAATGAAATATGACTATTGAAGAAGAATTTAAACTGTATGCTGATGATTATTACAAACAGCATGAGTTTGTTGGATTTGACGAAGAATGCTGGGAGAAAGAATGGCCGGTTCGTGATATCATCTGGCCGGTCCGTCAAAAGTATGGTCGTGTAGATAATGAGGAATTATTACAGCCTTTCCATGATGAGGCTGAAGTTTGCCATATTCAGGGTCAGTGGCTGCATGATGCACCAATTCTTTGCGCAAAGGTTATTGATGATAAATTTATTATCAATCCTGATATGGAGATCATGATTCAGTGTTTTGGATCTGACATGGTTGATGATACAGAGATGAATGTCAAATATGCAACTTATGCACATGGCCCGTATAAGGAGTTCAGGAAGCTTATTCTTGAAAGTGAAGGTTTCTCTGATAAGTTCCTGTTGCTTCTGCATCTCGACTGGGCACTAGGATGTTCTATGTGCATTCCATACGGAATGTATAGCCAGTATGATATCAGGACAGATGCAAGAGATTTTGACAAACTGACTTGCGAATAAGAAAAGAAGACTACATTGGATGGATTTCCATGTAGTCTTCTTTTTTAGCTATACATCTGGATGGAAAGGATGAAATACATAAAGATTGCTTTTGTATAGTCAACTCTTGTAGCGGAGCGACTGAATTTCCGATAAATACCGGAAGAAGTTCCCCATTTATCCAGAGTAGTTTTTATATTCGTGACGTTCTTATCCTTTGAATTGGTTTTCTTAAAAAGCTGAAGAGCATATCCAATGAATTCTTTGGATCTGATTTCATCAGGCTCATGAGAATCAGTATAGAGATAAAGGAAAAGAATACTAGAAATAAATTCTTTCATAGTTTCACTTTCCTTCTCATTGATGATCAGAGAGATGTAGTTCCGAAGGTCAAGTTTGGATACCTGTGCAGCGTTTGAAGCAAAATCTGCAATACGAAGGTCAACGCCATTTGTTAGCATAGACAATACGATCTTGTTTGATAGTGTCTCAACTTTATTGGTATTATTGACATTATCCACGTTGATGTTATCGTCATATGCATCCACTTGCGTTGTAACGAATAGACCTTTCTTATAGTTTGTCTGATAAGCATTTGCGATCTTTTTCAGCAAACTATTTTGGTCATTTCGAATACGCTGAATGAATCGGATTACATCTTGGTCAGCACCACGGCTAAAATCTTTCTCATGGAATTTCCAAGAAGACTGGATTGAGTACGTCAATGTGCCAAAGATGTGATTTGATTTCTTGATAATAAACCGATTGCTCAAATTATCAATGGTGTATTGCATGATGTTTGGATTCGGTTCATATCGGAAATACTTTGCGAAGATAGACGGATACACAGAAAGTGCCATTGCAATCAACGCACTATTCAGAAGTTTCGCATCTTTTGACAGAGTTGCATAACGAATACAGCAATAGAAGATGAAAAAAATGGGGTTATTCTTAAATAGTCTCCAGTTAGCTTTATCGTTTACCTGTTTTGTGATCTTATCAACCAAAGCAGCAACTTCTGTATCAGATACACTGAAAAGATCGAAATACTGTTGTTTGTCTTTCATGGTGAACGGAATCAGATACTGCGGTCCGGATGTTGTGAGTTTATCATTATTCCGGCTTACATATCTGCCAATGATATTATTGAAATTCCGTTTTCCTTGATCTGTGGAAAGGACAGCATCAATCTTTGGGTAAAGCTCATCTTTGATAATGTATGTGAGAGAATCACTTGATGCTTCAGAAAAATACATCGGCTCAATATCATAATTATCTTGAGCATTTTCAAAGAAGATAAACATGTGATTTTACCTCCATTCTTTAATAGTTGATTTAAGCTAATGTCTTTAGTGAAAAACAAGACCAGATACTATTGATTCTAGTATCTGGTCTTGTTTTATAATGATATATTATACACATAAGAAGCCATAGAGGAATGGAAGCTATTACCCCATCGCAGTCAATTTTTCATACATGAAAGGAAAATCACTTATGATTAAGACAACTGCACACTTCTATCCCTCTATGACTATAACCCAGGCCGAGCTTATAGCTAGACTCACTTTTCCAGGAGGAGCATTTAGATATGTCTCTAAATGGGAAGCTGACGAAGCCGCGGCTCGTGGAGAAAACTTGATTTATATCAAGCCTCCGATTGAATACTCGTTACAGATTCCGAATAATCTGTAATTAGTATTAGAAGAAAGTTGGTTCTTATGTGGCTTCTTACAACTTTCTTTTTTTAATGATATATTATAATTATGATAGGCAGAAAGGAAGTGGAAAATTTATATGCCGAAATCGTTCAAATTGAAAGGAGTTTAAAAATGATCATTAACGGTAATCGAATTGATTTGCTGGAAGACATGCAAACTGTTATGGTAGAAAGGAAGGAGAAGGAATATTATTTCTCCTTCCATAATATCCGGCAGGACATTTTCAGCACATGCTGTGACATGGATGTCACTACCAAATCTTCCGAAGGTGAGTCCAAGGATACGTTTGGTATGACGATCATCGGAGAGAATATCTCTGATGCTGGTTTCATTGCTGAGATGTTCTATGATGCGATGTGCACAAACGAATCTTTGGGAGTTTTCACTCTCATCAATGAGCATCCTATTTCCGGTAAACGGATTAAGTTTGCTGAAAAAGATATCGACGGTAAAGAGAAGCAGGTTACGATTATCTTCAATGTGAAAGGAGTGATTTGAGGATGAGAGTAGAACGTGAACGCAAGTCTACGGAAAACGAACGTGGGCTAAATGACCGCTTTGTCATTGAAGATTATGATGGCATGGGAAGTTATGTCATAATCTCTTCTGATAAGTTTGACATCAGCCTGGACGGCTTTGCGGATATCACCTATCAAATTCGAGATGATCGGCGTATGGAGCATTTTACGATGCATATCGGGTATGATACTATCTTACATAAATCGGGTAAGATTAACGTCGCTGATATCTGCGAAGTCATTTTCTCCAATGCGGATAATATTCGCAATATCATCCAGGCATTCCCTGGCACTTACATTCCGATCAAATTCAACGCAGACCCGTATCTGTACGGGTTCAATACCGGCTATATGAAAAAGGAGGAATACTAAAATGATGGAATATTTTTCTGGTGAGTATTACGTGGTTAAGGGGAGCGACAAGAACTACATGTTCTACAACCATGCGGCAGTTCATGATGATAGCAGTGAGGAGCGCGGTGACGAGTTTTACAACACCTTCAATATGATCTACCGGGACAGCGAAGGAAAGCTTCAGGAACGAATCTTTGAAGCATCCGCTCAGCTGAACGATAATAAGGTCGTCGCATTCTCCTGCGATAGCTTCCATTATCTCATGATTGAGATGATGAATAACCCGATGAAGCTCGGTTCCGTTGTCCGGAATCTTATCTTCGAGAAGCCGAAGTCTATCATTCTGGACGGCTTCAACCCTGAAATGCTGAAGGATGCATGTGAGTCTGATGAGGTGCTTCAGGTGACGGCTCCCGAACTGAATGGTGTCATTGTTACCTTCAAGCCCATCTCTCCTCTTGCAAGAAAGGACTGATAACGTGGTTGATCACTACAAGCTTTTCGCAGATCAGATCATTGCAAAAGAAGTCTATAACGAGAGCGATGACACGGTTTACACCATCGTGCCTTGCAGCTCTGGTATGGACGCATGTCCTGGAACCGACGGCTACTACGCAATGATTTGGCACAACGCTTCCGGCTTCTCTTCGAAGTTCTTTAAGCTCTCTGTGGTTAAGAAAGAAGAGATTGCTGACTATTGCACCGCCGATCGGATGTGTGAAGAGATCATCACGGATACCAGGTCTCTCATTAAGTTGATTAGCAACTTAAACGCTGGTACTATGACACAATGTCTCGTGCATTTGTCTCTTCCCTCTGAGCATAACGGATATTTCAACGGAGCTTTCCGTCAGGAATACGACATCGTAGTAGCAATCACTCCGGTGAAATAAATAAAAAAGAAGGAGCCAAACCATTTTCGGTGGCTCCTTCTTTTTTGTAATTATGGAATGATGCTCTTTTGAAAAACACCTTTACACTTTGCTCGGAGAATAGGAAGTTTATTGACGAGCTGTCTTTCACAAGGTTCAAACCCAATGTCAATCAAATCGTAGAAGTAGGTATCGTCTGTCGGACTATACTCACGTAATCTACCAGATAATTGATTGGCGATGATTTTAGATGAGAATGGAGTGGTATTGATAATTGACCTTAGGTCTTTGATATCAACGCCAGTACCACAGCTCTGGATCGTAGAAATGATGACGTCCACGCTGGATTTAGCCATTTCATTCTCTTCTTTTTTATTCTTAGAATGAATTGTGCCAATGCTTCTTCCATCCAAAATTTCAGGATGCTTCTTAAAATATTCACAAATATAATTGATATTATCAATCTTTGGTACTGTGATAAGAATTTTTCCCTTGTGCTTCTTCGCTTCTTCAAACACCTGTAAGAGAACTTTCATGAGAGAGTTCTTTGGGTCTTCGTCAAATGCCCACATTGCAAATAGTAGTGAGCTAAATCCTTTATACGTATCACATTTCTTCTTCCAATACGGAGTTGGATTGGAACGATAAGTGATAGGGTAATACAGAATATGCTTCCTACTTACAGCAGTAGAAGTTTCTTCCAGTGCTTTATTTGACCGATAACGGTAGACAGATGCGAAGCATCGTTCATAGAGGTGAGCTTCTTGATCATCGCTTCGAGTGAAGTTTGCTGTCAAATAATAGGTTCTTACAGTATCACTGAAGTAATCTACATAAATGACATTTCGGAAGCAAAGATGTGCTTCATCATATACTTTGATTCCGATCTTCACTTCATGGAAGAACTCTTTTAAAGCATCTTCCCCTTTATTTCGAGCATAAGTTTGAAGAGTCTGATGGTTAACGAAGTAGATATCTCCTTCAATAGAACCATCAATAATTCCATCCATCGTTCCACTACCAACGATATTGATGAGTCGATCAGGATCAATATCTGTTTTTTCATGGAACGTTTTAATCCATTGCTCTTTGATCTTATCCTGTGTTGTAATGATCATAGTCCTAGCTTTCATGGAAATGATTGCATGAACCATGCAGTACGTTTTTCCGAATCCAGTCTGAAGAATCAATGCTTGCTGACTGGATACAGAGAATCCAGAATATTTTCCACTTGCAGTCAGGAAATTGATACAGTCTTTCTGCAAGTCGTCTCTCGGAGCAACTGTCATATTTGCATCTTTGAATGTACGATATGGATCATGGTCATATACCATGATTGCTTTTGTATTGAAGTAATTCTCAAGATAAGCAACGTCCATACCTCTCGGAAGATACAGTTTATCGTCTTTTATCAGATAGACACCATTCACATAGCGGTGTCTTAAATTATCCCATGTGCAAAATCTTTTTTCGATTTTGAATTCTTCACCTTTTTCATAGGGAGATATTTCGATATGAGTATGAAATACACGGATTGTTTTTGTATCGTATCCCATAGCCATCCCTCCTTAGAGTTTCTATGTGTATGTTTTTTTGGCAATATGATGGAATAGCAGTTGATATCAACCCGTATACCAACTGCTATTCCAATATATTTTTTCTATCTTCATTCAGCAAGGCCCAACAATTCTTCTTCTTATAGGATCTTACTTGCGTTCTGGTGGCTACTACATTAATAAAATCATTTTTCGAAGGAATCGTGTTTAAGATGGTCATAGCAGACATCACGAATATGCTTGATAGCCATCTCTGCTTTACCATTCGGAATATCGTTATCAACACAGTAAGCCTCGTATTTCTTGCACTGTTCGAGAATATGGTTATATTGCTCTTCAGTGTGGCGATCGTTATTATCTCGAATTTCACTCTCAAATTGAAAAATCTCATATCGGTATTGAGCGACTTTAAAATCCTGGAAATCCTTTTTCTGCTCATCTTGAGCTTTCTTTAACGCATCCAATTCCGTTTTAAGACCGGAGTTCATTTTGTCTCCCATCCATTTGAGAATCATTGTAATTGGGTTGAACTTAATAGGAGAAATCTCGATGATCGTGCCAGAAGCGATTAGATAGATGAGTGCCTGTCCAATCGCTTTGGCGAGGTCACCAGAATCCATGTTGAATAAGCCCATGTCGTTACCTCGCTTACAAAAGATTCAATAATGCATGAAGGTGTGACCCTGTCATGCAAGTATTATATGTCTGTTGCATGACCCCAGACCCCGTAACACATACTTAATTCTGTGACGATGAAAGGAGTAATATATTATGGGTAACGTAAAGACCTATCCTCGTACACCGGATGTGAATCTTTCAAGTCATTTTGCACTGCATGAATTTGCATGTAAAGATAACGGCGTGAGCAAGACCGTCCTTGTTGATGATGAACTGGTTCAGCGTCTTGAGACTCTTCGGAGTCGTCTTGGCGGTAAGGCCATCAATATCAATTCTGGCTATCGTTCTCCTGCTCACGATAAGGCAGTTGGTGGCTCTGGTAGGGGCTTCCATACGAGAGGTATGGCAGCTGATATCTGGGTTCAGGGCTTGACTTGTGTTCAGCTCGGTATGCTTGCAAAGGAAGTTGGTTTCCGTGGTATTGGTATGTACCATCGTAAGCCTTCTGAGCAGGTTGTCCACGTTGACACACGTCCGTCTCCGTGTAAGTGGCTTTGCCGTTCTGGTGCAAAGTACAACTACATCCAGAACTTCATGCCTACAGTATCTCCTACTTCTCAGGGTGATACAAATAAGACTGCAATCGTTATGCTTCAGTCTTGCCTTGGCATTGCTGAAGATGGGAAGTACGGCCCTGCAACAGTTGCTGCTGTTAAGAAGTTCCAGGCTGAGCATGGCCTGACTGCTGACGGCATCTGCGGCGTTATGACTTGGAAAGAAATCGGTAAGATTCGTTAAGACTACAAAAAAGACAACGGAAATCATATTTGAAATCCGTTGTCTTTTTCTTTACCGCATCATACTAATCCAGTATTGGCCAGTCTCAAAAAGAATTGTATTTGGATAATCTTCCTGAGAAATGCCTTCAATGCCTTCCACATTAGGAGCGATAATCGTTGCGTTCTTTAAATTATTGCATGTAAGAAGTCCAACCACGTTGCCAGTATACCCAGCTCCAATGAGATACAAACTCCGAAGTTGAGTGCAACGCACAAGTTTCTCTATATTGCCATCTTTGGCTTTGTGGATATCGCCATCAAGTTTCATGAAGCGAATTGTATCACTGATGTCACTCATATTGAACTTCTCGATGAAGCAGTTCGGACTGACGATCAGGCTTTCAAGCCGTTCAAGATTTCCGATATACTCGGACTCCACAGTGATGTGATCGAGAAGAGATAGATAGTCAATGTATTCGATATCACCAAAGAAGCCAATACAGCATACATCATTATTCATTGGCTTAATGGAGAAGCGAACCACATAATTCGTCCGTAAGCATTTCTTTCGAAACGCATGCATTGATTTATTAGATTCTCCCTCATCAGACCAGAGGACGCAATTGCTACTGTGATAAATGAATACCTTTGGTGAACGAAATTTCTTATCTCCGAAGATATCGTGTCGCAAGCAAATCTCAAAATTGATGTCATGGATGATTGATTGATTTGGTACTTTATATCGGAGAATAAGACGTTTCATCCCTTTCACACTACGCTTTGGATTCGCGTTAAGTTCGTCTATGAACTTTCTCTCGTTAGCGTTCAATTTTTACAGATCCTTTCCCTCGTCATATTCTACGTCTGTCAAATTGATAAGAAACTTTGCACCATCGGAAGTATATCCAGAAACATTGGTATTCTTGATGTTAAGGAACCGCAGGAAGACGCACTTATTAAGGTCGGAGAATTTTCCGTAAACGTCAGTGCAATTGACGTCCAGGTATTCCAGAGAAGTCATCAAGCCGAAATCCGACAAAGGATTCGTAATGCTTGTATCGGCTACAGTGATCTTTGTAATCCGATTTGCTTTTGGAATATAGAGGACGGTATCTTCGCCTTTCGGAAAAGAAATGACTGATGTCTTACCGTCTATAGTCCAGACGGTATCTTGATCGACATATCTACCACCACAGCGTACCTTCGAAGTAATTGCCTGGTTGATGCACGAAGTGATATACACTGTATTCATTTCGTAAGGGCTCTTCTCATCTTTTCTGAAGAAGAGATATAAGCCATCATCATGCTTGGAATAACGTACACGTACTCTGGCCGCCCACTGCTTAATTCGTTTCCATAAATTCGTTGTCATAGATATTCCTCCAAGTTTTATATTCATGAGCTTCTTTTCATTCACTCACTATAATTATAATATATAATCAAAAACAATTGGTTAGTAATGATTTTCCTTCTTCTTTCAAATTTCTCAGTCGGTTAACACGCGCGGGCAAATTCATGATGATCCAGACTACTGTAAGGTCTTAGATTACAGTAGTCTGGATTATGCTTTCTTAGGTAAGAAAATCCCTATGGATACTTATACTGTATTCCATAGGGATTTTCTTTTCAAGTTAGAGGATAAAGATTACTTTTCCTCATCGCTTGACGCAGGTGCTGAATCCTCAGTAGCCGGAGTCGTAGTCTCGGAAGAAGTATCTTCCTTTACGCTAGGCTCTTCGGTTGATTCAGTAGAAGGAGTCTCGACAGTCTCCTCGGACTTATTCTCAGTCGTAGTCTCTTCAGGAGACTCTGTGGTCTCAGAGGACTGATCGGTAGTACCAGATGCTTCAGTAGACTCACCCTTCTCGGTTGTCTCAGTGGATGCATCAGGTTCACCAGTCACAGTATCAGTGGACTCACCTTCTGAAGTAGACTTATCCTCGGAGGAACCAGGAGTGGTTTCATCCGTAGATTCGGGAGGAGTTGTGTCGCCCTTATCGGTGTCAGTCGTCTCGCCAGATTCAGTAGTGTCTGTAGACTCACTGGGTACAGTTGTTTCCGTACCAGTAGACTCACCAGGCTCTGTCGTTTCTGTCTTATTCTCATCAGACTTCTTAGCGGCATCAAGCTCAGACTGGAGACGCTCGTTCTTGGTCTTCTCAGCATTGAGCTCTTCTGTGGTGTCGTGGAGCTGCTTCCACGCATCAGATGCAGAAGCCTCCGCATTGTTAGCACGGTTGGTTGCATTAGCCAGATCCTTTTCAGTCTCAGCCTTAGCCTCTTCAGCTTCCTTCTGAGCCTTCTCAGCAGCGGCCTTTGCAGCTTCTGCCTCAGCCTGTGCCTTCATAGCATCCTCAGCATTGACTCGAGCAATCTCAGCCTTATTCTCTGCATCAGCGATGCGATCAAACAGATCCATCAGAGCAGCAGTGACATTAGGCATATTGAACTGATCGAGAACAGACCGATCACCGATCAAGCCAAGATAATCGCTGTAGGTAAGCAGAGGAGCATCATCTGTGGCTGCTCCAGATGTATCGGGCTCAACACCGAGCCTCTTATACAGATCGGCGATTGCACCAATGATAGTACCATCGCCACCATAAGAAGACAGCATAGATGCATTGCCAATAGCATCAGCGATATTCAGACCGATCTGATCGGTATCCACGAAATCAGTGGAACCAACATTCTGGTCTTCCATCGGGCCAACAACATTACCATCCTTGTCAGCAACAACATATTCGGTACCATTACCATTAGTAACAGTGCCATCACCGTCATCGACACTGGCAGCAAAATCGTCGTCATCAAGGCTCATAGGCTGAGCAGCAGGCGCATTGGCGACAAGATTCTGAGCTGCGATTGAGCTGTCCGAGATGAAGTACGTCTTCAGCGGATTATTCTTCTCAGCAGTTGTCAGCTTGTCGTAATTCGCTTGAGTAATAACGATATTTTGTTCAGCGGTTGCAATGATCTCGTCATTAATTTTAATCATTTGTGTTATCCTCCTTTCTTCTCATTATACCTTGACAAATACCAGCTGACCGTTAATCACAGCATCAGTAGCTACAGCGTAGGTAGAGATGTTCGCAATAGACAGTACACCGGCAGGTGTGCAAGTAATACGCAGGTTGATAACACCCTTACTAGGAACGATCGTTGCACTGGACTCAGTCTCTTCGACATACATACCGCACATGCCCGTCGTAAACACAACAGTGGAGGTTTCAATCTTCGGACGAATGGTAGAACCAAGCGTAGAAATTGAGACGGATGCACCTGCTGCCAATGCTGCATTGAGTTTAACATTGACCAGAGACAGTACAACCATCTCATGACTATTTGCATACGTGATACTACCCGAACTTGTATTGGCCAGAGTCAGAGAGCCGCTCGAAGTAGTTGTGAGCTCCTTCAACGCTGTCTGAACTGTGGTAGACGTAATGCGGGTGCCGGATGGTGCAAATGAAACATTTGATGCCGGCAGTGTGGAACCACCAGCATATACGACGCCCGATTTTACAATCTTCGGCATATAGATTTATCACCCTTTCTTTAAGATTATTACCCAATATCGTTATAATAAAGGACAGATCAGGTATTAGCTATATGTTTTTAGACGACTATCAGGCGGTACTTATTACCATACAGGTCAGTAGCAGTAGATGTAGAGCGGTTGATATTCATTCTGGTGTGTTCCGGAAGCGGATAATCATCAATTACAACGCCATCTTTATCAACGGCTTGGAATTCATATTTATCCGGATCATCTTCAGAAAGATCATCATGCCAAACGACATTGATCTTTACACCACGATTCTCATATTCAAGGTACTTCAGAGTTTCCTCATCACGAGATTCTTCACCGAGAGAATCTTCAATGCCATCAAACAGATCGTCATCATTGCTTACATCAGTATAGTCTGGTGTTGTAGAAGAATCCGCAGGCGCAATATTATTACGACCCATTTCCATCATGGTCTTCAGATAAGTAGAAGCGTAGTTGACCATATTTGCCTGCTCGGAGGTGTTATTGGAACCAAACTCCTTGCGCTCTTTGAAGTTCATATCTGCAATAGAACGCTTTGTGGAAATGATCTTATCCACAATCTGAAGGCTCGTGCCACGCGCAGTGCTGATGCTATTGATAAGATCGGTCGTGAATTTACCAATACCACGAGCACTACTCTTAGAGCTTTCCAACTGGTCATACTTCTTTTGGAGTGAGTCAACGAACTTCGCTTGCTGAAGTTGCATGTCCCTAAGCAAGGCAAGCTCAGGTTCAAACTCCTTCTTATGATTGATAGGCTGACCATCTTTCTTTTTCTTCTTTTTCTCGCCGTCGCCTTCATCATCGTCATCATAGTCAAAAAGATCGTTGAAGCGCTTATTTTTCTTCTTCTTTTTCTTCTTTGCAGATTTAACGCCGAAGCTAAAGTCGACAGCTTCATCTTGCATGGAATTCATTCCATTCAGATAATACTGGAAATCGTCATCTTCCTGCTTAATAGCAGATTGATTGCGTTCCGTCTTCTTTTTCTCAGCTTTCGCCAAGAGATCAGAAGCCAGAACGCAATCATCTGTCCCATAATCGTCAAGATCTGCGGTAGCGTCAAGAAGGCTTTGTACTCGATTCGTTTTTACCTTACGCTTCGAGTTTACTTCGATTTCGCTTTTAGGTAGATCGCCGTAATTATACTTCATATAAAAACCACCTTTCGTTGGTAATTAGTGGAAAGCCTAGAAAACTTATGCATCTGTTTTTCCTATCCTTTTTCATTGGCCTTGCGACAGTTGACTAAACGAAAGACCGAAAGGAATGAAACTAATATGGTAGATACAGTAAAACCAAAAAAAGATTCTTCCATGTTGATTGACATTCAATATGTGAAACCTAGTAAAGCAAATAATCAGCCAGACGATTATCTCTACATCATTTGGAGAGATATGGATACTGGTGAGAAGCATTTGATGATAAATAAAAACCCGGTCATTCCTATCTACTTTGAGAAGGAAGAGTATCGGGATCATGATTATTGTAAGAATTACGCTCCGATGGATCATCTCGTGGAGAGATTCGTTCCATATCGAGATGTGACAAAAGAGATTGCTTGTGAAGCTGGTGGCCAATGGCTTCAGATTTACAAGGAGAATATGAGAGCCGGTCGTTATGGAGAGAATAAGAAAATTTATGCTTATCCGTACACGTTCGGCTCTGATTATGACCCTATCCCTATTTATCGAGCAAAATGGCTTAATAAATTCGATAATGATAGGGTGAAAAAACTGCATAAGGGATTCCTCGATATTGAGGTTGACGGTATCGAAACTCCGGGAATGCCTTCTGCACAAGACTGCCCTGTCAATGCAGTGACTCTGATTGATGGATGGGATGGGATCGTATACACTTTCCTTTATGTCGGTAGACAATACGAAGGAAATGATCCTCATCGTAAAGAGATGTATGCTAATATGCATGCTCAGCAGAAGTATATGATTACGCATACTTCTGAATTTAACCAGAAGCTTCATGAAACCTATGATGATTTCTATGGCTCTGATTTGAAGTATAAGCAGTTCTTTTATACCGATGAGAAGAAGATGCTTGTCCATTTATTCCAGCTTATCAACCAATTGAAGCTTGACTTCATTGCTGTATGGAATATTTCCTTCGATATCCCGTACTTAATTGAACGCTTGACTCGATTGGGACTTGATCCGAAAGAAGTAATGTGCCATCCGGATTTCCCTGCTAAGGTTTGCTACTTTAAGAAGGACGACCGGAACTTCGAAATTAAGAATAAGAATGATACGATGATTCTTAGTTCTTATACGAACTTCATCGACCAAATGGAGCTGTATGCAGCAAACCGTAAAGGCGCATCCGAACTTCGTTCTTATAAGCTGAATTTCATTGCTCAGAAAGAACTAAAGGATACGAAGCTCGATTATTCTGACGAAGGTAACATCAAGACTCTTCCATATGAGAACTTCGAGATGTTTGTTACATACAACATCAAGGACGTTCTGCTTCAGTATGGTATCGAACGCCGTACTTGCGATATGGATACTTTGTACGTCTCTTCGTATAAGAATGCTACTCCGTATGCAAAAGTCTTTAAGCAGACAGTCGTTCTTCGTAACGTGCAATACGTGAACTTCTTGAGAAGAGGATTGGTTCCTGGCAATAATATTAACGTCCTCTTTGATACGAAGTCTACACCGAAGTATGACGACGAAGGAAACTTGATTGATGAAGATGAGAGCTTCGAAGGTGCACTCGTAGCTGATCCGACTTACAATGATAAAGTTGGTATTGAGATTTACGGTCAGCCTTCCAATAATATCTTCCTCAATGCAGTTGACTTTGATATGTCTGCATTCTATCCTTCTAGCATTCGTGCTATGAATATCGACCCGTCTACGCTGATTTTCAAGATGCAGCTTGACCTCGACCAATATGATATCTATGGCGGAGAGATTCCTCTGAATGGTATTACTTGGAAAAAGTTCGTTGAAGAAGGAGAGAAAGACGGAAGTAAGGAGTTCATTGATAACTTCCAGACTGGTAATTATACTAGCTTTGGTAGCAAGTGGCTTAATATGCCTTCCGTCGATGAAGTATTCCAGCGTATGAAAGAGGAGCTTGGAGACTAATGGTAGATACACAGAAAAAATATATCGAGATCATTTCAGATCTTGTCTCAATTCCACAGGATGAGCTGACTGAGATACTTAAGAAAGATCTTAGAAAAAAGAAAGCGACTCCTTTAATGGAAGAGATTATGAGTGGGCTCGGAGTATCAGAGGAAGAATTGCGAGAGCAACTCAAATATGAATTCACTGGTAAGATTACCGTTCATATTCCAGAAGAAGAGGTTCGCTCTCCGATTGCAAAGATGCTGTCCAAATTGATTCGTATCATGAATGATATCTATATCTTAAAGACCGGTGATGTCATTAGTCTGGATGTAGATTATCCTTATCATATCAAATTACAGCAGGAGATGACAGATTCTATCTTCTCATTACTTCCAGAGATTGATGGAATCATTCATATTCCGAATGCTCGTGAATTTAAGATGCTCCTCTATCCTTCTGATAAAGAAGCGATGAATGATGACTTCGATTTTTACGAGTATAAGACAAAAGCAGTTCCAGTCATTTTGAATTCTGAAAAAGGAAAAGTCTTAGCAAGACTCAAGTATTATCAGGATTTGACTGCTGGCTGTGATAGCTGGTATGATTTCGTCCTAGATGAATCGACGATCAATAAAATTTTCGTGAATAACGATTATTTTGATTTTATCCCAGAAGGAGTGGAAGGTGGTCCTTCGATTATTCTTACGAAGGAATCTTTCCCACTCATTACGGAAAAGACAGCTGACATCATTGAGTATAGTGCAAGACAATACTCTAAAGACTTATACCTCATCGTATTCAGATTCGATTGTGGTATTTTTTCAGTTCAATCGTTCAACTTCTATATCCCGATGGTTAGAAAAGATAGCTGAAACTAAAAATAAGAACCAAGGTTAACTCTAGTATGAGAAACCTTGGTTCTTATTTTACAAAAAAGAAGGGATACCTAGCTGGCTGCTAGGTCCCTTGATCCAACGGATTATTCCATAGGATCGAAGTCACGAACCAAGAACGGCACGTAGACACAGTCTACGTTCATAAGAAGGTAATAGCAAATGCCATCCTTGCTCATGAAACGGCGGATTCTCCTGTATTCGGTACGATCGTCATCGTCATCCTGGACGGCCTTGTACTCATTAGCATACTGGATGCCGATGAGCTGGTCACCATTGGTGGACGAAGCAAACAGATCCGCGCTCGAAACTCTCAAGTAGTTCTTTCCGGTGGAAAGCACAGACATGAAATCATCGAACGATTCCGGAGAGAATCCGGTATAGCGCATGAGATCGTTGACGATCTCTGGGGTAAAGGTAGTTTCCAGATTAAGGCCGCGAACGAACTGCGTGAGCACAACGTTCTTATTGGCTTTGATGGTTCTATAGATCGGGCTCTTTACAATGGCATCGCCATTCAGAGAAGAACACTGTTGATCGGCTTTCTTAGCGCTGATCAACCGATCGTACATCTCAGAATAGCCCTCGTAGTATTTTACGGACCCATTGACCACCGTTGCTTTGATGATATGAAATGGATCATACTGCTCGCTGCGACGCATGTAGCTCTTGCTGATTTCGTATCCCACGACGTTTCACTTTCTCCTAGTATACACTAGGCCAAATGAATATAAGTAAACCGATTGCTTACTTCATATTCACTATTATAATATATAATTATTTTAAATGATTAACTGTTATACTCCACAGGAAATGATGCTGAAAACACTAAGGTAAGCTTAAGACAATACATATGATACATTATGTTTTCATATCAAAAAATAGATTTGAGAGGAGTGTAAGTAAGTCCTATGGCCGATCATATCCACGAAGCTTCTGGATCTTCTGCGCCTCAGCTTACCAAACAGCAGGCAGGTCGAATTAATCGGACGAATCGAAACATCAGTGCAAACTTGAATGCTCTGATGGATAATCTCAGTTCGATGACCTATGGTACTCAGAAGGACACGAAGATTGATTCTCTGATCACAGACTTCAATTCACTTGTTAAATCCGAAATCCATGATATCCGTTCCAGTACAGACGGCGACAGCGTTAATTTTATTACCAGGCTGATTTCTGATAATAATAAGAAACTTGCTGGTGCATCAAAAGATCTGGAAGATATCTTTGGTACAGATGAAGGTCAGATTCAAGCTTTATTCAACGAGCAGTATAAGAATCGTTTGATTAAGCAAGCTGACCTTCACGAAGTTGCTTCTCAGTTGGTTGAACTGAAGCAAGCGATTACTGTTACTCGAGATGCTATTATCTCGGCAGATATTGTCGATGGCACAATGTCTCGTACTCTTAGCGTTGAGAACGATTCTATGTCTACAGATGGAGAGGACTACATTCCTATCATTGAATCTGTGGAAAAGAAGTTTGGTCTTCAGAAGAAGATTAAGGAATTTATCATTCCTCGTTCTCTGGAGTATGGCGAATATTATGTGTATGCAGTTCCTTACTCTAAAATCTTTGAGGATTTCTCAAAAGAAAAGAGCAAAGGAAAGTATAACGCATATAACGAAGCAGCCGGTCGTACTCTGTATGAGTGCTACATGGAAGGAATGAAAGATAAGAAGTTCGATAAGACTGATCTTTATAAGTCCGTCATGGAGTCTGCACAGAGCTGCCCCGATTTTGACGATCTTCTTCGTCGAAGCGATATGTCCAAAGGTGATGCTCAGAAGCAGATGTCTGCTGAGCTGAGATCCTATATGGAGAATATCACCATTTGCAATGAATCCATTCCTCTGTGCGTGCTCGAGGAAGGCGTTGACACTTATCGTCAATACTACCAGGAGTTCGTCGAAAAGACAATGACGGAAGAGAAGAAATCTCCTTCTTTCACATTTGCCTCTGTCATGAAGAATATTGATTCTGGTGTTCATGGCTATGAAACCAATGGAGCACTGAATCGGCAAGGCAATAAGAAGATTGGTGAGAAGTTCAATAATATTCAGGACTGCTATGTCCGGTTGATTTCTCCTTTGAATCTTCTCCCCATTAAGATCTCTGACGAAATCATTGGCTATTACTACGTGCAAGAAGATGACATTACTCCTCTTGCAGGTATTCTTACTTCTACGATGTATTACGACAAGTATGATATGAATCATGGTGAGCGTAATATCATCGACATCATTGCTGGATCTATTGTCAAGTCGTTTGACAAGAAGTTCCTCAACAGCAATATGAAGTTTAAGAAGCTGATTGTAGAAGCGCTGAATTACTACAAGCTGAATAATAAGCGGCTTCGTTTCCAATTCATTCCGAAGGAATACATCGTTCCGTTTAAGATCAATACAGATGAGCATGGTAATGGCGTCTCGATCATCGAGGATTCCCTTTTCTATGCAAAGCTGTATCTGATGCTCTTGCTCTTTAAGATTCTTTCTATCGTTACAAATAGTAATGATACCAAGGTGAACTACGTTCGTCAATCTGGTATTGATAAGAATGTGGCAAATAAGATTCAAGAGATTGCTCGTAAGAAGCAGGAACGTAAGATTACCATGGCAGATATGTTCTCTTATACAACTCTGATCAATAAGATTGGCCAGGGCAATGAGATGTATGTGCCTACTGGTAAAGGTAATGAGCGTGGTATTGAGACAGAGATTCTTTCTGGTCAGGATGTCCAGATCAATGGTGATCTGATGGATATGCTGAAGAAAGCATATATCTCTGGCACTGGCGTTCCTGACGTTCTGCTTAACTACTATAATGAAGCTGACTTTGCTAAGACTTTGGAGCTTGCAAATAACCGTTTCCAGGGTCGTGTCATTTCGTTCCAGCTTGATTATAATGAGCAGATCACACAGCTGTATCGGCAGATTTGCAAGTATGCTACGAATATTCCGGAGCAAGTCATTGATTCTCTCCAGTTTAATTTCGTACAGCCGAAGTCTGCAAACAGCAATATCACCAATGATCTTCTGAATAACCATAATACTCTGGTTGAGTTTTTGACTGGTCTTTATTATGGTCAGGACTTTGCAGATGATCCTAAGAAAGCAGCACAGGTGTCTGTCTTCAAGAAGAATCTTGCAAAAGATCGTTTGGCAATGCTTAACTTCGATCATATCGAAGAGATTTTCCAGAAATCTAATATCGAAGGTATGAAAGATCCTCTGAACCCTGAGAATCAGGATGTTGATGATATGGATACCGGAGACGAGAATAACCAGTAACTAGAAAAAAGAACCTAGCAGGTATAAGATATATTTCAATCTTATACCTGCTAGGTTTTATATATTATAAAAGGAGAAAATCGTAGATGACCATCGAATAGTCACCATGAGATTTATGTCCAAGCCTAATGGTAACTATTAGGTCACAATGAAGGTACCCTTCTGGCTAGAAGACTTCTTCACCAGCTTGCCGGTGTTCAGATCGTAGTAAGTACCATTATCACCAGCAGGATACAGCTGATCATCAGTGAAGCCACTGTTGAAGTTCAGAGAGTTCATCAGGGCATTGTGCTTGATCAGCAGCTGCTTTGCCTTCTCATTGATCTGCGGGCTCATATAACGAGTTGCAGTGAACTGAATGTCCATCTCAACCAGATTATGCTCGCCAGCCTGATAGTTGAACTGCTCGAACTGGATGTTCTTCGGGAAGCAGTTTGCAAACAGAGCAGCGTACTCAACCTTCTTACCAGTCTGGTCGGTTGCAACGTAGATGAACTCGGCAGTCTGGTTAGCCTGGCAAACAGGCAGGTTGTAGTTCACATCGTTCGGAGTGTCATCACAATAGTAGTGGGACAGACCGGACTGAAGGTCAGAAACACCATTGACCCAGTACTGGATAACCTCACGCATCAGAGAGCCAGAGAACTCATAGACCTTGATAGTCAGGTCGTTAGCGGTATCGGATGCGATCGAGGGGATCTCAACCTTCTTACCGGAGTAGCCGCCAGCCATCTCATTGGTGTTGACGTCAATGTTATCCATACCAGTAATGGCGGTGTTTGCGTACTCAAGCACGTGCTTGAACTTACGCATCTTATCGGGGATCTTGTTGTTGACAAAGATCGGGGTACGAATCATGAAGATTCGACCAAAACCTGTCTTCAGAGGGTCATACTGAAGCAGGGAATCACGAGTAACATTCAGACCACCAAGAAACAGAGCATAGTCGGTGATGTTTTCCATGTTATGGTTATGAATGTTAGTCTGGAAAGTCGTAGCATTAGCCATACTACTTCACGCTCCTTTCTTAGTTTTATTATGCGGTGAAGTTACGCTTATTCACATCAATCTCGATGATCACGCGCTTCATCAGGTTACGGAACTGCACAGAAACGTAGCAATGGACGATGGAACGCTCAGCCTCCCACTCGTTAGCATCAAAGATGATGCTCAGAGTGTCCAGACGAGAACCAATCCAGCTTGCGAACTTAGCATTCTCAGACTCAGAGAAGCGAGCACGATCCTCAGAAGAAGTGAAGTCGTACAGAGAATTCCAGCAGTCACGCTCAAGCTGCTTCTTCAGAGCAAACAGCGTGTTCATGTTATTCTCTTCCATCAGATCGGAATTCTCAGGCTGTGCAGTATTCTGAGCTGCACGCTGATAAGTATTCTCGTCGATGGTCTCGAAGTAATTGAAACGGTTATTGTACAGAATCTCCTTGAACTCGTAGGACAGATCATCCACAGCGGGCTCCAGAGAATTCTTGATATGGCCAGACAGCTGGCAGCGAGACTTGACAAACGGCACCCAAGAACCGTAGTTCTTATAGTGCTTTGCCAGGCTCTGTGCATAGAAGTAGGTCACAGTGACCTCGCACTTCTTGTTGGTGCCAGGATCCTTCGTGGTATAGTGCTGGAACTCCTTAACCAGGTTGCGGGTGTTAAACGCCGCGTACTGGTTAATGATCTCACCCGGGACGAGCTTCGTCTCCTTATCCTTTTCGCCACCTGCTGTCTGAATAGCCAGCATCTTAGACTTGGTAGTCTCAGTACCAGCGTCGATGTAAGCAAGGCAGCTCTCACGAGTATTGACCATCTCGGCCAGGACTTCCTTAGCTTCGAAGGGGTAGTCAGCGTCGAGAATAGCATCACAGGGAGTACGACGGTCGGACAGAATCGTATTGTCGTAAACACCAGCGAATGCATTCACGTAGCACTTAGTAGTTGCCTTAGCAACTGTATCGTCGTCACCGGCGAAAGCACCATCGTCGCCACCCATCAGGGCAACACCCTGCAGACGGTCGACATTGATGTCCTCAGTACCCTCAGCCTCAGAAATGATCTCCATGCTGTCGATCTTACCCATGACACCGACCTCACCAACCTGATGGCCAGTGAAGATATCGAACTCGTCTGCGGAATCAATCGGGCAGGTTTCGCCCAGGCCTTCCAGGAACTTCTTGTACTCGTCAAAGACGGTCTCGACGTTCTCATCGAAGACATGGATGTTCATCATAACAGCACCCTTCTCCTGATCATCGAGGATATCGTTGATCAGAGTCAGGCTCTTGTACTGAGTAGAGGACACCAGACCACCAACGTAGGTAGCATCAACATTGAAGGAATCTGCAGTGTTGATGGTCTCGAAGGTGTACATCATGATGCCGTAGTCCTTCTCGTACTGCAGGTTACGGGTGATGCGCCAACGGTAGTTATTACCATAGACGCCACGACCGGACATGCAGAAGGTTGCGATCGGGACCTGCTTCCAATTGAGACCAGTCTTCTGATCCTGCACAGAATCCTTCACCAGGGTAGAGGCAGTCTTGTTGAGGTACTCAATGAAAGTCTTGGTTGAACTGTTCACAGCTGCTGAGCCAGAAGCGGTCTCACCAAGGCCAGTCTTGTCGAGGTACTGAGAAGAATAGCGGATCTGCATCTTCTTGTTATCCTCGTCAAAACGATACTGCATCACCAGAATGCTGTTAGCATTCACTGCATCATCGGGCATGACACGCATGCTGTAAACAGTTGCGGTGCCAGATGTAAGCATAGCGATGGGCATCATCAGAGGCTGACCATACTTTGCGTAATTGGAATTACCATAAGTGGCAAGGAAGTCCTTAAGGTTATCCTTCGCAAGAAGTACATTGTCGGGGCCCATACCAGAACGGAACACGCAGATGAACTTGTAGTTGTTATCTACGGCTGTACTAGCGGCGTCTTCAAACTGCGTATAATCATTGATATAAGTTTCTACATGAGAATGCAGATACTTAGGCACGATTTGCGTGGCTTGGGGCATATCGCTCAACTCCTTTTCTTGAATATTTAATCATTCAGATTAGATAAATGTAACGGAAAGCAAGGGATTGCCTATGCTTTTCGTAGCAAAGCTGTAAGCTTCAAAACTTAATAATCTGTTCCACCGGCGAGATAGTCTCCTGTGTATGATTTCTGGAACGATTCAGGGATGCTGTGATCATACTATCCATATCCTCGTATGTCAGTGCTGTAAACGTAGAGTTATACTGGCAAATCTGACGAATTGAAGCAGTAGCATAATCATATTCGCCAGCCTTATCAGCAACCATAGAGAACTTCTGGCTAAGGTCGTTCGGATTGCGGTTCATTGTTGCAAGAACCAGTTCCAGATAACAGGAAGGGACACCGAAGTAAACTCCATTCAATGCCATATTCTTTCGCCACATCAGAAGAAGCTGAGAATATGGAATGACGGACGGAAGATTACCACCAGTGATATATTTTAGATAAGCCTTTGCATATTCCTCTTCTTGGAAGATAGCAGAAGGCATGACCTTTGCACCTTTCAGGTATTTGATAACCTTGCAAGGTTGAGTCTTTCCATCCGATAAAGTTACATCACGGGTTTCAGAATCATATACATTGATGGTGATCATGGTAGGAAGATTCATGGTTCGCATGGCAGTCATCTTACCATTACCATCAAATACGCCGACATTAAAAATGCCGAGAGTTTTGATCGTTTCGTTATTATCTTCTGCGAAACTATTTACTTTCGACGCATCAAAGAAATACATCGGAATATAAAATTCGCAGTAAGGAGCATCCAAATAAATATTAGTTCCATCACTACGGAATACACCCATTGGTAAGTTTCTCTCCTTTCGGCAAAATAGGACTAATAGAAGACATGGAAAGTATCTAGTCTTCTATTAGTCCTTTGTTTTTAGGTCATATTTGTACTGGGATTAGTCTTCGTCACTCTTGACGAAATCTTCCAGTTCCCAGCACTTCAGCTCGTTGGTTGCTGCAACGATATAGCCAGTCTTAAACTGCTTCTTTGTAGCAGAGCCAGAAGATGCAAGTTGGAGAACAGTCACGACACTGACATTATCTTCGACGAGGTGGCCGTCACGGGAATCGTAGAAAGAATATTCGCCGTGAGTGTTAGGGATATAAAGATCACCATAGCTGTCTGCATAGACACGAACACCGGTCAGATCTCGATTGGGATTGACAGACGGATCACGAACCGTAACGATCATAGGAGCATCATCGCCGTCGGTAGAAGTTTCCTTCTCATCAGATGTCTCCTCAACAATGTCCTCTGCATCAGTAGTCACGTCGTCAACATCAACGGACTCAGTGATCTCCTCGGAAGTAGTCTCCATAGGAGTAGGCTCTTCGCTCGGCTGGGCCTCTTCATCATGAGGAGCATCATCACCAAGATCAATCTCCTCAATGGAGTCAATCAGAGGCTCGCCTGTAGTAACCTCAGTCTTGACATCGTCCAGGAGGTCGTTCAGAGCGTCTTCATCTGCCTTCTTCTGATCGGCAATTACCTGATCCAGATGCTTTTTCAGATCAGGAAGCTCCATCTTCACGACATCATCAGTCAGATGACCACCGTGAGCAACGATGGAATCACACAGAGCCTGACGGAACTGTGCTTCCGTTTCCTGACGCTGAGCAATACGTGCAGGATGAAGAGGAGATGCAACGTTCTTCTCTTTCATGATATCAATGAAAGGCATGAAGTTGTCATCGGTCTTCTTGATGAATTCGATGAATTCAGTCTCTTCCTCAGGAGTGGAGAAACGATGGTAAACCAGATTATGAATCTGGACAAGGATTGCCTGGCAGAACAGATTATCTTCCTTACGGGTAGTATCTGCATAGGAGATGAAACGCTCGACAAGGAAGAAGAAAATTCCGTTCAGAGGATAATACTCTTCAGGGAGGAACATCTCCTCAAGATTCACAAACATCTTGTAAATCTGCTGAGTATAGCCAAGACGCTTGAAACGGACATCAAACTTCTTCTTGATCAGAGAACTACGTTTCGAGTCGAAGTAGGAATTGATGATGTTCTTGACCTCAGAATTGCCAAACTTATAAATACGATCAGTAAGAAACGAAAAATCTTCACGCTTCTTGAGCGTATCGAGAATCTTCTGAACACGTGCCTTTTCGGTAGGATCAGCTTCCTCATCACACTTCTTCTGAAGTTCTGCGATGCTCTCCTTACGGCGCTTTGTGCTGTTTGCAGAGTCATAGGTCTTCTCTGCAATGCTCTTCATCTCTTCCATCAGATCATCACGCTCTTTTACAGCGTCATTGTATTTCTGAATGGTATCCTGAAGAGAAGTGAAAATGGAAATGCAGTACTCGGTGAAGTTCATAGCCTTAGTCTTTTCATCCGAGTCCTCACGAGAGGCTTCGATTTCGTTGTGCTTACTCTTAGTGAACGCAACGATCTTATCCACGCTGTCTGCGGAAAGATTCTTTACGTCCTCAGCACTCATTTTGCCAAGGACATCACGCAGACGGTTCCCAAAGCCAAACCCATTAATGCTGTTACGAATGGTCTCATCAAAGGTCTTGATGGTATCATTCATCATGCCAATGTACTGACGGGCTTCATCCATAGTAGATTTTACTGATTTAGACATTTGCTGATTTCCTTTCTTTGGTAAGTTACCATAGTTAATAGCTTGTGCTTCGTATGATATAATAAAATACCTATAGTAAAACACTTGTGTAAATTGAGCATGGATATGTGGACTTGTATTACACACCGCTTAACATGTGAACGTCTCCCCAAAACGAAATCATCAAGGATTCCTTTTTCTGCTACATTCGTTTGCACCATTTTTTCCTCCATAACAAGATTCCTTTTTCTGATGATATCTATGATGGGTATCAGTTGACGCAGTGATTTCATTCCAGAAGGTCTTTTCTCAGGGTTTCGGCATTTGTTGTTTCATGATTTTTCCACCTTGATGACACTTCGACTTGTTCGCATTCGTGTAATATCATATCATGCTCAGTTTAATTAAGACACCAACTACTTGTTGATTGAGTAGTTGGTGTCTTATTAGTCATCATTAGAATCCATTAAGGAAGTCAAAAGCAGAAAGAGAATTGGAGGAAGATTGATCCTGATCTACTCCCATTCCATTCATCTCATCAAAGAAACTCATGTCGATATTACGATCGTCATAAATTTCTTCAAGAAGCTCGTTTTGGGATTTATCAAGGGTAGCATTTTCAACGAGACCCTTCCTATGGAGTTCGAGAGATTCTCTCTGAGACTTAATTAATGCCTGACGCATGATTTCAGCATAGTCATTTTCCTTACGGACTTTCTCCTGCCTCTTCATAGCCTGGATAGTCTCATCAGGAAGGATACCAGAATTTTCAATATCTTCCACAGAACGCTTGAGACCTTGATTCTGGTTTTCAATCTCCTTAGCACCTTTGATCACATTAAAGGCGGGTAAGTTGTTACCATGATACCAGACATACATACCGATGAGGTAAGACATGATCGAGTCATCATGTTGACCCTCAGCCGCTGCAATCTTTCCTGACTTGAAACGGACGAGATGCGCAATATCATCGGTAATATTTTTGGTAACGAAATCGTCTTTAAATTCAGCCATTCGTCTAAACAGGATGGCCATCATATCTTCACGAGTTTGGTTATTGGTATATACACCATAATACTTTTTCTGATCACCCTGTCGCTTCAGCATACTGACGACGTTTGATGCATCAGCAAGGTTTTCCTCAACGAGGTCTTTATTCTTATCGAAATACAGATTCTGTCTGATAGGAGAGTTTAAGAGATGGTCGATAATTCCATCGCCAACAGAGTTTCTTTCGATGATAATAACTGCTCTAGGGATATGATCCATAACAAGTTCCATGATGAGCTTTTCAAACAACGTCTCACCAATATATGGGCACTTGAATTCTGCATCAGGTCTTACTGTATAAGGATTGATGATGGTAATAGCATTCGAGTCTCCATTAGTACCAGTAGAGCAGTCAATGCTGACAAGATACGGAGTGAGACGTTCAAGTTTCTTATAAATATCGAACCTGAAATGCTCACAGATATACATCTCATCCATGACAGGCTGAACCATAGATGCAAGATATTCGATGTCTTCCTGATCAAAGGGAGAATCACTACTACCACGAATTCTCTGAAGAAGAATCTCGCGCTTGACAACGACGGGGTTTTGAATCTTATTGTACATATTCCGAAGCCACTCGTCCGTGAGGCCAAGCTGCTTATAGGAATATTCTACATAAACGATTCCGTTACCACCGTTATTCTTGACGTATTGGAGAAGTTCGTTATTATCATCATTTGTCGGATCATATCGCATATCATACATATGCTCAGTCCACTTCGTTGTATGAGAAAGAATCTCCTGTGCTTCTTGTCCCATGGAGGTATCCAAGTCACCGGGGGTACAAGAGAAAGCACGGCAATAGATCGCTCCATTTTTCTTAGCATTCCTCGATGCAGTTTCAAAGGTTGACACTGAGTTCTCGATAATCGTTTTGATGTACGGAGTAAACTCAGGCTCGTCAAAATGAAGGACAGGAGAAGTAAGACCACGAGCCAGAGACAGTGCAGACTCGTAAGAGGTTGCCTTTGGCTTGATAATGATTCTATTCTTTGTGATAGGGTGCTTCATAGAAGTAGCATTACGAGTTGCTTTTGTAATTTTCACCTTACCACTCTGATCGTCTTCTTCCAGAATCTGATCGAAACGAAGATATTCAGGAAGACAATCAATAATATCTTTCAGACGTTGCAAGTTCTCCTTTGCATTACTACTATCTTTATTTATGAAGATAAAGGTAGAGTTATTGGTACCGAAAGAATATGCCCATGACAGAAGACAGAGAAAAGAAATCGTCTTACCCTGCTGACGAGGAAGGCATAACCAGGAATCAATACCATGAAGGGTTAACCACGTCTGTGCAATATTACCACGATTGGCTTTGAACGGAATACCGACACCGCCTTGATCGGGAATACGGCAGACTTCTCGGAGATAATACCATGGATTACGAGTACACTCCATCATGATTCGAGAGATTTGATCTCGAGTCAGATTTTCACTGTACGGGTCAACTCCAACCAGAGTATAGTCCACAATCTCTAGCATGAAATAGTAATTGTGGATTCCAAGTTGCTTTAAGTCTTTTGCAACCTGAAGAAAACTCTTATTGGATGTACCTGTATCATAGTATTTATTTCCGATTCGTTTAATATGACTTGCCAATTGATAATCACCTCCTAATGATTATCAATACGTCTAAGAGGTAAAATAGAAGATAGTAATGAGTATGAAAAACCCATTACTATCTTCTTCTATTTGATCTATAATCAGTATTGATTATAGTTATATATTATATATGTGAGCGCAGTTAGGATGATGGATATAGGAATACAACAAAAGGAGTGTCATTTATGCACACTAGCTATAATCCATTAGTCGCGCTCACATATAAGGTTCTGAATCCTGGAATTTGGGTAGATACCACCTCACCCATTGAATGGATTCAGAATGATTCTCAGTATACTATCAGCGCTCGAAAGACTGTTGAGGTTACTGAGAGTCCGGCCACCGTCACCGTTATTGACGGATAACTAAGCAAAGGTTAGGACGAGCCAGTCAAAAATCGGCGATGACTCCTAACCTTTCTTTTTTGTAGTCGTGATTATTAACCTTCATAACCGGTAGGATACTGAATGCTAATCCCGTACTTCACTTCAGGAAGTTTCTTGTTGATTGCTGCAAGACGATAGTTATTCAGAGTCTCACGCATCTTAACGAGAGAGTCTCTGGTATGAGGAATCACGTAATTCGGATTCTTGCTATCAATCAGAGCAATATAGTAGTCGATCACATCGAGCTTTGAGTAGATATATGAGACGACCATGATCTTATCATCATTCGTCTTGATATTATTTACCTCAAGACCAATATAATCAATTTCCATCGGATCAATTTTTTTCATACGATGAATTTTACCGGGAATGGTAAATTCATTATAATTGGAAGCCTCTTCAACGATATGATCCAGAGTATCGTGGATGTAGTTGTAATGCTTCTGACTCTGTGCATGTGCATTCTCATGAAGGAATGACTCGCCGATAAATCTCTGAGTAAGAGCATCGAGAGCTTCTCGAGTGATACGACTCGGAGTGTGAGCAATCATCGTCATATAGTTCTTCCGAACGATATGATCCTGACGCTTCATCAGATTATTGACAGTATCGACAGAGAATCCCATCAGAGTTGCCATCTCTTCATCCGGAGTAATATCAGAAGAACCGACATAACCAATGATCTTGTCAATGGCAGAATCCAGATAAGTACCATATCCACAAGCGATGCTGTACTTATCTGCACGGATTTCACGCTTCAGACTTTCCTCATGACGATTAAATGCACCAGCATTCAGAATAGGAATGCTAATTGCTTTTGCAAAGAGAGAATTCTGAGTAACTGCCTTAGAGACTCGATCCGCAGTAGCCATCTGCATCTTCAGAATCTTACACATCCGCATAGGAGTAGCAGAATCTTCCACAGCATGACCTACTTCATGGAGAATCAGAGCAGTTAGTTCTTTCTCGCTCAGACCACATTTATCAGAGAGAATACGATCGTCAATCTCAATGACCCAAGCACCACTCTTCTTCCAGATATTCACAATCTCAGCATCAGGTTTCTGCTTAATGATTGCGTCTACGAGAAGGTCAATGGTTTTCGAATCCGGATAGATACTCATAACGTCACAAGCGTCACTCATCTTTTTCGGATGAGTCACTTCAACTGTAACATTTGCGCCGAGAAGACTTTTGATAGCATCACCAATCTTCCCAGCAGAGCGAAGATCGCTGCTACTGTCTTTCAGACCAGAGAAACCATTTTCGATGTCAAGTAAAGCATCGTTATTGATCTTCATGGTGATCACTTTCCTTTCTTTTAATTATAGGATTGCTACGATTAGTGTATTGTCATTAGGGTAAAACAACGGATATCTTACCGAAATTGATAAGATATCCGTTTATAGTTTACAGCAGTTCGAGCTCGATCGTATCTTCGTCAACAACAGTGACCTTGGAATATTTAAGAGCACTAATGCGAGCATTGGTCTCATCGACACGATCGTCGACAGCATCAATCTTCACAGTAGCATCATTGAACTTCAGGTCAAGCTGTGCCTTGTTATACAGATCATCCAGCTTCGTCATGAATGCATCGGTAAAGTCATTAGCAGACAGGCCCTTGCCTTCCACCTTATCAACCTTACCACCAGCAATTTCCTTCAGAGCCTTATACTCATCCTGGTGGGTAGAGATATACTGGCTGATTTCAAGCAGTGTATCGTATGCCTCAGGAGCATCGTGAACAAGGTTGTTGAACTTGCTCTCGAGCTCTGTCAGCTTACTACCGTCACCCTTGGAATCAACTGCGGCCTTCAGGTTTTTGAGTTCGTCGGTAAGAGTCACGTCGTCCATGGTGTAGACAACGTCGGTAACTGTCTTGAACATCAGGTCATAGACGATGTTACCGATCTTCTTCTTAAAGACAGCACTCTTCATATTAAGAATAGGATCAGCCATAGTTAAGAGATCACCCTTTCTTTAGACTAATAATAGTATTCGCGAGTACCATTAGTCATTTGTTTTCAGGAGCCCTCATGGATCAATTTTACTGCTGAATAAATACAAAAAATAGCAAGAGCCAATACTGCGAGAATGCAGTACCAGCCAAATTTACAGAGCTTAAAAATGTTGCAACTGCTAATCATAACAACGAGTGCTGCGATACTAGCAATTGCAACGATTGTATACATAAATAACCATCCACCATAGTTCTTATTCATTTTCTATGATCCTCCGTCTTCTTGTGATTAATTTGGTGTTTTTATCTCAATGAGAAGAAAAAAGCAGAGCCAACTTTTTAGGTTGGATGCTTTTCTTTTTTCAGCGAGAGAGATTCTCGCTGAATTTCTGATACTGCTCTTTGGTGGTGTTGCCAAGAGAGCCAATCTTTGCAACGACCGCAATGTCTGCGACCATCACAAAGATGTTGATGACGTAGAGCATGACGCTCCAGAAGCTGACGTCGTTCAGGCTCTGTTCGATGCCCAGAGCAATGCCGTCGCGCATTGCATAGAGCACGAAGCCAGCGACAGGGTTAAGTGCAATCGCTGTGCAAACGATAACGATTGCAGTGGTGATCTTTTTCATGGTAACGAATTCATTGTAAGACATAATTTTTCTTTCCTTTCTTTTTAACAACGTGTGTTTTTACAGAGTCGCCATAAGCTCGAGAGACTCTGCAATCATCCTTTTGCTGAACTCAGCACTGTGGAGCTCAAGGCTGAGGCAACCGATTTCAATTTCGTCATCGCTTGCCTCAATCTTTGCCTTTAGCTCGTCCACCTCTTTGCAGGCTTCAATGTACATCTTTCTGATCTCGTCCATTTCTGTGTCCTCCTGAAATCAGTGAAGCTGCACATAGTAGCAGCTGAAGAATACCATCACACCTGCGCACAGCGCAATTGCACCGCAGGTAGATGCTTCCTGACTGCTCCATCCATAATGCATGATGGAGATGGTGCCAGCAACGATCATCAGTACCATGACGATCGAACCAAGCAGTGCAACAATGCCCATGATATTGCGAACGACGAGATCAAAGTCAATTGCGAAATGGTTGATGATGGTAAGCATAATATTTACCTCCTATATGCTTTTATCTTTCGGATCATAGAAATTGATTGATTTATCTAGATCCTTTATTTTCTTCACCAATATAATATATCATTATTCTGGTAGAAAATACGGATAAAAGAAGAACCCGCTAGATCACATAATCGTGAAACTAGCGGGTTCTTTATACTACACCCTTAGGAGGTTTTCATATGAAAAACAACGTAGTGAAGTTTGATCAAGAATTACTTGTCCAGAATGAACGGAGTATTCTTGAAGCTCATGCTGCCCTGGATACCCTGGATGGTGCAGGTCGTGTTACGAGTGGTGCCCATCAGGTAGGTCATAGAACCACCAGGCAGAGTAGAAGAACGGTAACCGCTGTTCTGAGCAGTCAGAATGTGAGTGGTGTACTTGTAGTGCTTGAAAGTGAACTGAGAGTCGTTCAGAGGATAGGGGATGAAGCGCAGCTTACGAGTATCGCGGTTGCTGTACTTGTAGGTAGAGACAACCTGGATCTTCATGCCAGCAGCGTTCATGATGCCGTAGCTGTAGTTAGCCTTGACACCGCCAACGGAATCGCCAGACTTAACAACCCAGTTGACCTCAGGATCAAGCAGGCTGATGTAGCGGGGGTTACCGTAGCAGACGAAGGTCATATCCTCGATCTTTGCAGAATCGCAGATGTCGATGACAAAGCGATCAATCCAGAACTTCAGCATCTTCTGGATGTACTCAGACTGCAGTGCGACGGTCTGGGTCTTAGAATCGCAGTCGAACTCCTGTTCACGAATGAACGGATTGAAGCCCAGAGGATCAAGCTCAACGCCCTTGTACTTGTCGTACTGCTCATCCAGATACTTCAGAATCTGGGAGTCCTCCATCTGGACCAGAATGTCAGACAGATCGTTGTAGGTCAGCTTGTACAGATCCATATCCATCAGAGCCTTGGTGTCCTCCAGCTCCTCCAGAGAATACGGAACATCCACACGGAAGCCGTCCTCGATCTTCCATTCGTGCTCCTCACGGGTACGATCCCAAGTGACAGTACGCTCGTTGGCTTCATTGCTCAGATAGCCACCGAACTTGACACTGTTGACCTTACCAGCAGCAGAAGACAGGCAGACGTTATTGGTCAGGAAGTCGACGGTACCAGTGATAACATCAACGATGTTGCCGTCCTTGTCCTTGATCTGGCCACCCAGCCAGGTGCCATCAGACATGTTGATTCGCATCTCCAGAGGAATGTCCTTAGCGCCATCATCGAATGTGACGTTAGCGGAGACGATCTTCAGGTCGAAAGTGATGTGCTCACGGGTGGGATCAGCAGAATCGGTCAGCTTAGCAGGGATGTTGTAGTTGAAGCATGTGCCATTCTTGATATTGACAGCGGTATCCTTAATGGGCAGGCCCTTACCTGCGTTATAGATCTCCATGAACTCATCCTTGAAGAAGCACTGGGGATACTCCCAACGCTTGCCGGTCTTGGGATCGACGACCCAACGGCGCTCGATATGCTTCTTGATGACGGGGCTCTTGGTGACCTCAGTCTGGATGATATCCTTAGTAGCCAGAGCCAGGTTCTGCTTGATCAGGACAGGGAAGTCCACAGTCTTGATGGGCAGCAGCTGGCCGACGCGGGTGGACTCCTGGATCATATCTGCAACGCAGTTGTCCAGCAGAGCCTCGGTCTGCTCATACAGAGTGGCGTAACGGGTACCATCAGCACGGTCAGCCATAGCATCGCAGTCATCCTTCAGCTGAGACAGCAGGGTCTCCTTGTAGGACTCGTAGATGGGCTGATTCTGAATAATGGTGTTGACGTCGAGCATCGGGTCGATGTTCTTCTCCATCAGGTTATGATAAGCCTGCTCGAAGACGGCGTCGAAAGTATTCTTGGAGGAACCAGCGGAGAAGCCACCGATAGTCGGAGTCTCAACGAAGTTCTTCGAAGATTCGGTCAGAAAACTCAGATGATTATTCATTGCGAATTCGCTCCTTTTCTTAATTATTAAGAATTACTCAAATGTAACAGAAATCCATTACGAAATTGGAGTATTTTAGCACCAATCATTAGGATACTGTTTTAACTCAATCCTGTTGTTCCTGAGCAATTCAAGGTTGAGTTTCGCGATAGCAAGTGCATTTTCCATGTAGATCAGTAACTCCACATAGGAAGATTTTTGGAATCGCACCATCATAAAATCATAAAGATTATCATGGAGCGTATTGAAATTGCCAGTGACTCGCTTGATAACTGCATTCTGAGTAGGATCGTCTTTCACGATATCTCTAAGCTTTTCATTGATATTTTCAATTACTTCGTAAAGATGCGTAAACCGACCATACATATGAAACTTACGAAGAGCCTCTCCTTTAGAGTCGCCGTTATCGTTATAGCCGGAGGAAGACTGATTCCCAGAATCGGAAGAAGCATTATCAGAATTATTATCGTCAGCACCATCGGAACCATAATCCGTAGGCCCATCAGAATCATTCCCACTGTCGCCTTCGTCGCCTGAATCAGAAGCCCCACCATCGTCAGAAGTATTATCATCGGTATCATCGCCGTCATCCGCTCCATAATCTGTTGCAGTATCGTCATCAGATGCATCGTCTCCAGAATCGTTATTGTCGTCAGCTGCTTGAGTCTGGTCGTCAGCAGTATCATCGGTGTCATTCGGAGTATCATCCTCAGCACCGTAATCTGTAGGGCCATCTTCGTCATCAGCTGCATTATTTGTGGTTTGTGCCGTAGGAGTATCGTCAGTATCAGAATCGTTGTCAGCACCATAATCGGTATTACCACGATTCGTTGTAGGACGACCACCGATTCTCCTAGGACGCTGTTCTTCGCTCACAGTAGTTTTATCGTCATCACCAGGAGCTTCAAACATGTATTGGTTAAAGAAAGATCTTTGACGAGGAATTTTTTCAATCAACGGAGTTTACCTCCTTTCTTCCGTACTCGTTTCAAATGTTTTTCAACGCAGTAGCAATTGAATTCGTGTATTAAATCAAAGATTGGTTCAATGATCGTCTCTTTGATGCATTGCCAAAATGCTCCACAGATATCCAGAAATGCTGGTAATAAAAGAATGAAAAGAGCAATGGCACAAATGGCACCGACAAAGACGATGATTGCTGCACCAGAAAGTTCATCTCTTGTCATATCAGAACATATCCTTTCCATCAATGAATCGTAATAAAATATCCATCGGAAGAAAAACCAATCTACTCATACCAGCGATCAAGGTACAGATCCAGTAGATTGGATTTTTCCAATGATTTGCGAGTTTTGGAATCGCTTCATTGACTTGAGCGACAGAACGATCAAATGCCTTAAAGAAAAATTTATCAAAAATGGATATGACACTTGTAGGCATGATTGCAATCCACCAGAAATAAACCATTCCTTTCATGTACCATTCCATATTAGGTTTGATCATAAGTCTCGCAAAGTAAAACATAATCTTTCTCCTTATTTTATACTTAAATACTCTTGCTTGCCTTCTTTAAAATGCTACGATAGCAATTGGGAATTGCATGGTAAATGGCCCAATCGAGAATAAAGCAAACGAGAGTAGCCTCAAGAACATGTGAAATCATAAAGGTCTTAGTTCTCCTGCATAGTATTAGACGTAATTGGAGTTTGCAGAAATACGGACGATCTCAGCATCCAGCTTATCCTTGATACGCATCATACGATATTTTTCGTTGCGCATCTTCGGATCGCCAGACATATCTTCGATCTTTGCATTGACGACAGTCTTTTCTGCCTGAAGCTCACGGACTAACTCATTACGGATACGGATATCCTTCTCGTGAGAAAGTTTCTGAGCGATAAGCAATACGATATTGAGAAGAGGATTGATTGCAAAAGCGATACCATGCTCGATAGCAATCTTCAGTGCACGGAACACTTTCTTCCGACTACCGGGCTTAATGATGTATTCCTTACGCCGATCATCATCCATTTCTTCCCAGTCATCAATCTGCTTTTTAATCATCCCATTGATACCGCTAGGAATTTTACCAGTAGCTTTCGCTGCATTCTTAGCATCAATGCTAGTACGCTTGATCTTGGAAAGATGCTTATGGAATTTTGCGTTTGCGTCCAGAGCCTTATTTTGAATTCTCTGGAAGAAAGGACGCTTTTGAGGTTTTTCAACTTCAATAGGCTTTGCCGAAACGTCTTCATCAGAAGACTTAGCGTCAGAAGTGGCATTGCCAGACTTATTGTCTTTCTCGTCTTCATCCTCTGACGCTTCGTTAAAATTGAAGTCGGAAATATCCATATTAGCATACTTCGCAGTTTGACGTGCCTTTGCAGCATCACGGTCAGCAGCTCTCTGCTCATCAGACTTCGCAGAAGATGAAGTATCAGGAGTATCCTCATCTTCATTATCGTCGTCTGTATCATCTTCGTCGTTCTGGGAATCAAGAGACTGATCGTCTTTCTTGATCTCAGAAGCCTTTGTGGGACGATACATCGGAAGCTCACCAGTTGTCTGTGCAACAACACGAGAAGCATCGCCATTAGACTTGAAGTATGATTCATAAGCAACCTGATACTCGGAATCAATCTTTTCAGACAGATTCTTCAGCATACCAACCTGCTCATTGATATCAGTAGGGATCTTTTCAATAGAAGAAGACTCAATGCAGAGCTGTTCCACAATAGGATCCCAGTTTGAAGTGGACTCGGCTGTGACGCCATAGAGAGCATCCATTGCAAGGAAGCTTTCGTTCATAGCAACGATTGCCTTCTCGCACATCAGATTATGCATCTTCTCAATGGATTCACTCTCATCATAGATGCTGCGGCTTTCCAGATCATCAAAGATCTGATTTACGCTATTCTCACCTGTGGAAACCATCAGGTCATCGACAGTGTGAGATTCCATCAGTGCCGAGCTGATGAAGTCAGACTGATCTTCCTTTGCAAGACCCTTCAGAAGAGTACGAAGATTCATATTACCGAGGGAATTAACTTTCTCAGAAATATAGGAATCTCGCATCATGCGCTTAACTACGTTTGTAGTATATGCATTCAGCTGATACTGCTTCGGAGTCTTCGGCTCAGTGACAATCGCTTCCTCAGTCAGATAACGATAGAGAGAACTACCATTTTTCTCAGGATTTGTGACACCGAGAGTAATTGCATCAATCAGACGCAGACCCTTTGTCTTCTTAGAGAAGATAGGATTCTCACCGCTCTCTTCAATGACACCGTCGTAGCGGTTAAAACCGACGTTGTAGAAGGCGTCATTTGCATGAGTATTATCATGGAAAGTCTCATACATCATACGAGTATTCTCAGTAGATGCCATCTTTCTTTCCATGGCGTCCATCAAGTCAGTGTACTCGGTGAGCATCGTTCCACTCATCTTCTTCTTATGAGCTTCGAAATACTTCTTCACCTTGTCATACTCTTCACTGATTCGTTCATAGGGAATGACACAACTTTCCATAAGGTCTTTATAGAAAGAGCAGCCGCGCATCGGCTCCGTAAAGATATACTCAGACCCATCCAGAAGATCGGTCAGTGCCATTTCGCTGTAAAAGCTTTCATATTCGATCGCGTTATACTTGGTATAATCCTGCTTCAGCGTTTCAAACTTTGCATGAAGCGCCTTCACAGGAGTACCGGTTAAGATCTTTTCTTTATTGAGTTCGATCATTTATGGTTATCCCCTTTCATGATAATAATACTAAGTCTTTAGTATGATTAGCTATTTGTTTTCAGAGGGGTTTCTTAGGAAAGCACAATGAATTAACGATTTTATTCAAAGAAAGGAGAAACGTAATGAGTAGTAAACTGGAAGAAGCTTTTATGGAAGCTTATAAAGAAAATCTGATTCCAGCCGATATGGTAATGGAAGCATTTGATGGAATTAAAGCAGCAATCCATAACCATAGAGAAGAGAAAGCTGCAAATAAATCTGGTAATGATCCGAAACTTGCGGATAAGATTTATAAGAAGCTTTCTCCTTATCTTCCTAGTAATTGGAAGAAATTTTCTATTAGCGTAGCAGATCATAAGGAAGACCCAAATAAATATGGTGTTCTTATGATGATTACAGACAGCACTGGTAAAACCAGTGATTGGACAAAACTGAAATGTGCTGACCGTCCTGAAGCAACTCGTGCTATGATGAACTGTGCCAATCTTCTGCAAAAGCACCAGAAAGAATTTGATGGTACTTCGTTTGAATGTAGTGGAGTTTCTCTCACATTTACGCAAGAGTCTGGAGTTCGTCAGTATAAGTTCTCTTACAAGAAAAAGAAGTCAGAATAAAAAAATAAAAAAGATAGTAACCAATTTGTATTTGAGTTACTATCTTTTTTGCTTCCAAAGAGAAGTGATTGAACTAATCCAGGCATAACACTTGTGTTCCATCCTCACCCTATCACTATTGTGAGAGGTATGAGCCGCGATATACTCTTTTCTTTTCCTTCATCATTAATGATGAGGGCAGCACCACGCCTATTCATGAACACGTCGGTTTAGCCAGGAGGTTCAATCACTTCTCTTTGGAAGCGAATTAATTATAAGTATTTATGATACTTATAATTTATTCACATATATAATATATCATTATAAAAATAGGCCTAGTATAGATATTACACTATACTAGGTCTATTTCGATCTGTAGACTAGAGAGATAACTTGATATGAAGTGGAAGTTCATGTTGAGTTATCTCTCATTTCCAAGTTCCTATGGCGATATAATTTCCCCATATTCCATAATTCGCATCTGCACTTTCGTCGCCCATTATATAAAACTTATCAGTGCATTGGTTAACGCTCCATATTGCAGAATTCAAAGTAGTTGCTGAATTAGTTGCGTTGATTCTACTAATAGTGAGAGCGTATAAGCTTGACGAGAACGGCTCAAGGAACGTTATAGAATCGCCGCTTGCTAATTTACTAAATCTTCCATAGCAAATCAAAATTCCATTATTGAATTTGATGTATGCGTTAAATCCGTTATACCCATCATCGAACCAATCAAGACCGTTTGAATGGATATCAGTTATTTTCCCCCCCCCGAAGGAAGGGAAAGGTATAAATCTTTCATTTCAGTTTCTCCTTAAGCTATACGGGTTATTTGATAAACTGGAACTTTAGAGTCACCAAACATTGTATCAGGAGTGCTGAACATATATCCACACGGGCCATCAATCGTCCATTTCCCAAACGGTGGCACTACCGGCTTAGGATCAACGGTTAAATAGCTAAATCTAACTGGGAAACTGGATTCATCTAAGCACCTATCACATCCAAGGTTCTGATAGTAACCACCGTCGATTACAAGTGAAAATCTTGCAGGGTTTCCAGTATCAAATTTTTGTAAAAAGAGAGCAAGATTCCCAGTATCACCGTTATCTGCACCTTTTACAAGATCAAATACAAGATCAGATGGATATAATTCGTCAGATGCTTCCCATGGTGTATAGCTTAATCCATCTTTTGTTGCTGTAACTCCTTTCGCAGTTAATTTAAATGGTGTATGTATTGAACTATCAATACCGCTGATTCTGTGTGCACAGTCGACAGTGTCTGGAAGCAAATCTGTATCGCCTTTGGAAGTTCTAATATATATTTTCATCCAATCACCTCCAATAAAAAAATAAATTGAATGCCGTTATCATTCAACTTTGCCTAGATCTCCCAGCCCATTTTAATTCGAGATAGGATTTCCCTGCTATCCGAACCATCGACCCTGCTCAACCTAACACAGGTGTAAACACCTGTGTTAGTAATATTTGCTTTCAAACGTGTTTTCGTGCCATTTTTGCCTTGAAATTTGACGGCAAAGCGGCTCTAGCGCCTAGCATAACAGGAAATTATGCTAGGCAATTTTTAGGTTGAATAAAATAATGTTAAAAATACCACGGATGTACTCCGAAGAAATACATCCGTGGTTCTACTCAAAAACGCTTTGATAACAAAGTGTTTAGATAAAACTCATTTTACTCTTTGATCTGTTCGAGGGGTTTCACGTTATCATTGATGTAGGTTGCGAACCGATAATTGAGACCAGTCTTTTCATCATGACGATAATTCGGGAAAGTGTCAATCATCATCCACCAACTCTTTTTCTCATGCAGATTCGGGAAGAATGCATCTGCATCAGGGACTTCTTTATCAATGTAGGTCACATATGCTGTGCTACAATAGTCGATGAGTTCATTGTATAAACTGTCTCCTCCAATCAGATATACTTCCTCAGGAGGGTACATAGAAATGAGATCTTTTAATTCCTCCATGGTATTCACAATGATTGCATCGTTGGAATCCACACGGTAGTTTTTATCGTGAGTCAAAATGATATTGACTCGTTTTGCAAGAGGCTTCTTGAAGGGGAACGATTCAAAGGTCTTTCGACCCATAACAACGACATGTCCCATAGTCAATTCTTTGAATCTAGCCATGTCATCCTTGATGTGGAAAAGAAGCTTATTATTCTTGCCAATTCCCCAGTTATTACTGACAGCAACAATAGCTCGCATTGGTATCACCTATCCTTCCATTTTAATAGATAATTTCTAGGGTCACTTAGCTAAGTGTCTGAATTGACATAAATAAGAAGACTAGACTTGGATATTTCCTTGTCTAGTCTTCATTTTGTCGAGTTCCGGATTTCCTCTCTTTTCGATTATATGTTATAAAAGCATATAAAAGAGAAGGAGGTGATAACCATGCACGTGTTTCTCAACCGTACCCTTGCTGAAGCGTATGCAAAATGCAATGGTCTGATGCTCAGTTCTGAGCAGGAGAACTCGACGGATGCAACCATTAACTACAATGGTAGCATCAGCTGGGAACCTGTTAAGATTTTGAGCAAGTAATCCCAGGAAAGAAAGACTAGGTCTAGAACCACTGGATCTAGTCTTTCTTTTTTGTTATGATGCGTATTTAATATAAACCACGATCAAATTTAAACCATTTCCAATAATCTCGTGGTCTTTCTTTTTTGATGAAGTCACTTACATGCTTTTTGAAAATATCATAGTATGCGAAGTCAATCACATAGTCTTTGAACGGAGTGACTGTATCTATGCTGATGAGATCAGACGGTTGCGCAATCAGATAGCAATTTTGCAGCTCATTATCCTCTTTTATAGCAGCAACCAATCCATGGATAGCAGGAAGCAATACAATCTTTCCTTTGAGATTGCACAAGTTGAGAGCTGTAGCCGCCATTGCATAATATTTTCCATCTTTATATGAGTCAAACCATTCCATGTGCTGGAGCATACAAATTCGTTTGTCTACATCTTTTTGAAGCTCGGGAAGATAGTTACGAAAGCATTCTGGATCTCCTTGCTTCTCATAACTATAGAAGATGATCATTCCATGTTCCATTTTAGTACACAGCCTTTCTTTCAAAACCGTCAATGATATCTTTCATATTATAACGGTCAGTAGTTTCAATTCGATAGTATCCCTGATACAATCCTTGCTTAACTTCTTCCTCGATAGATCCAATGTCTTCATCGTAGTGATCTCGTACTCGTTCATAAGCTTTCCGATTCTTCAGGATACTCACCGACTTATAACGATTATACGTACGATCAATCCAATGAGATTTCATCTCAGGATTCAATGCCGGATAGATGATGAAAAGATCGTCGAACATTTGAAGATTTTGTCTCAGATAAATGAGCTTTCTTCTGACATCAATGTGACTGGATACGAATACTGTAAATCCCTGACTCTCGAGATCCAGTGCTGCATTGCAGTATGAAGTGATCCAGTTCGGATCAGTTTTCTCAAAATTGGATGATTCAAAGTCAACCACGATCGGTCTTGTAATTGTGTCTCCAGTTACTTTCTGATAGTGCTGATACTGAGACTTTCCAACTGCCGGGAATCCGATGATAATCATATTTATTTCCTCCTGTAGATAATATTGATTTTGCCAGTTTCAGAATTGTCACTGGCCGTATATCTTAGAATTCCAATGATATATTATATTGGTAAGCAATAAGAAGGTGAAGAAGAGTAACCTTCATAGATCAGGTTTCTAAGGAGGAAACTACTATGGATTTTGATTCCTATGAATATTATAGCCTCGAGTCTTCAACCTTGACGTACGATCGGGCTACCGGCAAGTTTAACAGCGGTGAGCTTGTTACCATTGCTAAGTTCGATTATTACACGGAGGTCTGTACAAAGCTTGTTCAAGAAGCTGCGAACTTTCTCAACACGCATCCCGGCAGCGTTATCGGGATCGTGAAAGAGGACTCGATTGTAGTCAGCTATGACCGGAATGAGCCCGTTCAAAAGTATCAGTTCTTTACGGCGATCAAGCATAAGCCGTAAGGGAAAAGAGGGACCTAACAGCCAGTTAGGTATCCTTCTTTTTTGTCTTTATAGTAGATAATCCATTCAACTTGGTATTAACCTTATTTTTTCTTTGGATCATAGAAATGGAGAGAGAATGATGCGGTATCCCGGACAATCATGTGACCCTTTTGTGAATCTTGTTTGCTATCTCTATGAAGAATTAGATCATCTAATTCGGAAATCTATTTCGAAATTTTGCCTTTGGAATGCAAAACGAAAGAATGATGCTAAGAAGATCAGTTATTATCAGAGTAAAATAGAGATGGTAGATAGAGTTCATAAAATGATGAAACGTTTTTATTCGTAAAGGAGGAATATTATGCCAATTCTTACCAAGTCACAAGAAGCATGTTATATGGATTTCTGTGATAAAATGCGGAATCCGGATGCAATGGATCAAGTCACATATCATGAAATCGTTTATCCTTTCAATATGAATATGTGTATCCAGATGGTCCGTGACAATAATCCATTCTTTAACATCTATCCAAGCTATTCGTTTGGAGAAGATACAATTTGTGCATATCTGGCATTTGCTGCTTGCACAGATTCTGAATTTGATCTGTGTATTATGGCGGATACTGATAAAGACTACAATCGAATTCTCAATAAGGTATATTACTTCGTAAAGAAGTCTCGGTTCTCGTTGATCACGAAACTTCTTGCATGTTCTCGTCTTGCTAAGAAGTTTTATATTGGGAATGCGCGATATGTGTATATTGCCCAGTATGAGAGAACTTTTGATCCGGACGACAACTGTTTTGTTGGATGGGTTCATCCGAGGGTAACTGGCGGTACGATTGATGAGAATCGTCCTCATGCATATGGAACACATGTCATCAAGAGCAGAATGCATGATATGAGAACGCATACCATTATTTCTGGTAAAGATGTCTATGATGTTCTTAAGACTCAGATTGGTAGTTATCTCATGTACTATAATGTGATTGATGCTGATCTGGATTCTTGTAAGGAAGATACTCACAAAACCGCTGGAGAATATTTTAAAAACAAGGAGAAGAATAATGAGTAAAGCAGATGTTATTTTCAAGGATAACGTAGAGCAGATTCTTTGTATGGGAAAGTATGAAGATCATTCTCTTCGTTGGTATCCGACTCGAGCAATGTGGGCAGATACGAAGGTTACGGCTTGTACTGCAAAAGCATTCGGCATCGTGAATGAGTATGATCTTCGGGAAGAGTTCCCAGCAATCACTTTCCGCAAGACTGGTCTGAAATCTTGTATGGATGAGATTCTTTGGATCTATCAGAAAAAGAGTAATAACATCCATGATCTGAAATCTCATATCTGGGATTCCTGGGCAGATGCTTCTGGTTCCATTGGTAAAGCATATGGCTATCAGATTGGCCAGAAGTATAAGCATCATAAAGCTCACATGGATATCAATGGATACTATCCGGACGGAACTGTTTTTGCAAAGAACGGTACTCCTTATGTGATGCTGGATCAGATGGATGCTGTGCTGTATGATCTTCAGCACGATCCTTGGTCTCGTCGTATCATGACAAACACCTATTGCTTTGAGGATCTTTCGGAGATGGGTCTGTACCCTTGTGCATATTCTACTACGTGGAACGTGACCAAGGAAGATGGCTATGACAAGCCTGTATTGAATCTGCTCTTGAATCAGAGAAGCAATGACTACATGGTGGCAAATAACTGGAATACTGCACAATATGCAATTCTCTTAATGATGGTTGCACAGGTATGTGATATGGTTCCTGGCCGTTTGACTCATGTCATCGCAGATGCTCATATCTACGATCGTCATCGTGAGATGATTGAGAGTATGATTCGTCGTCCGATGTATCCTGCTCCGAAGGTCAGTCTGGATCCTTCCATTAAAGATTTCTATAAGTTCACTACGGATAGCCTGATTGTGGAGAATTATCAGGCTGGTGAGCAAATTAAAAATATCCCTGTAGCTGTATAACTACAAAAAAGAAGACTATGCACAATGATTCATATATCAAGTGCATAGTCTTCTTATCGTTCATTTACAGAACGCGAAGGATATTAACAGGATGCTCGTAGTCGATTTTGTCGGCATCGACTCCCTCATTGAAGGATTCGATGAGAAGGGTGATCTCTTTATCGTTCTTATCAAAGAAACGGATGAAGTTCTGAGTGTAGCTCTTACCAGTGCTTGCGATAGTCACTGCTTCGTTGTACTGCATCAGTCCATTCACGTTCCAGATAGAGAAAGCATCTATCACTTCTTTCAAAGTATAGAAATGATAGCAACCGAGTCTGGAATAATGCTCAGGATCAATGTGGCCATATGCTGTCCGCATCATCTTGTTATCACTGATCTGGCTTTTATTCAGTTCCATCTGGAACATGATACGCTGCTGGCCGCCGGTAATGATGTACATGCAATGGAGGATATCAATCGGCTTCAGGACCGTATGAATGATGCCAGGCATCAAAGTAGGTTCCTCTTTATCCATCGGATCAAGGACAAACGGAGACAGCGGATGAATCTTATACTCCGTACGGTCTTCACTAACTTCTTCAGCGGTGATGAGCAAATCGCCGAGGAGAAATTCTGGTTTCACAGACACATAATCCATGAGGCCATTGAAGGTCTTGAAATGATCGCCTCCGGCAAAGATCATGTACGGCTTCCGAGATTCGACCACTGATTCATACTCATCTGTGATATGGAAGAAGTTCAAGAAAGCAATCGCTTCCTCGAAGGTACCAAAGCTGAGGTCGATGATTCGTCTGCAGATATCATCGGCGATGCCAGATTGTACAGCAGCCATATCCTGGGTATGATGGTCAACGATCTTTCCATCGTGTCGGAGATAATACTTAGAGACTCCAGGGATCTTATAATATACGAAGTCTCCATAGCCACTTTTACCAACAAAGAATTCGCATTCTTGATTGGTAATTTTTTCTTTCATAAATTCGTCCATAGCATTACACCTCACTCATTGAAGAGACCAAAACGATTCTGGAGCATGTCGGGATCAAGCTGATGGGGCTCATAAAGATCAATGAAGGTACGGTCAGTGTACCAAGAAGGGATATAGCCGAACACCATGAAGTCATCAGCAAAGTCTTTGTCTTTGGAGACGGTAACACGGAGAACGCTGACGCTGCAATCTTCATCGGAAGTGCCAGTGACGTTTTCTTTGTACGTCATCACGCTGGATACGTTATCCTTATCCGTAGCGATGAAAGCTTGCTCTGCATTCATGACGGCTGCCATATCTTCAAACTGATAATCAGCAAGCCAGAAAATGTGATCAGCGTCAATGATGTGCTTCACAGTATCAGTCATCGGAACAGATTCTTTGCTGCCCTTTACATGAGAATACTTGATGACATCCTGAACCATGACAGCTGTGCTAGAATTCTTATCGGGGTCGAGATACTTGGGATAGACGATGATGCTGTCGGTGACTTCCTTATAATCACCAGAGAACGGATGATCAGGAATGAAAGCTTCATCCACATACTCATCACCTTTGCCATAGATTTCAAACGTATTCAAAGGCACGGGAGTATAGAGATCACGCTTATCCTCATCTGCATGGCCCGCGTTCTTAAGGAGAACCAGCTTTTCAAATTCCTGCCAGTTACCGTTCATGATGTGCGTATAGAACTCATTGGACTCTTGGAAGCCAGGTTCAACAATGTAGGTCATATTGTCGTCTGTGTCCGGATAGATATTGAACGCTTCAAAGAATGCTCGTGCTTCGAGCTCGTCCTTGAAATAGAGATCGAGAAGATCTTTGATAGGCTTATCCGGGTTATGAGCCTCATAGATATAACCGCCTTTGATGATGTAATTTTCTGCACCATTGATGACGATTTGACCATCTTTCTCGATAAAACAATTCGGGTTTCTCATATTTTTAACCTCCTAAAATTTTTGATAGCTACTCGAGTTTCACTATCATTCTATTATATAATATATAACTGAGATAGCAGAAGAAAAATTGTAGAATCTTCGTACTATCTCAGTTATGATATTCATCAAACAAAAATTGCGTTATTCTTAGAATCAATAAAGCGAGTGTGGTAAACCATAGTATTCGTATGAGGGATTCTCTCAACCAGAACCATGTAGTTCCACACGATATGTTTTTTGTAGTTGGATACTACCCAGATAGAATTCCGAATATACCGAGGATCCTCATCTGGATATTCTGTATCATGGAGAGAAGATTCGATTACGTCATAGTCTTCTCCAAGATATTCTTTTACGACAGCCTTGAATGTCTCGAAGCTGGAAAATGGATACTGGGTAATAGAAATTTCCTCAGAGTATTCTTTGTTGGAAACCTCTGTACCGACAGGAATATCATCACCATACACATCTTTAATCTGATAAATATTATGCCATTTATCAGAAACGATATTTGTGATAGGATCAAGAACTGTATGCTTTTTTGGAATGACACTCTTTGCGATAGGATACTTCGTTTCACAGATTGGATAGGTGTGATACAGTTCCCCATCACTCATCACGTAAATACCAGTAACGGTGAACGGAGTGTATTTGCAGAATCCATCAAATGCTCCAGTAAAGAGATTTGTGGATTCATTGACGTTAATTGCTCGGCAATTGTGGCCGTTAAAGAGATAATTATTGTTCCTTAACTTTGAGGTGCTACGTCCAACGAGAAAGCAAATTACTTTTGCAGCGTTCTCATATGACGTGAATGTCATCTGATGAATGGAATCAATGAATCTCCATGAACCACTCTTGGATACTCGGAAGATATCGTTTGCACCGAAAGAGCAATAATATCCATCGGTATTTCCGTTGATAAGGATACCTTTTCGATGAGGTTTCGTTCCCTCAATATCGGTATCCCTTCTCATGAACATGATGAAGTATCCACTTCGATTATCCCCAATGATATGAGCGGTGAATTCAAGATCACCGCCTTCATATAAATAGTGCCCTTTCTCAACACTAAAAAAGTCATGCGGATTTCGGTCTGTTCTTAATTCACTTGCGAAATGAACAGCAAATCGACGAAGTGCAACGTCACATTCGTCTTTTGATTCGAATATCATATCCTCAAAAGGATTGTATTCTGTGATAGGATTCTCGATATCTGGCCTTTCATCATCACCAGATTCTTCGCTGAATCCGTCTTCTTTATATTGAAGAGATAAGATATTTCCCCAATTGTCTCGTTTAAATTTCAAATGCGGAGTTACTGGTTCCAATGTAATCTTTTCTTCAGCAATCATTATTTTTTACCTCCTATTTGGAAAAATAATATAAATAAGTGTCGGTTGTCAAATAATAAGCGAGAGCTTTATACAAACGACAAGTTAGTAATGCTTTATTTTAATACTGAAAGGAAAGTGATTTTTAATGAATACTGATCTCAGGTTATTCATTTATGAGCAGTATGGTAATGGTCAAATTGACCGTGAGACTGCACGCGCGCTTATTTCAAGAATTTCTGGACCCGAATATTATGAGCGGGCATATCTGAATGCAATGGCTGAAATTGACGCAGCCGAATCTGCATTCATGGAGTCTGCTCTTGACTATGCAAACGGCTATGCCGACCAGTTTACTTTTGAGGCTCAAGCTGAAACGCTTGGTCAGAAGATCAGTAATGCTTGGAAGTCTTTCTGCAAATGGGTAGCTGAAATGTGGGATAAAGCATTAAAAGCTATCGGTATTCGTAAGAAAGAGCCTGATGTTAAGGGCATGGTAAAAGAAAAGTTTGATTTGCTTAAGAAGATCGAAAAAGATCTTTATAAGGTAAATGTAAACCTCGATAAGCATCTTATTCGTGCAAGTGGAGATCCGAACGCTTCGATGATCAATACGGTTAAATCTGTAACAGATGCGAAGGAATTGCATGATATTGCAAAACAGCCTTGGTATATGGATCTTCTTACCATTTCTGATTTGATCAGTAGCGTTTTTACGAAAAGTTTTGCAATTGCAAAGAAGTCTGCTTCACACGTCGTTGTTGGATTTGGTACGGTTGCCATCGTTGTCATGTCAATTAAGAAGGTAGTTGGAGTTATCATTGATAAGCTTTCGAATAAGGGCAGCGATGAGCAAAAGAAGAAGGCCATGCCTCTTCTGAATAAAATTCTCAAAGCTATTTTTGGATGGGCTATCCCGAAAAACGAAAAGAAAGGCGATAACCAGAATAACGATGCATCTGGGTCTGGTTCTCAATCTCTCGAAGATTTACCGGATAATTATCTTATTAACGCACTGCAAGATTCATTCAGAGAATATGCAGCATTAAAGATTCTTAAGAAACAAGACAGCGGCTATAATTTCTCTTCTACTGGTTTTGATGTCTTTTACGACGACTGGGAATCTAAAGTTAAGAACGATTCTGCACCAGAAGGATCTCCTTCTGTTGCTTATGTGAACGGAGAAATTAATTATACGATTTCTGATCTTAAGAAATCAATCGAGCCTATGAATGTGTCGAGAGATGAAATCATTAGCATCATCAAGACAGTTAAGGAAAATCAGGGAAAGGAATATACGATTTCAAAGTCTAATGCTATTGGTCAAAGAATCGTCGATGTTCTTGTCGCAGACCTTGGCTATAAGGAGCTTATTGGAAAGGCTAGAAAAAATCCGAATCCTGGCCAAATGAATGCAATCAAAGCCAAAAATCAGGAAGTAGCTTCCCTATATGATAAATTCCAGGGTTTTAAATGGATTAAAATCGTAAGTGATACTCCTGCAAATTAAATAAAAAGAATCTGGATATGATGACATAATCGTCTATCATATCCAGATTCTTTTTATTTATTTGGCTGCAAAAGCTTCTTTCTCAAGAGCAAAGAGATAATCTGCTTCTTCTTTACCGACGAACTCTACGGTTTCATCATACGGAAGATACATTTTCTTTGCAGGCATATCATGAAGCTTTAAATGCCGCTGGTTGTAGTAATAGCAAATTGCTAAAACCCGACCTTTATGGGCATTGCAGATATTGGTTGATCTCTTATTGGGAGTGCCATACATCTCATAGTTATCACCAGAGCACCATGCGCACCCACCAGCAACAGGACAAGTTAAGCACTTTTCAGGTGACTGGCTTGTTCTCGTGATTGCTTCAAGTTCATTCTTCAAAGCAATCGTTCTCTCTGTATTATAGATGCCGTTAAAGCAATCGCCAATACACATTTTCTCTGCAAGCTTATTTCCTACAGAGATAGGTGCATACCGAAGACAAGGATAGCATTTACCATCTGGTGCAAACATGAGCATTTTACCTGTTCCGCCACACCAGTTACTATCGCTATCGGAAGGCTCACCAGTAGCTTCACCATCGAGAATTGATACGTAAGTATCATCTCCAATGTCAATGAGGATATCAGCAAGCTTCTTTAACTCGAAATAAATATCCCGAGCATCCGAAATGGTATATACAGGCTCAAACGCATAGTTACACATGATATCGACACAGCCGAGGTCATGCATGAACTTTACGCTTTGTGAAAGATATTTTGTTGAACCGGGAGTGAATGTCATCTTGGTTCCAGTAACACCATAACGATCACGAATATTGATGAAAGCTTTCAGTGCTTTTTCAAATGAACCATTACCGTACTGGTCAATACGGTATTTATCATGAAGTTCCTGAATACCGTCAATCGAAACTGACGGAGAGATAATTTCATGATACTTCTCCATGAGATGCTGTGTCTCTGGCGTAAACCAGAGCTGGCCATTTGTTGCGAAAGATACTCGACTGAATTCAATCAGTTCAGTATACCCACGTCGTGCTGCAGTAATCATGAAATAGTCAATGATCTCTTCCATTAACTTTGCTTCCAAAAGAGGCTCTCCTCCAATGAAATCAAAGATAATCGCTTTTGTATCATGACTGATCACCATATTGGGATCATTCTTTTCATACATGTCAAGCACAGCATCGACACATCGTTTTGCGGTATAAATGCTCATAGCACCATCACACTTATTGTGCTCATAGCAATAAGAGCATCTTAAATTACATTGGTTGGTGACCTGAAATGTCACCGATCTTGCGATAGGTCCTTTAGCAGACTTTCTATATCTGCTATAAAGTCGAGAGATAACGTCGTGATAACCAACGTCATGCCGTCTTACTCCTGCCATGTGAATGTCACCTCGTCAGTGATAAAATCAAAGTTTGTTACCATGTCATGCGGGCGATCGGGAAAATACTTCCCAATTACCTCATTCTGAACGAGAGTAAAATCCATATCCGCTTTATAGAAGTCGCCCTTAACGGCCTCTAAGATTTCTCGTGCGTCTGAATTATTTGCACCGTTCAGCTGACGAGTGAGAATATCAATTAAATGCTCAATAGCTTTTCGAGTATAGAAACGGCTCTCCACAGCTGTCATTTCTTCAGCTGGGATCTCGACCATCATCTTCTTTTCCATAGCAAATCCTCAAACTTATGCCGTCGTAGTGAATCGTTTTCAGTTCTTCGAACTGATCACGCAATTCAATACTACGCTCAAGGCATTTTACAAAATATGTGAAATTGAAATAATCGTCTTCACTTTCTGTATTCAACGTGAACTGAAGACGAACGACAACAGCAGAGCAAATGATGTATTGAGCCCATACGATTTCCCGAGTAGTAGGTTCAATCTCCAAGAATTTTTCAATGGGAGTATCATCGTTTACGATCAGTTTCGAATAGTGAACATCGAAGCAGAAAGAATAGATTGCAAGTGCATAACTATACATCTGCTTTTCGATATCAGTCAGATCAATTGTATCAAGCACGTCGTTAATGACGTCGATTGCATGAGTACAGATCTGAAGATGCTTAGCAAAGTTTTCACAAAGTCCCTTGTTCTTGAAAATCGTGAAGTAGCAAAGGACATTGAAGAATCGAGGAGTTTTCTTATCAGGAGGGCAAAAACGATCAAGCTCTTCCTTAAACTCTTCTTTTGTGAACTCTTGATCTGTAACAAGCGCTAAAAGGCATTTGTGTATAGCATAGGTCAAATTATATTTATCCATTCGAGGAATAATTCGTTCTTCCATGTGCTAACCTCCAATCCTTACCATTTAATGTTGCCACAGAAGCTATCACAGTCATTACTGCAAGCAGCTTCATCATTGCAATGAACAGAACAGGTACCAGAGCAGTCACTGTCCCAACACTTACTGGAGCAAGTGGTACCGCAGCTGTCGCAACCATTGCAATCACCATCACAACCAGAACAACCACCAGAGCAGTTATTTGAGCACGCTCCACCGCATGAACCGGAGCAAGAGCCAGAGCACGTACCCTTACAAGTGTTATTACATGAACCAGTGCAACTTCCAGTACATGTGCTTGTACAGTTGCCTGTGCAAGTGCCTTTACAGTTCGTATAGCAGCCAGAACTGCAAAGACCACTGCAAGAGGATCTACAACCAGTATCTGAGCTTGTAACGTTCTTACCAGAAAGAAGTGCGACATTCCTTGCCGCATCTACAAGAGTTGATGCTGTAACAGCAGCACCATTACCTGGAGTAGTGCTACTGCCAGTAACAGCATCCATAGGCTGCGTAATCTTTGTGATATGCTCACGAAGAATCTTACCACCAGTAGCAGGATTCGTGGAATAGTTATAATTTGATCCATTATAACCACTCATGCTACCGGTGCTCCTAGAGTCACTACGGCGATTGATTTCATTCTTCACCAGATTTTTCAAAGAGGTGAAATCAGCAGCAGTAATCTTTGAACCTTGACTTGCCATTTCACATCACCCCTTTACCCGAATCTTTACACGACGAATATCTGTCCGATCATCGTCTTCTACGACATAGCCAACAACGCGCTTATGCGGAATATTCTCGTCGTCAGTAGCAATACCGACACCGGGAATGTCAGACACAATAATTGTGTCTCCACGATGCACGGGACCGGTTACTTTACACATAACACGTCCTGCAAGGGATACGGGAATATATCTCTCAAGGTTTTTCTCCACATAATTCCCATCATCAACCTTATCACCACCAATAAGCATCGCATACTCATCGGAATGGACACCAGCAACAATTTTACTTGTTGCAGTTGCTTTGATGTAAGATTCATGATCAGAAGAAAGATCGAGTGCTACGATATCACCAGGTTCAGTGGCTTCGCCACGAGGGAAGAACTCGGCATAGTCATTATAGACTGCATTATAGACAGCATTTGCTGTAACAGAATTAGCACTAATTGCGCCAGTACGGCAATTTATACCAACTGCAGTTTTGTTCGTATATGCTTGACCGGCACAACTCGTTGTGAATGAAACACCATTCCAAGAAGAAATCTTAATATTATTAATAGCACCACCGACTCCATTTGAGGCATCGTTATCACCATCACTGATAATAGAGGCACCGAGCGCATTCATAGAGATGCTACTATGAGTATGTGAGCCAGGCGCATAGTCACCTGCGTTTTTTGTTACAATTGTGCCAAAAGCACCATGCTTGCAGTAAGCAAGGTTTGATGCAGATTCAGAATACGCGCCATTCCAATATGCTATAAATGACATAGTTGGGACATATCCATCGTCTGTAGCATTATCTTTCCAGCCAGAATCACCGACCGATGATTTCGATCTAACAGATTTTGCACAAGCGTCTCTGAGAGTATACCCACAGGGTGTCATAACACCAGATTTCATATAAATTGGATTACTACTACCACCAATCGTCGAAGTCGATGCTGTCGGAATTCCTGCATTTAAGTAAATGAAGTTTGCCGCATTACCAACGCCGGATGATCCAATCTTATTTGCTACTTTAGCGCTATCTGCCGTCGTTGCTGTCTCGGCACGGTCTGCATATGTGACGCTTGCTTCGATCTTATCTTTCAGTCGTAACATATCCGTCCTCCTTAGCTCAGTCTTCTGAAGTTAAAGGTAACACTTGTAGCTTCAGTAAAGGCTTGTTTTGCGGCGATTTGAAGCGTCAGATGAATAGAAGTAGTGGAACCGTGACGGAGCGTACGGAGATAAACTTCGTTAGTGCTATCAGCGTGACCTGCATTATGAAGAAGGATTTCATCGCTGTTATCGGAATTTGTCACACCTGAGTACCAGGTCATGATTCCAGACCAAGCTTCATCCCATATTCCAGCAGGATTAGCATTTATACGCATATACACAGCATACATACCACTATCAAGATCGGCATCAGTAATACCAGTATCCATCCAATCAGTGGTCACTTTGAGTGATTTTGTGATAGTTTTAACGGTAGGAACTCCATCCAATTTCGATTTATCGGATGCACTCATGTATCCTTCCGAAGCAGTTGTTGCATTCGGATAAGAATACGATGTACCGTTTAATTTTACATAAATTTTTTTATTTGCCATAAGATAACCCCTCCATAGGTCAATATGTAGTAGGTAATCCTATAAACAAATGCGTAAACGCATTTGTTTATAGGATTACTTCGTGTACAAGGGGTAATTTCTATGGCAAATAAAACATTACAACTCAAAATTGGTAATACAACTTATCGTTCTTCTGTAGATAATACGCTTACCAATGAAGACTTAAATAATGTAACACTTCCTGGTTTATATAACGCTGAAGGTAGTAATTCAGTCACAAATAAGCCAAGTGGTATTGACCACTTTGGCTTATTAGTTATTCATAGGGCAAGTGGGTCGTATTATATTCAAATCATTTACAATGATTCGAAATCTTACCGTCGCTTCTGTGTTAATGGTACATGGGGCAGCTGGACAGAAGATAAGCTTACTGATACCACGTATACTTCCCTTAAAAACCCCTGCGCATTGACTCTGAAGATTAACAGCGCTAGTGGCATTGCATACGATGGATCTTCACCAATCACGTATGACGTCACAAAAACTGCTCTTGGTCTGAATAAAGTCGACAACACTGCCGATTCTGCAAAGAATGTAAAAACAGCAACTAAGCTTCAGACGTACAAGGCCGACAGCACTACAGAAACATACGGCGACAGTTATCCGGCTTATATGCAGTGGCAGAGTGATGATACACTAAAACTGATTTGTACCGGTTATAAAACAAGAGTAGATATGGCTGATTCCGCCCTCCCATTATCGGGTGGAACTCTTACCGGACAAGTTAATTTTGGATCAGGCTCATACTATGTAAGAGCAGATGGCACTGCTAATTTCAGGACAGTCACGGGCGCAGTCTATAATGACTATGCCGAGTTCTTCCCTCGTGGCGAAGCCACTGAACCTGGTGATATCGTAGCACTCGATCTTTCTTCTGATCATGAATCTTACATCAAAGCAACTGCAACAAGTAAAATTGTTGCTGGTGTCCATTCCGATGAGTATGCGATGCTTATTGGTGGTGATAAGGTTGATGATGGGAATTATGTGGAGAAAAACCTTGAGAGATATATTCCCGTATCCCTTGCAGGACGTGTCTTCTGCAAGTGCGTTGGTAAGATTCACCGTGGCGATACGATTGTCGTATCGGATATTCCCGGTGTTGGACGAGCAAAATTACCCAACGATTATGTGGAAAATACACAGATCGTTGGATATGCAGTGGATGAAGACATGAACGAAGAAATTCGTCGAGTCCGTATTCGGGTAAAGGGGTGATGTGAAATGGCAAGTCAAGGTTCAAAGATTACTGCTTCTGATTTTACCTCTTTGAAAAATCTCGTCAATAGCGAAATTGGTCGGCGAGGTAAAGAAGAAGGTACTGAGCAGAACCAGAGTTACGGAAGTTTATCTTCTTATTCTGGGTCCGGTTATCAATATACTACCACTCCTGCTGCTGGAGTAAAGATTGCTACGGAGCATATTACAAAGATTACAACACCAATCGGTGCAATCAATGGATCAACTCCTTCCTTTTCCAGTGGAACTGTGGTAAGAGCATCCGATATTGCAAATGCCGCAAATACACTGAGTGGACTCACTGTCATTAAGGAAAACGCTTCCTCCAGTGGCTGTGCCGGTAAATGCAGTGGACTTTGCTCTTCTGGATGCAATACAACATGCTCAAGTTGTTCCAGTGACTGCGGCAGTGGATGTGCAGCTTGCTCTAGCGGTTGCGCTAATAACTGTACGAATACATGTTCAGGCGGCTGTTCAGGTAGCTGCGATGGCAATTGCTATGGCTGTTCTGGCTGCGACGGATGCAGCGATAAGTGTAAGACAGATTGTGAGGGTCAGTGTAAAGATAGCTGCCTAGCCACTTGTGCTAGTGATTGTGCTGGATCTTGTAGATTAACATGTCTCGTAATGTGTGGAAACTGCCAAAATTCTTGCGATAATACATGCTCTGGTCATTGTGGAGTTAAATGTACAGATAGCTGCGACAATGACTGTACTGGACAATGTAAGGGATGCTCAGGTTCTTGCGAAGGTAGTTGTGAGGGCGGCTGCCAGGGTAGCTGTACTGGTGGTTGTAATGGTTGCTCAGGTAGCTGTAGTGGATGTTCCGGTAAATTCTTATTTTAATAGACCATGTGGAATGAGGTGCTATAAGTGAGCGTTTATAAACCAAATAATGATCACGAACTTAAAAAAGTTTTCATAGAAAATACCCCGATCATTAAGTTCGTTTCCCATGATGTGTTTGAAGACAACGATTGGAAAGAGTTCATGCAGCAATGCCCTGATGGTTCGAATCAGTTCGAATGGTGCATTTGGGCCGCTGGAATTTTCCGTTGCGATAATATCATGGATGATAAGTTTGACACATACGCAGCATACTGTGCATCCGTGATTCAAAGCATTGCAAAAGATTGCAATGTGGAATGCTCTGACGATCGTATGATCGTTCTTGCATATGGTCTCGCAGCACGTACTTTCAATTTTGAAGCTGCAAAACTTGAAAAGTCCGACTATAATTTTGATGCAATGCTTAATGCATCTGATTACGAATGCACCGATGATATTGATTTCTTATCAATGTGGGAAATGCTTGTCATGACTATTCGGTTCATTCGTGTTCTTGACCCGTCAAATGTCAAAGCACTGATCAAAGTCATGAAAAAGGTAAATTCCATTCGTGATAAGTATAATGAAGTATATACCCGAATGAGTAACATGACAGCTAATTATTAATATACTTTAGGGAGAGTGCACATTTATGAAAATTATTAGCATTACGACTCAAGAAAGCGAAGCTGTTGAGCGGGCCTATTATGAGTCGCAATCATATGAATCCATCGTTTCTATTCTCTGTAGAGAATTGAATGAAAACGCAAATCCTTTAACATCTGAGATGCTCCATCATTATATCGACTTGTGCAAAACTGCAAAGATGCGTCTCAAATTGACGCAAGACAAGGTAATTGGCAGATACGTCGATAAGTCGGAGTTCAATAATGCCCCGGTAACATTTGATTTTGAGAACGAGGAGATGTTGGTATCAGATGAAAAAGCATAATAAGCGTCTCTATGAAGAGTATACTGATATGGTCCAAAGGCTGTATAAGAAAGACTTTTATATCAGCGGAGCATTATCAGCATTGAAAATTTGCAGATATGTGACTTTTCAGATCACGAATGCTTGCAATCTTCGGTGTTCTTATTGCTATGAGCACAATAAGAACTGTGGAGCTATGAGCCTTGATACAGCCAAGAAAGTCGTCGACTATATTCTTGACCTGTATGCTGACAACACATCTGATTTCATCTCTCAGCAAACAAAGGGCGTTGTCCTTGATTTTATCGGCGGAGAGCCTCTTCTGGAAGCTGAACTGATTGAGCATATTTGCGACTATTGGTTCGAGCAGTGCTATAAGAGAGACATTCCTCTCGGCCCGTTTACAAGAATCTCGTTTGCTACAAATGGTAAGGCTTGGTTTGAGCCTGCATCCATGCATCTATTTGAAAAATACCATGATATCATGTCGGTCACAGTATCTATTGATGGTGTTCAAGAACTCCATGATATGTATCGTGTTGACAGCAATGGAGTTGGAAGTTTTGAGATGGCTTGGCGAGCTTTTCAAGATGCAAAAGCTCGATATGGCTGGCTTAATTCCAAGATGACATTTGTCCCTGGATCAATCAAATATCTGTACTCCAGCGTGAAAATGATGATTGATGAAGGGTGCACTTATATTCATGGTAATTGTGCATATGAGCCCATGTATACAAATGAAGATGGGAAAAACTTGTATAACGAGCTTAAGAGACTTGCCAATTATATCATAGATGAGCATCCGGATGTATTCTTTGCAATGTTTAATCCAGATGAATATGGTGAAGCAGTGGATTTAGAGCATGATGATAACAACTACTGTGGTGGTACAGGAAATATGTTATCATTTGCTCCAGACGGTAAAGCATATCCATGTATTAGATATGCGCCCATTTCTATCGGAAATGAGAAAGCTGCTAAGGTATGCTTTGGCGATGTCAATAATGGTGGACTATACGCAACCGAAGAACAACGCAAAATTAAGCGTGAGTTGGATGCTATCACATTGACATCGCAGTCTACAGACGAATGCATCAATTGCCCTGTATCCAAAGGATGTGGATGGTGCTCTGGATATAATTACGAAAAATATGGTACCGCAAATAAGAGATATACGGGAATTTGCAAAGCACACAAAGGTAATGTCCTTGCTGTGTACTATTATGTGAATACTCGATATCTTAAACTTGGCGATACTGAACCGAAGAAGATTAAGCTTCCTTATGACGAGGTAGTAGAAATTCTCGGTAAAGAAGAAGCTGACAATCTTTTCGCCCTTGAAAAGGAAGCTTTTTCTCACTACGAAATGTAAAATAATAAGCACACAAGCTGTGATTTTTATATCCGGCTTGTGTGCTTATTTTTGTATATCATAGCAGACGGTTAAGTATGAAAGGAAGTGTTTACCATGACAAAAGTTTATTCTGTGGTTACTTTGATTGGTGGTTATGGTCCTGAGATAGAATCATCTTATTTTGATCATGATAGAGCAGTCAATCATCTTTATGAACTTTGCAATTATTATAATGAAGAAATGCGTAATGATCATATACCGGCTGCTGAATGCCATGAGCCGTATGAAGTTGATGAAAAGGCTGAGACGATATTTTACCCAATAAAATATAAAGATTATCCTAAACTTAAGCATATGATTATTACAGCATATATTAGAGAATTGGAGGTTCAATAATATGAAAATTTATGCTATCGTATGCAGAAATGGTGATTCCATGTGGGTAGATGATAAAACCTTTACTACAATAGACGAAGCAGCCTTATATGCTTGCCGTTCCATTTCAAGCCCCGTGTTGTGGAAAGTATGTCCGATTAATGTGGATATCTCTAATGAGATGAATGTCTCTGATACACTAATTGAACAGAATAAGGATGTCTTGGTTGAAATTTTCTATGATCCGAGGAATCACTTAGGTACTAGACAGGTTGTCTCTCCTTCTCATATAAAGTATTACGCGCTTCCTACAGAGCAAGGCGATATCAATAATCTTAAAAGAGGCTTAGTGCACCGTAGTTATCAAGGGCTTGAAACGCTTGATGATGAGCATACCATAAAGATCATTATATGAAAACACCAAATTAACGTAGAGAAAGAAGGAACTATCATGGGAATACAAGAGACTATTGTGGAAGCATGTGGCGATGATCTCATTACTTCAACGGAAGCAATCAATTTATTTTCCATTGTAACGGAATCCGAAGTAAGTAAAGTTGATAAAGACTTTAAACCGAAGGAAAGTATGAAATTGTCATCTTTTCAGAAAATCCATATTACAGAATCCATCATTGAAGAATATAAAAGTAAATATCCGGATCTAAGTCATGTAAGATGCAAAGATACAGATACATACAAATGTGATGGATATATGTGGATGGATGGAGAAAATCTAGTATGTCACGTAGGATCATGTCAATACTTGGATGATAAAACAAAATGGATCGTATCGCTTGAAATAACGAAAAACTATAAAGGCCATGGATTATCAAAACAACTGATTGATTATGCCGTGAAGAATATGAAGTGCAAATATTTATCAATGGATAAGAGCAATAAACTCGCAAAGATGATCTATGATGAATATGGGTTTAGAGTGTATCAAGAAGACAAGAAAATGTACTATATGACGCTGGATAAAAATCCAGTAAAATTATGATAAGATATAAATGATTCCAGTATACTATATTCTTTAGTATACTGGAATCATTTTGGTGAAAATTATAATGATATATTATACATCTGAAGAGTAGTGAAGCGAAGTAACTACTAAAATTATTTGGAGGTTTAACTATGAATAACTACAATCTGACTGAAGACAATAGCATCTTACGCAGCATTCAATATATTCTTCCGAAATCTCAGCTTGCGAATGGAGTAGCTAAGATTCTTCTTGGGTCGCATTTTAACGAAGAAAAGACAAATGAATCGGCTTACCAATTCGTTATGGATCCGTCTGATCTTAACGAAGCTGAACCTTATATCCGTGCAATTTATCCTAAGATGGACGAAACTCCTGGCACGGTATTGATTGCTCCTAATCGTGCAACGATCCATGAGTTTGAAGGTAAAACTTATTTCATCTTCGATTATCACAAATTCTTCGGAATTTTGAATATTGAAAAGGAAACCAATACTGTCATCGAAGCTGTGGTGTGTATGGCTAGATCTCTTACTCCGCGAATTCTATACAGCATGGCCGATGCTATTCAGTTTGATCCGGAGTTCATTATCAATATTCAGCCGAAGTTATCTGTGTTAACAACATCTAAAGATTCCCTTCTCCATAAAGTCGAAACCGAAATTCTCCCGACTCCAAGTCGAAAGGTGTGGTTGACTGTGGCTGGGTTCGTTGCTGGCCGTGTATACACGCTGCTTCCCAAGAAGGAAGATGGCTATAAACACTATTCCACAATAGAAGTAGTCAACTCAAATCAGTCTGAAATGCTTCTGAACTATTTCAATTGCAGCAAAGGTCCTAGTAGTCAAGTCACAAAATTCAAAACTGACACATCTGTTGCAATGGTGTATCCGACTTTAAAAAGCAAAACGGAATTATACGGTGTCATAAAGTTAAAAGATTTCTTTGCAATCTTAACGATTGATAAAAAGACGCATATGGTTATGGAAGCCATTGGAGGTGAATATGACTCTGTCACAATTGCGCAGTTGAGAAAATCTATGGAAACCATTGGTGTTCCGCATAGATGGATGGACTTTTTCTAATAACAAGGAGGTTTTAATATGAAAACAGTTAACTTCGGAAGCCGTATGGCTTACATCGACAGTCTCTTCCCAGATTCTGATGAGAAGAGACTGTCTGCTGTCCTTTATGGCGCATCCGTCGAAAGCGTTGATGACTATGGCACTACCATTAAGCTCAACCTCGAGGATGAAGAAATTAAGAAACTCTGTGACGAATGTGAATTCGACGTGAACGAGGGTAACATCGTTTTCACTTGTGATGAGATTGATAGCGACATCTGGGAAGACAATGATAGTCTCATCTATATCGTTTCTCGTCCCAATGGCGTATGGTTCTTCACGGTCGATTTTAATTCTGACACAGTCGTGGAAGTCACTGGAGTTTCAGCAACTGACTTTAATCTTATTATGATGTGGGAAGTTGTTCGATGCATCAATATCGACTGGGATGGTGTTTTGCACATCATCATGTGAAGGTAAAGAGGTTATATTATGATTGAAAATATGATGACGCTTCAGAAGATGGATTATCCAGCATCTTTGATTGGAGCAATAAAGCAAACTATTCCAATTTGGTATACGAGAGAGAATGGCGTTCTCGGCTTATCTCCTCTTAGCGATAAAGAAATCGCTGATGCTTTTATCCAGGCTGAGAAAGACATATCCAATGGTACAAGTTATCTGGAGATGTATTTCAAAGATAAAAAAACAATGCAGGAAATTTCTGATACCTATGAAATTTCTCGCTATTTGGGGATGCTGCTGTTACAAACAGCTTTGACTTTCTCCCTTCGAATTGGAAATCCTGTGTGTAACAGGCCATGATATAGATATCTCTCTCCCAAGGAATTCCAGAGAAGAGATCAATATCAATCGGATGAACTTCAACGACTCGCTCATCTTCTTCATATTCCTCTGCCTGTGCCTCAGCACTCTCTTTTGTGAAGTATGCCGTGTGTACAGCGTTGACAAGATACGAAAAGTTTCCATCTTTTCCAGTAACCTTATCTGCATAGAGGATTACATAGATAACCACAAAATCACATCCTTAAAATACTTTAATAATTTCCAGATAGTAAATATTCTTTCCTTTTAAACCATCTGAATTTTCAAAATCGACGTGAAGAGTTTCGCTATTGATTCTTTTCACGTCGAGCTTTTTGCCATCCTTCCCAACGTATTCTTTGAAGGTCTTCTCCATATCATCAAAATATGAAACGGCATCATCCCCATCAAAGAACCCGTATACAGGAGCAACGTGAAGAAGGTCATTGGTTACGGCATTGAATGTCTTACACATGACAAGGGCAACTGGTGTAATTTTTTCTTCTTCCATTGATTATACTCCTGTGTACGGATGAGAGAAAAGATTCTCACAAGTATTGCTGAGAATTTTCATGTCATCAAATAGATTCGTGCCATTGATCAGATTACGACCTTTGATACGGAAAGCGACTCTATAGTCCTTATTATCCGTTCCAGTCCAATTTGCAAAGATCTGGTTCATATCATCATTGCACGTAACGTTTGCACCGCGTTTGCTAAGTTCTGCAGCAATCACACCAAGGTAAAACGTCGCGTAGCAATGTTCTTCGAACGTAAGATCGCCGACCATGACTCCAATATTCGTAAAGATATCCTTCGCGTCTCCATGGTTTGTAACACGCAAGTCATACACGATGACATAGTAACTCTTAGTCGCCATAAGTCACGTCCTCCTCAGAAGATTTCTCATCATACGGATTTTCTGCATCAGGGTTATCCTGGAAGTGATCCTCTTCCTTTTCCAGGTCATCAGGATCGTAATCAGCCATCACGGTATTGGTTGCAGCGTAGGTTGCGGTAATATCCTCCATGTTGGACGGAGTACCAATGCAAGGTCCAATCCAAGTGGGATGAATCTGCAACCATGCGGCAGTACCAACACGCTTCTTCTCATCGAAGTCGAAGAGATAAACAGCATTCTCACCAATGTACTGAAGAGAGATGATGTCATTCTCAGGGTTGCTCATCAGGTCATCCAGACCTTTCTTCATAGCATCCTTCGCCTTGTCATAGGTATCGACGAAGGAGACGAGCTTAATATCGGGAGGATCCATCTTGATGTCTTTCGTATCATGCATCAGATCACGGCTCATCGTGCAAAGGGTTACAATGTAGGCTTCATTCATTGTCATTTCCTCCAATAATATCATTCGTTGATTTTTCTTTCAAAGAAGTTTGTGGCTTCTTTACGACTCAGCTCATGATGATAATGAACATGAGTCTTTCCAACATGGTAAATCGTAGACGTTTTATAGGGTTCGCCAATTGTAGAATACCGGGTCATATTGCAAATCAACATGTTCCCGTGCTCAAGGATTTGGTTATCCCTGGAGATATAGTATTTCTGATTGTAATCACCACCTTCATTTTCTCCAGGGGTTAATAAATCCATGCTCTTCTTGATTGATCTGAGTTTCTCTTTTGCATCAGATCGACTGGTAAATGCATCGTCTTCTACACGCATACTCACAACTTGGCTGTTGATGTATGATGTAACTGCGATGACATACACATCCATTCCCATAATATTTACTCCAAATAGTCTCTTTGCTTGATCTTGTTAAACCAATAGCAAGAATTCGTTTCGTTTCCTTCTGCATCTTTCGATGTAATGAAAAGATGGAGAGGATCGGTACGTTCAACATGAACGAACGTTTCCGGATTCGCTCTAAATGTATTTTCAAAGCTATCCAGAATATGAGCGCACTCTGCTTCACTTTCAGTATAAGTATCACCAATCGTCTCAGTAACAGGGCCACCAGGCACGGTAACATACTGCGTATACATCCTGATGTACTTTACAGGCTCAAGATCTCGAGTGATAAGATTGGAAAGAAGATAATCACAGGCCACAGAAGATGCTCCAGCATTAACAAGACGATTGAGAAGATCTCTAAGAGATGTGATGTGAATTACCTGAGCTTGCTTGATTTCAAATGTACGGGAGTTATATGCAACAAATGCGATGTAGCAATAGTGAAGAAGATATACGTTAATCTTCAGACAAGGATCCTCGTCGAACTGGAATTCCGGTGCAAGATCGACGATTGGCTTAGACCCAGCCCATGGAGCAGCATTCTCACGAAGATAATCGTCGTTCTTATCAATGTGATAATCTTCGCCGTTTTTGATAGACTTACCAATATGATTCGTGCAATAATTCCCACATTGATAAATGCACTGAAAGAACTGCTCAAATTCGAATTGACGAATAGCTTCGTATTCCTGAGGAGATTCCTCGTTAATAAGTTTCATCATTTCATTAAAGTCCTCCTTTGATATATCAAGAATGGAATGTCATCTTGCCATTCTTATCCAAATCAATATTGAAGCAATATCGAACGGATTTACCACTGTGATAAGAATTATAGGTTTTCCTCACTCCATAGTATGCAACGACATGAGGAATTTCATTCTCATCCAATTCACATACTACGTGCCCAGACATATTCCGAAGATTCACTGCATTTGGCCACGATATTTCGAGTTGCACGAATGTGTATCTGTCTCGCCGAAATTCTTTATTATCCTGATCGCTAAATACAACTGTAAAGCTGTCATTGCAACCGATAATAGAACGCTTAATACCCTTTGAGAAAAGATTCCATTCCTTATCAGCAGCTTCCATCATGATACGGTTGAAGTAAAGCCTTGCCAACGGCATTTTCATCCAAAACGTGGAATAGACGAAAGAATACTTTGGAGCATACTTTCCATCCAAAGACTCCTTCTTTTTAAAGATTGCATACACGGTCGCAGTAGGAGACATTTTGCATCAGTCCTTTCAATATTTGCGTCCTTACCAGAGAGAAAATCTCTTCACGGTACCAACACACCAGTGCTTAGTTCTTTTACCATCAGGAGTTAAAGTGTACCATTCCTGATGAAAGAAATCATCACTACGATGATCGTAAGAAAGATTCTTATTCATATCTGCAACGGTTTTCAGACGTTCTCTTGCTCTTTCCACTCTCCGATAGTGATCATTCTCGGTATAAGTGATACCACCGTCAAGGCGGATCTCAATACCGTAGATGTAATCAGGAGTATCTTCACCAGGATCCATAGTAAGTTTTCCAATCATTTTTCAAGATCTCCTTCCAAGTCTACCATTTCAGAAAATGCGAGTGTGGTTTTCTTAACCCATTCACATCCAGCAACCATCACCGTTTCTTGGCGACGAAGCCGAATATTGCCATCATAAGCATAATCAATGTATACTTTCTCCTTCATGAAATCCGGGTTATATTTCTTATAATACTCAGCTTTCATTTCTTTAAGCCGAGCAATCAAATCTTCTTTTGTAAGATAGATTCGATCCAGTTTATTGATTGCTTGACCGGGTACAATGAATAACGCATATACTTTACGTTTCATTTATGGTATCCTCCAGTGGAATCTCCTTAATCATCATTTCAGGAAATTCCGTATTCGCTTTCTTTTCCTCACCGTTCTTGTAGTCATAAACGGTATAGCACATCATCTTTTCTTCGTCAACAACAACATCCATTTCACCGATGGCCGTTCTCCGAGGATTATCCAGAATGATTTTTCTCTGTTCTTTATAAAGCTCCTGGATAGCGTTTTCTCGATGCAGAAAGATTTTGTCTAACAGATGATCGTAGCTCTTTTCTGCTAACCTAAAGGTACAAAATACAGTCATTTTAGCAACACATCCTTTAATATTCTATCGTCTTTTAGAAAATGGATATCAAAACACTGCCCAACAAAAAAGAAAGGTTGAATCTGTCCTGTCAACATTTCCAACCTTCCTTCTCTCCTACTAGATATTCGAGATTAGTCGAACAGGTTCGGATTTTGTCTTGATGCCATAATGTCGATAGTTAATCGTAGCATCATTAGCATTCTCGACTCTTTGGTATACCTTACCTTCGATATTGGTGTTAATCTCAGCAAGGATATCATTGTAGTGAGTAACCATGAATCTCATCTCCTTTCTTTGGTATATCAATATAATATATCATCGAAAAAGGAGATGAGATTCATCTAACCTTATATGGTTTCACTTAGCATGTCGTCTGTAATGTCTTCATCTTCAATAAGACAAATTTCATCAATGATAGCAGCTTCTTCGACAAAGAGTCCGAAATCATCACTCATATATTCGACTCTATAAGATTCACCAGGATTAAAGACATCCTCATTAAATTTAGTATTACTTTCCTTAATTCTATCATACTGTATTTTGAGAACTTCAGATGCTTTCTCTTTTGTAGAAAAAGCAATATCTGGAGTAGTGTTCTCGTAACAGCTCGTTGTGGAAACTCTGTAAATAGTTTTCATATGATACTCCTTTTAAATAAAAAGACACGTTGAAGAATTCATGCTATATATTCTTCAACGTGTCTTAAATGTACTTCGACGAAATTACTTACTGAAGGTATGACCCTTATAAGTAAATAACTGCGTCAGGTGCTTTCTCTGCCAGGTAGCCTTGCCGTTGGGATTGTGCTCAAAATACAGAGCACCATTCGATTCATCCCAACCGCTTAGAACCAGTTCCAAAGCCTGAGCACTTTCATTACAAAGTTTTGCCTTTGCATAAGTACCGTTATAGTAGGTAGAGAACTGATTCTTCTGTGTGATGATACTCATCACGGAATTCGGGAATCTAGGGGAGTCATAGCGATTCAGGATAACTTTCATAACGAGAGCCATACCTTTCACGCCGTCACATTTTGCTTCAGCCAGAGCCACTCGCTGGAGGGCAACTTTATCGGCTTCAGACAAGTTATATTTTGACTTCTTGGCTGCCGGAGTACTAATCGTTTTTGCAACTGCTACAGGTTTTTCCGCAGGAGTAGCATTTTCGCTTACTTCGGGAACGCTCGTAGAGTCAACGAAAGAACCAAGGCACGGAGGAGTCTCAACAGGAACACCGTCTTCATTATATGCGACGGATTCATCACGAATAGCTGTAACTACTCCAGCGTCTTCGTCAAGGGTCTCTTTATTGTCAATCGTCTCAACCTCAGGGACCTCACTCTTGTCAATCTTATAGCTATCCAGCTTTGTGAAAAGAGTCGTTAGCATCTGGTTGAACGAATACTCGCCACCATCTGCATATGCGGTGATTTCAAAATCATATCCAATGGCAGGGTTGATGTAATCACCCACCATAGTGAAAGTGGAACAAACAACAACGCAAGTCAGAACGCCAATGAGCATATTGGTAGCACTCATTTTATAGTTCTTCTGACGTGCATGTTTTCCAGTGTTGTGCTTGCCGGTAAACACGAAAAGACAAGCAAGAATAATACTTAAAGTAAATACAATCATGGTACACCTCGTATTTCTATTGCCATGTGTTGCTATGAGTAAAAATTGGTATAAGCACATAGACTCTGAGAGAATCAGATATGTCTAATATGCTTATACCAAATACTCATACGAACCTAACTTATGGTTAGTCAGCAAATACCAAATCACTCTTGCTGACAACGGTCTGGTAGAATCCAGATTTGACGATGACACGATCACCGATGACCTTCTCTACCTTATAGGTATTGCGAAGTGCAAACTCAGGAAGGTCAAGACCAGTATAGGTCTTCTTGGTGCCCGGACGGATCTTTACCGTCTTACCGGGAATAAGTTCAATCGCGATGACATCGTCCTTGAGCTTCTCAACATGATCCTGGGTCTTAATCTCAATGGGAGATGCATTGATCTCTTCCATATGATGATTGATAGCAACCACAGGATCCTCCACAGGAACAGTGATGGGCTCACATTCATCGAGAACTTCTGGATTTACTACAGCACCATCAACTTCAACCATTTCAGGTTCAGTCACAGCCATAGGTTCCACAGGGGTTTCCACCGGAGTGAGTTCAACTTCACTTTTTGCTGCTTCCTCGGAGATTGCGGCCGAAACAGTGTTCGGTCGATTCTTCTTAGACATATACACGTCTCCTTTCTTTTGTATTCTAAAAGGGCTTAGGCTATTGTTTTCAGAACGTGAAGCGATAGCCATCATTGACAGTGTCAGAGCAACCCTCTTCCACATAGCCCCAGTCAACCAGATTATTGACGCACTTCTTTACCTCGTCCTTAGAAAGACCAACCGTCTGAGCAATTGCTTTGAAGTCAATCTTCTTAAAGTTGAGAGGATCCTGGCTTCTCTTCAAAAGATTATGATCGAAGCCATTCAGCTCGGTAAACAAGCAAAGAAGAACCTTATACGTCTTCTTACCGAAGTATTCATCGGCTGCAATGTCCAGAAGACGACTCTTCGGAATACTGACGTTATTCGTCTGCTGGTATACGCTTTTATTATTAGCCATTTTTATTCTCCTTGATCTTTAAAAACAAATTTTCGTTGTACGCTAAGACGTACTCTCCAACAAGCTCCTTGTATTTTTCAGAAGCTGCTGGCGCACATCTGAGATGAATGATATAAATACCATCTCGTGCTCGATGCAAGATACTATGCTGCATCTTAATGGATAACTTTACAATGAACCGGACATCTCTTTCGATATCATCGAGGCATTTGAGTTTCTTACTCTTTGGATCAAACACGATTGCTCTCAATGTTTTATCCGTTACCTCGTATGCTGGAATCTTCCATGTTCTTTTGCCGTCTGTAACACGAAGCAAATAAGGCTTTCCGAGTTCCAAACTTTCCACAACATCCATGTGGTTTCACATCCTTTCACTATAAATTAGTCATTCCAATAATAGCTTTAAATATCCCAGTAGATCGAATCAATTGACCTACTGGGATATTACATAATGTCCACACTCTCATTCAATCATGTTTGTAAGAATCCAAAGAAGCGCATAGAATAAGATGAGGAAGACACATGTTCCTGAGTACACCTTAGTTGAATGCTTTGCTTTCACTTTACAAACTTTTGAAAGAATTGCCATATTCACAGCACCGAGTACGAAAATTACAACTGCTACTAGAGGAAGATTTAGATTGATATGAATTGGTATGTACACAGAAAGAATCACCACCTCAAATAGAATTATTTGTCTGTAATGATTCTGGATCATAGAAATAATAACCTCCTTCCGATATTCCAATGATCTTACTATTATAATATATAAACGAAATATATGCAAAAAAGACAGAGCAACTATTGCTGCCCTGTCATTGTTAAGGTGGACGTGCTAGGCATCCAAAGCTTAGCACGTATTCGGACGCCTTGGCATCACTTTGCTGCCTTGGCATGGTTGTTTCCGTTCTTGGGGTTGTTGTTGCTTGCGCCCTGGCTGCTGCCGTTAGGCTTCTGCTTGTCAACATCGCTTTTGGGCTGCTGAGCATTGTTTCCCTGCTCGGTCTGAGTAGCAACAGGTGCAGGATCGGCAGGCTGCTTGCCAGCAGGAGTCTTCTCAGCAGGCTGCTTATCAGCGGGTGCTGCAGGAGCCTGCTCACTCTCAACTTCAGTAGCCGTTGCTTCCACAATCGGCTTCTCAGCAGCCTTGGGTGCAGGATCAGCATGCTGCTCAGTCTGCACGATCTCAGCCACGACCTTTTCTACATGCTGCTCGGCATTCTGCTCATGGACGATCTCAGCCTTGTCATCCTCGGCAGTGCCTTCATCCTCGGCATGCTCTGCGGGCTGTTCGGCATTCTGCTCATCAGTTTCCTCCGAACCGGTTTCAGCGTTCTCGAACTCGCCGGCCTTATTGTGGAGCTTGCAATAAGCCTCAGGCTCGATCTCGAGCATGCTCACGTCAACGACGGGATCAAAGATGCCCTGAACGATCGCTGCACCCGCACCAACAACAGCTGCACCGACGGCGACGGTGCAGACCTGCTCGACGCGTTTGTGATACGCCTCACGAGCCTTGCGGTTGCGGATGCCCTTCTCGTTCTGGAGCATCATCGTGCCAGCGATGCCGGCGCCGGTTGCGACACCGAATGCGCCGGTCTTGACCTTGCCAGCAACGTTCGCAACAGTGGTAGTTGCTTTCTGGCTCGGGGTAATCTGGATGGTAGTCTTCTCGTTAGCGGTCTTCTTCTTCAGCAGGTTAAGCATATTCGTACCTCCTATAGTACATTTGCTTTTGAGGATCATATAAAATTAGTACCTGATGAAGCATCCCCTAATCTTCATCAGGTACTTTAGTGATTCTTTTCGGTGCTAGGGAGAACTTCGAGCGATCACTGGATCTCGAAGTTCTCGTACATGGTTGCCGCCTCATAAGCGGCGCAGCTTGCAGTCACCGCGGTGACAACCACAGCGCCAACTGCGACGCAGTCGGCTGCTGCAGCGATCTTCATCGCACGGCTGCTGGCCTTGTTCCGGCCATTGTACGCGCAACCGAGCGCGTAGCCAGAGGCAATGTTGCGGGTCAAGACTGCAGCGGTAGCGACAGACGTGCCGACCGCTGCACGCTTAACGTTCTTGCAGAGAGCAGCCTTGGTCTCTTCTGCGTTGTACTCTTTGCTCTTGGGCTCGACGGTGGTGACGATGGTGGTTTTGATTTTGCTTTCCATAATATATTTCCTCCTTATTATGGATCATAGAAAGAGAAGGTGAAATACCGATTGTACTTCTATTCCTTCTCTTTCTTTCACGTGTATAATATATCATCATAATCTGAGAGTATACGGTAAATCATACCGTATCAGATTATGATGATATAAGCGGATTAGGTACCGAGGCAATTCTTCACGGTATCTATAAACTTGTCAAGCAGACGAATCCCGCCGTTGGGGTCCGACAGAGACTTGCAGCCGACAATCCGGCCCTGAGCATCACGGACTTGTCGGCCAGGGATCCGGATGTCATCACGGTCAGGTAGCCGTGCAGCTACCATAGCCGAGACGACCAGAATGGTGCCGTCCTTCTTCTCGGGAAGGCCAACGACCTCCCCGTATGAAGTGACCTCGTCTGGGATACCGTCAATATTCCCAATGACGGTAATGGCGGAAGAGACCCTCGGCAAAATGCCAGAGGGCTCAACCGTGCGGATGACCTTGCCGGCGTCATCGACGAAGACAAGGCTGTGCGGTGTGCAGTTCAAAATGGTAGTCATAGTATACCTCTTTCTCCAGATTAGAGTGACTGGCCACTGTAAAAGTAGGAACAAATTATTCCCACTTTGCGTCCACCGAATAAGTATGGGTGGTGGGGAAGCCAACGGCTTTATGCCATCGGCCATCGTCGGCGAACACCTCAACGAGGCCATTACGCCAGTCGTCGTTGTGGTGATGATACACCTCAAAAACTTCGGCGAATACGCCGGATTTTTCGGTGCCGGGGTAGCGGAGATACTCTCTTGTAGATCCATTGACGAAGTACGCTTCGCCTACAGGAGCGTTCCTGCGTTTGACTTGCCAGTTGTAGTCCATCTCGTCCCTGTAGTTGGGATACGGATTGTACGAGGTCGGCCTGTGGTATACAGTCTTTCCCTCGACATTCCAGGACTCCTCGGGCTGGCACCACGAGTTCTTGATCAGCTCATGGATCAAAAACTCGTTGGGGATTAAATTGTCCCCAACGTAGCAATCCACATAGTATGTGGTACTGTCATTGAAGACACGCTCGTGCTTATCGTAATAGCACGAGAGCGGGCGAATGTGGTCGTTGGCATAATCAATGACCTCGTCCACCATAATCCGGCGAGCCCGCTTGCCCTTGATGGGAAGTGCTCTCGTCTTCTTATAGTGGGGATAGCCCATGTCACGGGCATCGCTCTTGAAGCTCATGGACTTAAGAAGTTCATGGGCATATTTCTTGACCTGCTTTTTCTTCATGATAATTCTCTCCTTTTCTCTTGGAAACACGGAATCGAAGGACCGATTCAGTCCTCCGCAAACACAGTCGGATCGGCCTTATACATTGCCTTGGCCTCATCCTCGAACATGTCGATGGTGACGTCGTCGAAAAACGCCACCATCACATCCACCAGAGCACATTCTTGTGCCGTGGCGATTGCATAAAGAAGATTCTTGTGGCGCGTAGCCTTATGCTGCTCACGCGCTTTTACAAAGTCATCCTTAGCACGCTCGTTTTTGACGACTGCCTTGATATAAATCTCCTTAAGGCGATTTTTTTCATCGTACGTCATGGTGAACTCCTTTCGATCCTCTTTCATTTTGAGGATCATACAAAATTGGAAGGTTACTTCACTTCGCCTTCCTTATAATTCACCAATATAATATATCATCGGAATTCTTGACTTTACGGATAGCAATCCATTTATCACTAGGAATCAGGTCTTTATGATTCACTACTTTATAGACGTTATGATTCGGATCAAGAATATAAATGTCATGATAAATACCATGGCACGTGCGCATATTCATGATCGTATATCCATCAGCCCACCAAGATGGGTCGTACTCATTTCGAACGCCATTCATCGTCGAAACTTTACCTTCAACGAATTCTGCTGTTGAGACGTTATTATACACGGCAAGAAAATCTTCTGGAGTATTATATTGGAACATGGTAGGCCAAGTACGCTTCATAAAAAGATTCGTATCATCAACGTATTCGACGTCAAAATTTCTGACATTTTCCACGAGACGATAATTGATTCCAGATGTAGAATATTGAATCATATCCACCTGACTTTTATGGTTATGATAGATGATATCGCTATGGGAACTCTGATTGATTCCAATTACATATTTACCATCGTTATTATTTCGACCGGCTTCACACGACATAGCCAAAGAGATAACAGGACGAATTTCAAACACGACATCATCATGCACGAAAGCGTAATATCCGCCACCACATCGAATGAAATTCCGAACGCCATACGAGCATTGACTGAAGATTTCACGAATGTCATGTCCAGGACGTTTATCGTTTGGATCATAATCAAACTTGATTCCGTAAAACATGTCGATGTCTTCATCATCAAAGAATTTCATATCCGTAATGGTATAATCATAAGGATCAATCCATGCAATTACGGTTCCATCTTGGAAATTATTCCAAGCAATAATATATTTTCCATTTTCTGTTGTACCGACATCATACAGTGCACCATACTTTCTATCTGGATCAATGATGCAGTACTTCTTCGTTCCAAAGATATCATTGGTACTAATCGGGCTAACTGTTTTGCCGACCAACTTATCCACTTCATCTCGATCAAATGGATAGTCTTTCAGAACACGAAGCGCTTTGTAGTTCATGAATCCATTCGACGTAATTGGAGCAACCAGGGGAAAAATTTTACCAATGAAATCTTCGCTATAGGATTTTGACATAATATGATTTCTCCTTCCAAAAAATAGATTATTTTTCTGTGACCAAAAACCTTAGATTCTATATCGCTGGATACGTTTAAGATAATGGGCATAAAATATCAAAGCAATGCTGAAATGATATGTTATACCTTCGTGAGTAGTAGCCTGGAATCTGCTTCTCACGATAGCGTCAAAAATAAAATCTGGAGGTTTTACAATGGCAGAAAATGTAAAGTATTCCAATAAGGAAATGCTGCTTAAGGCCAACGAAGAGTTGCAAGGCTCGAATAGTCTTATCGGCATGACGATGCTGGGAATGCCCCAGTACAATTCCTCCATGCGATCTATCATGTTTACTTCGCATGAACGCCAGGTCGTAAACTTACTGCACCCGGATTTTCCGGCAGTATTTACCAATGGCGAAAATGTTGTCGGTCGTTATTCGACTGGCTATAAGCAGGCAAAAGGGAACTACGAAGTCGTGGATAAGGTGGTAAAGTATGAAGATATCATCGACCATCCGACAACGTATACCCTTTTCGTCTACGATAAAGAGAAAAAATATTATGAAGCGTGGAGCCGTTGCGATTCTGAATCTCTGACCGAAGTCTTCGGCTATGAGTACAATAACGACTACATGGACGACCTTGAAGTTGGTGACGAAGTTCCCAAGGGAACCGTGATTAAGAAATCTCGTTCGTATGATGATTCCATGAACTATGGGTATGGCATCAACGTGCCTATCATGTACACTACGGAATCCTATACGTCCGAAGATGCTTGTGTCATTTCTCAGAGTCTTCATGATCGGCTTCAGTCCATTGAGATCAATACGGTCTCTATCGGTGTCAACGACAATGACTTCCTCCTGAACCTTTATGGCAAAGGAAAGAAGTATAAGCCTTTCCCGGATATTGGTGAGTTCTCTACTGGTGAAGTCGCTGCAAAGCGTACTCTTTCTAAAGAGCAGCTTCTCAGTGAGTTCAAGGATGATTCTCTGACTCATTCTGGAGAAAGTGATGTTTCTTACTATAAGAAAGGTCAGGTCGTTGATATCACCGTATACTGCAACAATCCCGATATCGAAGACACTCCGTTTACTCATCAGATTCTCAAATATCTGAAGAGCCAGCGGAAGTACTATCAAGGAATTAAAGAAGCATGCGAAATGGTTTTTGATTCTGGAGAGAAATATTCAAAGGAAATCAATTATCTCTATAAGCGTGCTATCGAGTTCCTTGATGAAGATAAGCGTTGGAAAGATCAGGATAGTCTGTTCTCCAACGTGAAAATCGAGATTACTGTCAAGGGTGTTGTGAGAGCAGATATCGGTCAGAAGATTACTGGCCGTTACGGCAACAAGTCCGTTATCTCTGATATCCGTCCTGACGACGAGATGCCGTTCTATTACGATGATAATGGCAACAAGGTTACCATTGACCTGCTGTTCAATGTGTTGGCTATCATCAACCGTACCACAGCGTTCCCTATCTTCGAAATCACCATGAACTTCATCTGCAATAAGGTGAGAGCTCAGATGAAGATGAGAAAGACTCGGAAAGAGCGGGAAGAACTTCTCTTCGGAATTATTGATGACTTTAACCATAAGCAGCACGACGAAATGAAAGCTGTTTATGATAAGCTGTCTAATAAAGAGAAGGATGCTTATATCCAGCAAGTCATGGATGACCATATCTATATTCATCAGAAGCCGATGTGGGAAGATGAGCCCATCTTCTATCGTTTACTGAAGATCTATGAGAAGTACGATTTCCTGACTCCGTACGATATGTACATTAACAAGTTTGGTCGTACCATCAAAATGCTCCATCCAATGTATGCTGGTGAGATGTATATCCTGAAGCTGAAGCAGACTTCCCGTAAAGGCTTCTCTGTCCGTAGCACCGGTTCTATCAACACGAAGGGTCTTCCTGAAAGAAGTTACCGTAATAAGAACTTCACAGAACTTCGTTCTTCTACTCCCATTCGTTTCGGCGAGTTTGAGACGTTGAACTTCTCTATCGGCATGGATCCTGAAGATATTCAGATTTTCAATCTGATGTATCGTGCATCTGCAAAGGGTCGTCGCGATCTTGCCAATGGCCTGATTACTGGTAAAGACCAGTTTAAGGTGAGCAAGACCTACACATCTCGTGTGAACGAAATCTTTGCGGTGTATCTGAAGAGTCTCGGTATTGAAGTTGACTTCATCGACGATGAAGACTCTATCCGTGAATACGATGATCGTCACATCAAGATCGAAACCATTGATGATCAGGATTACATGGGTACCGAGTATGACCTGATGCTGGTGAAACGTAAGAAAGCCGTTGAGAAAGAAGTTCTCGCAAAAGAAGGCATCATTGATGCCGACAAGTTTAAGCAAATCGTTATGGAAGAGCTTAAGACAAACAGCTATGTGGTTGGCCCGGATAAGTCGGAGTATGATACGACTCCTGCTTTCCAGGATGATACTGACCACATGAACTAACTGATAAAAATCCACAGAGGGATTCTATTATGAGTCTCTCTGTGGATTTTTTTATAAGGTTTCCTTCTTTTTTTGCTGGAGGAAATCATTTGTGACAGTTTTGATGATATAAAGTAGAATGGGAGTAAAGAAGAAGACTTCTTCATTTGCATCAAGCTTAAGAAGTTCTTCATTCAACTCAAGAGGAATATCGTAGATTGTGATTTTTTCCCCACGTACAAATCTCTGCATGAGATCAACGTACGGAGAAATCTCAGGACCATTCATCTTGAAGTTTGCAACGATTCGATTAGGAAGAAGTTCATTGGGAGCCTTTTGATCAAAGACAGCTTTCTCAGGAACTTCGACATACAGAATCGAATCATCCTGCCAATAATAGAAAGCAGAATCTTTCTTATTGGTGCCAGGATAGAGATAGTATTTGAAATTTGAGATAGTCTTCAAATCTCTTCGTTCAAAGAACCGATAAATACTTCTCTCGTATTTGATCTTTCTCTTCGGATCAGTAAACATCTCACTGAGAAGCACTGTCTGATAGCTATCGTCTCTCGTAAGCAATTTGTGCTTATTCATAAACACAGCTTGCAGAGGATCATAGATTTTCATACCAACTGCTGTTTCGCCAAGGAAGCAATTATATCGACCACTATAGAAAATTGCTTTATAGGTTTCTGCCATATCAGAATATAAAGCATTCACCTTCTGAAGTTGCTCGAAATAGCTTTCTTCAATGATGCAGTTATTCGTACTTCCTACATTCTGTAAGATACAAGTAAACTTCTCATTCACTTGATTATTGATATCTTCCAGAACCTCATTTTCAAGAGATTCAATACGATAAGTAATCTTATAGAAATTATCAGGTCTGATCGTATCATAATCAACCTGAGTAACTCTGAATAAGAAAACTCCTTTTACATGATTTACCGTAAAGAAATCATTCTGAAGAGGTTTGACTGTATTCGGAAGAAGAATAGCATCCCCAGAATATTCTGTATCAAGACCTTGATCAGTATCCTGAAGATTCAGCTGTACAGAATCAAATCCATACAGAGGGAGATTCTCAATCTTTTTATACTTAATAGGAGAATCTTTACCCCAAAGTGCATTCACATCTTTAAAACCACCATCTGTTGTGGTTTCATCTGAATCAACGTGATAGTATGTGACAAAAACAGGCGACTTATCAAGAAAGCGTGTAACTTGAGAATTAAGTCTATTCTCAAATTTAAACGCATTATCATCGACGAATTTTTGCTCATCAATTAAAAATGCCATTGTAATCTCTCCTTTCTTTTATAATAAAGGCTTACTCTACTGTCTTTTACGATAAATGAAGTGCTATGGAAGAAAATCAATTCTCCATAGCGCTTCAAATTTATTTATCTTTCTTGATAAGATTCATACTGATATCAAGTTTTGTCTGTGGATCAAGTTGTACGCTTGTCCAAGCTGTTGTAAACGCAAGACGCTTCGCTTCTTCACCATATCGAATCAAAGCGTCTTTAAGATTCGTACAGCCAAGCCACATTCCTTCCAGTGTAGGAATAATGGCAAATTCATCTTGTTCTTTCTGTGCGAGTGTCGCCATAAATCCATTGATATTATCCTTATACACCATCGTGATGTAATATCCTTTATTTTTATGGCAATACTCGTTAAGATAAAGAATTAATATTCGATCAAAGAACTGAGTCCTCGTAATTAAACGAAGCTTTTTATTCGTGGTTTTCTCCATATCAGCAAACCACGTATCCAATCTCTGAGATAGATTAAAATCATAAAGAGAGTCTGGATATCCATCAATCCCTTCAAATTTTGGAATATCTGAAGTAATAGAACTAATTTTCTCATTCTCACATTCATAGATTTTGTTTTTGAGATATTCAATCGCCCGATCTTTCATGTTATTCTCTCTCACTAATTCATCTATTGCTCCCATATTATTGCCTCCTGTCTAAATTTAGTATAGAGTAATTTTTATCATAGATTTCTAAATGACATTTTGGTTGATATGTTATACTAACGAGACATCTGAAAGGTTTCTCAATAAAAAGAAAGGAAGTGAAATCATATGAAAACAGAATCAATGATCTATAATCTCACAGGTCCATGGAATAGTCTACAGCCGTTGATTCAATGCAATTGCGGAATGTTACATGGTCCAGAAACGGTTGGAGTAAGATGTGAATGCTGTGGAGAAATGGCTAAACCTGTTTATGTGGATATCGAAGTAAGAGAGGTTGATTCAAATGAAGTATCAGAAAGCTGAAATTTACACCGATGGTGCAGCAAAAAGTAACCCTGTTGGTCCTGGAGGATATGCAGCAATTGTGAAGCTGTATAACGATGACGATTCCATTCAGTCTGTGGAAGAGTTTGCTGGCGGTCATCCAAAGACCAGCAATAATCGTATGGAACTCATGGGAGTTATCGTAGGTCTTGAAGCTCTCGAACATCCGTCCGAAGTCACCGTTACATCCGATTCGTCTTACGTGGTCAATGCATTTTGCAAGAAGTGGATTGATAAATGGCTTTCCAATGGATGGAAAACTGCCGGAGGCCATGATGTAAAGAATCAGGATCTTTGGGAGAGACTCTTGGAAGTGAAGTCACATCATAAAGTCACTTTCAGCTGGGTGAAAGGACATGCTGGCCAAGCTGAAAATGAACGGTGCGACTTCTTGGCATCTACGATGTGTGACCCCTTCAATCATCTTGTGAAAGTTGGCAAACTCTACGTGGAAAAGACTGAAAAAGAATAATCATTCTGACAGACAGGTAATTCGCATATTCAAGACCTATGCAAAAGAAACCCAATATGGAGGTTGCGCAATATGGCTAAAAATCACAAGCAACATACAGTTCATGTGAAACGCATCAACTGGGATGTTGAATACCTTAAAGACATCATTACGAATAACGGCTTCACCATTACGGAGCCCGCAGTCGTCAAGCTTGACGATACCAAGCAGAAGAGCCTCTATGGTGCACGGTCGATTCTGTACGGCACAAACTACGAAGATGAGAATGCGTTCATTGAGCGCTATCGTTGTCAGTGTGGTGAATTCAAAGGTAAGCTGTTCGAGGGCGAGACATGTCCTCTCTGTGGAACCAAGGTCGAATATCAGGGAACCAACATTGAATTCACAGGTTGGATCAGTCTTGGTGGTAACTATATCCTCAATCCTTTCTATTATCAGAAGCTTGCTTCTTGTATGAAGAAAGGTATGTTGGATTCCATCATCAACGAAAAGTATCAGGTTGATGTAAACGGTAATCGCACTCGTTATATTGATCCCGATGAGCAGGCTGCAACTGGCGGATTTGCTGGTATCGGCCTCGTGGAATTCCGGGAGCATTTTGAAGAGATTATCGAGTTTGCAAAGATGAAGAAGAAAGGAAAAACGGAAGAGCTGGATCGGCTTCTTTCTGAAAAGAGTTCGGTCTTTACTTCTCACATTCCAATCTATTCTACGCTTCTTCGTCCTCAAAGTGCAACTACCGATACCTACTACTTCAACACGATCGACAAGCACGTGAATCCTCTGTTTACTTTGTCTGAAAAGCTGAAAGGAAGCAAAGAGATTGATCGTGCTTACATCTTGTCTCGTATTCAGTCTCGTGTCAATAAACTTTGGGCAACGAACTTCGAATTTATCACCGGTAAGGATGGATGGATTCGTGGTCAGATTCTTGGTGGCGCTCTGAACTATACTTCTCGTAATGTCATCATTCCGAACCCGGAACTTCGTGACTCTGAAGTGGATCTTTCCTATAACACCTTCCTTGAGCTGTTTAAGTTCAAGATCATTCACTACCTGATGGTAATGGACGATATCTCTCTTACACAGGCTTGGCAGGAATATCAGGATGCATACAAGTTCAATTCACACATCTATGAAGTGATGAACTTTATCATTGCGAAAGAGCAGCCGAGGATTCTAATCAACCGTAACCCGACTCTGAACTACTACAGCATTCTGCTGATGAAAGTTCGTAAGGTAAAGCAGGATGTGACTGATTTCACGCTCTCGGTTCCGCTGTCTGTCCTTCCTGGTTTGAATGCGGACTTCGATGGCGATATCCTGAATATCATCGGCATCATGAACAAGGAGCTTGAGCACGCGTTCCGGAAGTTTGACCCTGTCACTCGTATGATTATCTCTCGTGATAGCGGATTGCTGAATCCGTACTTCATGATTGAGAAATCTCAGATGATTGATTTCTACAACTTCTGCACGTTATAAAGACAATATCCACTCGTTAGAAATCCTAGATTAGAGTCTAACGAGTGGATTCTTTTTTGTAGAAAGGAGCAATATATGCCTCATACAATTCTTGATTGTGACGGTACACAAGTAAATCTTCATTATATTGATGGAGAACTTCCAGACGAGCAATATCCTTTTGCACTGATGTGGCCAAATAACGAGCATTTTGCCAGTGAGATGGTTGAAGTGGCTGAGCGGATGTACCATTCAGAGAGCGAAGAAGATCAAAAAATTATAGATTCTCCCGGTCTTCATCTCATGGTTGATGTCGTATATCCGAAGCGTGATCCGTTTATGGTTCAGATAACGAAGAACATCATGTATTCCATCATGTGTAGCAATCGAGCAGATGACCCTTACTTTAGTATTCGCAGAAATTTCATTGCTTACATGAAGGAGCTTGACGAGAAAGAATATAAGGTTATTGGATGCGTTATATTTATCTCTCGTAAAAACTTCACGTTCGTTATCAATAACGATAAGACATTCAGTGGTTATGCTATCCCTTTTCTTGAGAATGAAGTCGCTGATAAAGATAATGCAGAGAATAATCTGTACAACGCTCGTGGAATGTATGTTATGAAATCATCTCCGGAATGCTATAATATGAGTTTGATGGTCTCAGTGGATTCTCCTGAAATGAGACTGGAGAAATTCAAAGCATTCCGAGATTCTGTCTATATGATCCGTGAGAAATACTATATTCCCAAAGAAAGATTCTTCATTGGCGTCTTTACATCATATCCGAAGAATCTTGCATTTGACGATGGTCATACCTTCAATGATATTGACCTAAATAATCTCATCTGTAATATCACAGAGTGTGACGACAACGATGTTTACGGCACCATCTATGATATCGTGCATGAATCTTTCGATATAGAAAATAAGAAAATCGAACCGAATCGAACGCATTTCATTCATCTCAATGTCATCAATACCGAGTCTATCATCATTACGTACGATAGAAAGACAATCGGTATCTATTCTGCACAGCATAATTGGAGAGAAGGACTCAAGAAAAATATCCCAAATGATTATATCTAATCAATCAAAATTTGAATGATATATTATACCAGTAGAAGGAGGTGGAGATACTATGTAGAATCCACTATTTTAGCAACCCCAACGAAAAGAAACCGAATTCAAAGAGAAAGGAAAACGAAAATGGAATATTCTATCAAGCCAGATGCTGAGCACATGATCGTTACTCATTGCGAGCTCGTTTTTATGACTCCCAACGGAAAGCATATGTACAGCATCTTTGGCGACGGCGTTCGCCCGGACGATTATCTCGTCTGGTCTGTTGGTGTTCGGCACAAGAAGTATCAGGAGGAGATCGAGAAGTTCTTGAAAGAGAACGACTGCGTTGACACCACTTTCAAATGCCACCGGTTCTACATGACGGACAGCGATTCCGAAAAGGGAACCAACAACTGCTATCCGTTCATCATGAACGCTGTGACTGGCGAGCATGGCAGCATCTATCAGCCGAGCCTCTTCACGATCCTGACCGCATATCTCGGGTCTGATGTGAACGATTGGATCGTGTTTGCTGAGCAGATCAAGAGTGGCAAACCGTTTGAAGGCACGGTATACTTCCTTCACGATACCATCGTTGAGGGTGAGACGGAATACGCTTATGACGAGAGTCGTTGGCGTAACGACTATCACCTTCAGTTCCTTCCCTACGATATGAACAGCACGTTTTCTGATCCGATGCCGACTCATATCTATCGGAACAGCAAGGCTACCGTCCGTCCCTACTACAATGAGCAGTTACTCGAGAAGAAAAAGAAAATGGAGGAAAAGAAAAATGGGTAAGCACGATAATAAGAAGGCCACATACATTCAGGTGAAGTACAGCAAGAAGAAGGGTTACAGCCTGGCGTTCGGCAATCACAAGTTGACCGAAGATGGTCCTTACAGCGAGTTCAAGAATGAGGTCTTCTGCTCGCGGTCCTATTTCTTCAGCGAGAAGGAAACCGGTCATGCTGCAAACATCATTCTTCGCGGCTTTGATGGCTACAAGAAAAAGGACCTTGAGTTCGATTACGTGTTCAATATGATCGACATCCTCGATCCCATGTTCAGCTGCGTATCCTGCATCATGGACAGCATCAAGGCTGGTATCGAGAACAACGATGCCTCGGCAGTTGTCACCGTTTGCGTCGACATTTTCAGCGATCGTGTTGAAATCTTCGACAGCCTGGAAAACAGTGATAAGGTCGTTGTAAAGAGCGATCTCATCATGAAATCGAAGAAGAAGCGTGAGAAGGCTGCTTTGAAAGAGACGGTTGCAAACACCATTGAGCAGAATGCTCATTCCAACTATCAGGCTGTCCCGGCTAATCCGATGGGCGACGCCGTTCTGCTCGCAGAAGGCTACAAATCCGGTATGTAATTTAAGGAGGAAATGAAAAATGGGCAAGAAGATTGAGATCAAGAACTTCGGTTACGAAGTCGTTCACAAGAGCCATCAGATCGACCGCATCGGTGGCAACAACATCATGACGATGTTCAACGTCCGTGCAACGGATGTGTATGTCCTGATGCCCTGCGGTCGCGTGAGCAACGTTGCTCCTTTCGCGACCACCGTTACGATCACTGATGTGATCTCTTGCTCCACGGACACTGAGGTCAAAAGCGTGAAGCGCAAGCTCCAGCCGCTGCTGAACCGCATCGACTTCACCAGCATTCCCATTGATGAGATCGTATCTCTCTACATCGACCTTCACAAGAAGGATGATCAGGGTGGTGCAACTCCCATGGCTCACATCCAGTACGTTGCTCGTACGGATATGACCGTCGCCGATGTTCCTCTGAAGCCGAAATTCGACGATGATATCGTCCAGAAGGCAAAGAAGAGCAAGAAGAAGGATAAAAAGAAGAGCAAGAAGTAATTTCTATGCTCCGGAAAGAAATGGGGTGAGTCCAATGTAGAATTTATCTACTTCCATCAAACTAAAAAGAGAAAGGAAAAATAAAATGGCAAACGAACATGCATGGAGATTCGAAACCGAATGCTCCAGTGGCAAAAAGAACTACGATATCGTCTGGGAAGGCATCCCTCACATCTTCTTCTACGATGCAGATGGCTGTCATTGCGAGTGCGATGACAATGAGGTCGATGAGGAGCAGGTCAAGTTCGATACGGAGATGCATCTGGATGGCAGATACAACCAGTATTATCGTGACTACATCGTCAACGCGTATGAATTCCCGATGACGAAAGACATGCGCGATGAGCATCCTGGCCATGCAATCAATATCAGCCTCAAGGTGTACTATCCCATGGTCCTCCCGAATATGATTCAGCCGAAAGACTTTGACGTCAATCTGTACCATATTCTGGAAGCAATCGAGCACTTCAATCATGTCGAGACTTGCGCATGCATCAACGACATCTGCATTGATCTTGCTCCAACCCAGAAAGATGGCGTCTTCATGAAGACTACCTTCAACTTCAAACCCGCGATTGGCGAATGCATGACTGCAACCGATCGCTGGGAGAGATTCAGAAAGCAATCCGAGGAACGGCGACTTGCAAGTGCGAAGGAAACTATAACGACCGCTATCTTCGGCGACGAAGTTTCCTGGAGACTCTATGAGAAGAGCTTCAATCGGAACGCCACCCGGACGCGCATTCTGAATCAGTATCCTGAGCTGACGGAGTGGTTCACCGATATGGAACGGGACTGCACGAAGAAGTGGTCTCTCTCGGGGGTTTCAAATACTAATGAAATCATCCCGTTAAAGACTCCGAAAACTCAGAGTGTCCTCGATGAGATTCAGAAGACTCCTGAGCCCACTTATGGCACCGGTCCCTCGAAGAAAAACTAACCCTATGGCAGGGCAGTCCGTGTGGATTGTCCTGCTTCTTTCTTATAAGGAGAAGATAAATTATGGCCTTCTTTAATGCAATGGCTGAGCAGTTTGAAGAGATCACTGTCTGCGGAAAGCCTGCTCTGTTTACTAGCATCCGTCTGGATCGGAATACTATCCCGGATTGCCTGCATGCCTATGATGTCCGGCATGACGATGATTGCCTTGGCATCCCTTGCGAGATCGCACCCTATGTGATGGTCAATCACTGGGGTACCATCATCCTTGCAGAACCTCTGGAGCTGCCCGATGATGGTCGTCGGTACATTGACGAGGAAAACGACTGGAACTACTCCCCGTTTGATGGAGCCGAAAAGAATCAGAAGCCGTGCACCACAATAGACGAATTCGTGAAAACCTATGTGAAACAGAAGTAACGGCATTTGATATAGGGGGTTAAAACCTGATGAGAATTAAATTCTCTCAGGCAGTCTCCGGTAAAACTCCTGCCAGTATCGGGATTGTGAGTGGATGTGATTATGCAAAACTCACAATTCTCGGTAGTGGCAGTTTTATCAATTCGGATGGTTCCGAATGGTATGGTGAAAAAGTAACCCTTCCGAGAGGTATCTACCAGAAGGTATATCTCTCTAGGAGGGTTACTTCTTTTTCCATTAACGGTATCATTTCTGAGTTGGATTTATCAGGACTGCCGATCGTTAATGATGTCTCTGAATTCTTTAGCTTAAGAGGCCTCGCTCATCTAAATCTTCGGAATACTTCAATTTATGGAAATCTTTCCGAAGCAAAGAGATTGAGTGATTCCCTCATGTATCTGGATCTTGCTTTCACAAAAGTGGATGGCGATACCCATGACTTAAATCCGTTGAGGAAGCTAAAGTTTCTAGACATAAGTGGTACCAAGATAAAGGGAAATCGAGAAGAGCTCGTCGGCTTAAAGGATATTATCACATTGCGGTTAAATGCAAATGTAGTCGATCATGATTTAGGGCTCAATGATAAAATAATGAGCTATATTAAGCGCTCATTGGAGGTGTAAAGGATGACTGGTCGTCCAGTAATATTAAAAATCAACGGAAAAGAAATGTCTCTCATTGATGCATGCAATGCCTATGGCATCAGTGTTCAATGTCTTATTCCCGCAAGTATAAAGCGTTCACCTTATGTATCCAGAGAAGAGAAAATGATTAGCATGATCTATAAAAAATACGATCGGCATATCTCGGTTGGTGGCATCTTCTATCTGGATTCTCTTCACCTTGCATTGGAACTTGGCCTTGATCGTGAAAGCACTGCTAAGTATATCCTGAATGAGGATAGAGTAAGCTATAGTGTATCTGAATTTTCGAAATTCAAGATTGATTGCCCTCTCACTCTTCAAGACCATTTTAATCCTAAGCACCCGAATCATATCAGCTATTATGGCAGAGGAAAAGAGCTTGCTCGAATCTATGGCTTCAAATGCATTCAGTGTTTCAGAAGTTCCATTGCCAAGAATACAATCAATGCAACAAGGCGATATTTTACCGAGAAAGACTGTATCTACGCAATCACTCATACGCCAAGATCTAGGGAAGGCTCTCGCATGAAACGGAGATCAGATAGTATTCTTGGTATCACTGGATTAGGCAGTAAAGAATACAACGAATCCCTTGCGAAAGAATGTGGCGATCAGGCACGCGTAAATTACCGTATGGAAAACGGAATGAGCGTTGATGAAGCTATGGGATTTTCTCCGTACCTTCCGGAAGATTGTAACATCAGAATTTATCGGTATAGCTTTATGAGAAATCTCTGTGGTTATACCGTAACCAGATTCGCATATAAAGACGATCGCGGCAATGCATATTATGAATGCAAGAATCGCGCAAGTGGAGAGATCAAGATTCTTTCCAAAGAACTCGTCACGAAGATGTTCTATCTTCAGAAAGAGATCAATAAAGAAGGGTAAATAGATATGGATATAACAGATGCAAGAAATCAAACTTCCCATGAAGTCCAACTGATGCTCCAGAAGTATAAGAAGTGCTGCCTCGTGAAGCCTTGCAGTTTTGGTAAAACTTATATGGCAGCAGGAATTGCGCTGATGTATCATGCAGTTGTTATCATCACGACTGCATCAGCATATCGCAGTTCCATTCAGCCGAAGTATCCCAGTCTGGATGAGGACAAGCACGGAACGGTAAAGTTCGTAAGCTACTACTCTTTGGCAAGAGATCCGGAAAAGAGCCTCGGTGAAATCCATGAAGCAGTGAAGCATCACACCGGAAATATGCTCGTCATCTTGGATGAGATCCATCGTGGCGGAGCGATTGGTGTCGCTGGCTCTATCATGAAGCTGATGGAAACTTATCCGAACGCTCACTATCTTGGTCTCACTGCAACGCCTTCTCGAGCAGATGGATACGACGTCCTGAAGATGTTCTTTGACAATCATGTCATTGGAACAGAAGATGATGCTCCAATCACCGATTACTGCCCGGAGAGGCATCATTACGTCGTGAGCCGTTTTAATTCAAAGCAGTTCATTGATGACTCACCATGGAAAGAACGTATCAATGGAAACGCCGCATCGTTCGATCACATCTATTCGAAGATTTCTCAGAAGTATTATACTTCGAATAATCTTGTGGCTACTCTCAGTCGGTACAGGAATCTCTATCATCAGGAAAGCTACTTCAAGGTCATTGCATTCTACCCCACGGTTGCAAAGATGAGAGTGATGATTCCGAAACTCGCAAGTGCATTTGAGACTCTGTATCCTGAGAGGAAGATTCGTGTCACTCAGTTCTATTATAAGAACTCTGCGACAGTTGAATCGTGCAAGAGAGAACCTGACACGATCGACATCATGGGCTCTATCAATATGCTTGGCATGAGCTATCATGACGATGACGTGACCTGTGTGATCATGTTCCGGAAAACCCGTTCTAACAACGTCTATACTCAAGAGATTGGGCGAGTCATGAACTACACCTCAACGGATAAGAACACATGCGTGTTTGACTTCGTTGAAAACTGCGATTCCACTCAATATAAAGTTAGGCGTCGTCATAATGGTGATCCAGAGACCACCTATGCTGGTGCTGTTGGTATCCAGGACGAACTCGAGAAGTTCACTGAGAAGATCGCAAATCAGGTGACCGTTCACAATGAAGTTCTCGAAATCAAAAATGTCGCTCGTCTTCAGCAGGCTTTCTCTGATGCGAAATTTGCCAATATTCGCAGCGCAGTTGTCAATGCGTATTTGACAAAAGGAGCACCACTTGAATACTGCTGTAAGCGGTTGAATGTATCCGAGGAGTTATTCCTTGAATATATCGACCTCTATAAGAAAGCAGAAATCGAAACCTGATAAAAGATATGCTATTATAAAATCTCATGAAAGGAGACTACGCCATATGTGCGATACAAAAAATACAATTGACGGTCTTGGAATATCAAATGACGATATCGTCATTGCGGTGAACGCGCCAACGCTTGCTCTTCAATGGCACGTCTATTGGTGTGACTTTAGCACCGTTATTCCTGGATGCAAAACTCATCCTGCTCTCGTCGTAAGCCCTGACGAATGGAATGGAACCATGCCGTTCGTTAAGGTTGCAATGCTTACGTCGAAGTTGATCAGCACGAGCAACCCTGAATTTGCAGCAGCAAATGATCTTCGTGTCTACGTTGATCTTGGCACCGACCGTCTTAGCTGCATTAAGCTCGACAGGTTCTATGATGTACCTCTCTCTGCAATCAGGAGTCATATGAAAAGACTTCCCAATGATGAAATTCTGGAGTCATATATCACGCAGTGCATTGATGCACAAACCAAGAAGGATGTAAAGGCACCTGGCCAGTATACTATCTATAAAAAGAACTGGCTCGAAACCCATAACAACAAGGACCTCATCTCATAAGAGATGAAAAATAATCCGTTGGATTCCATTTAGGATTTCCAACGGATTATTTTTTTTTGATTAAGATTCGTAAATCTCTTTCAGTTTACGTTTCAGTTCAACGATCACCTTATTACCAAGAACGGTAATCAGAATCGAAGGAACCTGACGCTTCAGAATAGAAGACGGAGGAATCAGAGAAGATACCTCTTCTTCAGGTCTGAATTCACTATACGGCTCATAGCCTTCGGGTATAATTTCACCAACGATACCCTTCAACGCTGTGACCTTTGTATTCGCCTAGGGTCGCTAATCCTAGACCGCTAGTATTACCTAGCAGCTCATACTTTCATATGAGAGTAGACTATATTTTTCACTAGAGCAAATTAGCTCTAGCTTACACACTCTTTCGGAACGCTTGTTCCTAACAATAACCTTTGCTGTTAGGAGGTTATTGATAGTCGTTGATCTTTCTACTTCATAAATGAAGCAGCTTAGATGCGGATATACCATATATCCTAACGGATTTTACGATACAGCTAGTCTTTCTCTAGCTCCACTATGTATATGATTTATATAAACCATATCGGATATAATCCGCGTGTCACCACCATAGCTTCGTTCGTTAGGCTCTTAGGCATCCACTTATATTTCTATAAGCAGATAGTCTCTTATCATTTATTTGCTGTCGAGACTCTTCCCCGCAGTTTAATGTGTTACGTACCCTACAGCATTATTATTTGAGTACGCTACTTTATCACCAACACCCAGAATGTCGCCGTGCTCGATGTAGAATTCAATCAGCACGCTGTCTTCGACCTTCTGTCCTTTGATGACACCGTAAATATTCGGTTCGATCTTACCAGTAGTTTCGTTAACGAGAAGACCGCACTTCACGATAGAAGAGTTCTCCTCAGCATACTTGTCGAGGAATCCCTTTTTCTCTTTCACTGTCTTGTAGTAGTCGTTAACTACTTTACGTAAGCTCGGACTCATTTCATCCAGCTCAACGGCTGAATAGATCTTGATTCCAACGATTGTACCGGCATACTTAGACCGAACAACATTCTTGCTCTCATTCTCCATAAGCTCTTTATTCTCATCAGAAAGAGTAGCAAGCAATTTATTCAGATCACTATCCTCGAATGATGTATCGTAGGAAAGAAGAGGATCACCGATATGAACGTGATCTCCCACTTTACGCATACCATACACATTCGAGTTCTTACCGACAACTACTGATTTGCAGAAAGTCATGTTGGCTTGTGCATCGCCAGCAAGTTTACGGGTAATAACGGTACAGTCGTTGTATGTGTTATAAGAAGAGATAATTGCAACCTTTTCAAGAACACCGACGTTCATACGAAGGCCGTTGAGCTTATCTTCCTTAAAGAAATCTTTATGCCAAGCAAGGGCAGCATCTTTTTTGAAAGAATCACCCACTTTATACTTGGTCACAAGTTCATTAGAAAGATAGAAACCACCACCGCCGTTCTTTACGATATTCGGTGCAAGATTGATTGCTTGATGCTTTCCGCTCTTATATTCAACCATGAGGATATTGCTCTTCGGATCATAGTCAATGACCTTGCCATCCTCAGCAGCATTGACAACGAAATCAGTAGACAGATCAAAACGAATTGCTTCATCAGATCCATTTGAAATAAGAGCAGGAGATGCATTCTGTACAGGAATGACATGCTTTGACTGCTTCACAGCCATTGCAATACGAACAGAGTCATCTCGAGTGTTACCAAGAGGATAAAGAAGTTCAGCAGGAGAGAATAAGTTCACGTCCTTCAGATCTTCTCGCTGGTTTTCTTTAATATCAACGTATCCACGTGCAGATGTGATATTCGGCTCCATTGTAAGAGTACGGTTGATACCACAGTTACCGTCAGGAGAAGTGCTCATACCGATAACACCAATCATAGACGGGTCGTAGGAACGCTTTTCCTCAGAATATGCACGATCAACGTTGACACCACGATATCCTTTTGCGGTAATCGTACGATCTTTCTCAAGTTCAACGACAGGATTCAGAGTAGAATAATCTTCTACTGTCTGGAGACCCATCAATTCCTTGATAACACAGTTTCTAGGAAGTGTCAGTTTCTTCTTACCGCCGCTATTCTTATAATCAAGATATGCGTTAGAAATCTGATAATACAGAATAGCAGGAATGACTTCAGAAGAACGAACACGAGCAATACGCTGACTGGACTCAAAGGTATAACTATCGTCAACGAGTAAGCTATTTGCATAAATGCAAAGCTCAATGAGATCAGTGGGAAGACCAATATCACGAAGAATCTCTTCTGTGATAGGATCAATCATGAACTCATAATAGTTACCGATAGCAGACATGATAGCCACTTTGCCGTAGACTTTCTTGAAATAATCTACGTATGCCTCAGCACTATTATACTCATTGAGATCATGAGACTCTGTATCCAGAACCTTCATACCATTCATCAAAAGAGCCGTTGCCATATCTGCGTCATACAGCATATAGCAATCCTTAAAACGAATGACGCCCTGACTTGCTCGAACCTGCTTCGGATAAGATTTACTGAATTCGTACTTCAGATTCATCTTCTTAAAGACAGATGTGATGCCTTCCCAATAGAGCATGTAGACAATCAGAGGCATGGTCTGACTCATCATCGTTGCAGTTGAATACATAACCTTCTTGGTATTACGAGTCTTCAAATACTCATTTCGAATATCAGGAGGAAGCTGATCGACAAGAATATCGCAGATGGATTCACCATCACTTGCAGACTGAGTTTCAGAGTTAATCCAAATCTCTTTATTCTTATCTCTCCAACCAATAAAGATCATACTGCCATTATTGGTTTTAGGAGCTTCCAGATCATGATCTTCTACATACTTCTGTGCATCCTCTTGACTAAAGAAGATCGTACAAGTAGGAGTTTCAAATTTCCGAATAACCTTAGAAAACTCATCGTATTCCAACGTAGTCAGATACTGCTTATTGGTGACATAAACGTTACCAACCGTGAAGTGCTTCATAGCATTCTCATTAGATGTAATGAGCTTCATGAGACGTTCGACAGCAGAGATAGATTTTGCGCCAGTACGACGGACGAAAATCTTATTGTAGTTGGAAACGATCTGCACTGTATCAGGGCCAGTCTTTACGACAGGATACAAGAAATTCTGCTTATTGATAAGCTTCTTATTTCCGCCAAGATACAGAAATTTATCGTCGAGGAACTTTGGAATATCAACCGTAATAACATGACGCTGATGCTTCTCATCTTCCAGAGTAACCTTCATCGTCATCTTGTAGTTTAACTCGTCCGATGTATCTTCACTCTTGATATCAATGACATAGAAAGGCATACCCTTCTTATTCAGACAAGTGAAATCGTTCATCAAGTCAGCAGGCATGACATTTTCAACGTAGTCCTTATTGATATTTGAGAACTTCACAGTCTTCATATTGTCATTGATCGTATGAAGAGATCCAGAGATGTCCTTTTTCGGGATAGGACGCTTTGCAGCATTCATCGCTTTCACATCTTGGAACGTCATATTCTCAAGAGTAATGGATTCCTGCTTCTTACGCATTTGAGCGTCACGTGCCGTACTAATCGGTTTTGACGGAACCGTGGTAGCTTGCATTACCTTATACATGCTTTCCACAAGTTCCTTATCGTTATCAAGGTCCATTTCAGATTTTGCCTTGATATAATCAACAGCAGCTTTACTCTCAGTAGGATCTTTTCCAGCTGATACAGCTTCGATCTCTTTTGTAGTCTCTTCGACTTTCTGATTGATCTTCTTATTGATCGTATCCTTAGCAATCTCAACTTCTGCTTTTCTAGCAATATCATTGCCGATATAAGAAGTCTTAGATCCTTGAGTATTCGTGATAGGCTTCGCTACCACGACTTTCTTCTTTGAAGAAGTATTCTTCACGGTCACAGGATTCTTTTTTGCTGCAGGTTCGTTCGATACTTTAATCGTCGAAGCTGCTTCAGGAGGCAACTCTTTTTGAACAACCGGAGTGGTATTATTACCAGTAAGATTATATCTAGTAGAAAGAGTAGCCTTAATAACTTCTCTTTGCTCTTCATCTTTGACAGCCTTCGTATCCGATACTTCATCCCAACGAGTAGACTTCTTAAACACACGATTCAGAGATGTTCTGAACTGTGATGCATTAATTTTCGTCATTTTACTAGGATTGACACGTAAAATATAAGAATCTGAATAAAAATAGAAATCAATATCCAGTTTCTTAAATGAAGGAACCTCATTCAGAATAGAATAATAGAATTTGAAAAGAATATTATCAATATTCTGAGTGAAATTCGTGCCAAAGTTATCAAAGAGATCAACATCAACGAGGACAAACTTTTCTGGATACTGGGAGCACTGTTCTCCATTGATGATGCTGTAAAGATAAGCCCAGAATAAGCTTACTTTTTTCTTTGGCTGCTGATTAATGGTACACTGGTCAAATACTTTCAGATACATCGAGAGATCAAAAAAAGTATTATAGTCGGGAGTCTTATTCAGAAGCATAGGAGGATGCTCATGAAGAGAACTGCTATGAATTCTATCATAAAGATCCTTTTTTCCGACAGCATCTCTGACATTGTAAGTCCGTCCGCCAATTGTACCATGATATCGGATGTTGTGATACAGATAACGGTATTTACCATCTGCTGAGCAATTCTTCGTATTGGTTGCTACATGGATTACTTCAGCAGGTGTAGTAGCCATAATGAATGCAAGATTTCCATGCCCGGGTTGAAGTTTCTTCACTTTTCCAGGATGCTCTGGATCAGGAATGACAACTTCTTTCGGCAGATATGCTTTTCGAGCAACTGCATTCATATATGGGAGAGACGTAATATATACCATCTATTTCGTATCTCCTTTCTTAAATTACGTAATTCTAGAGGCTTACAAGTTTGTTTTCAGGCCATATTTCTATGATCCGAAAAAAGAAGGGATACCTAACTGGCTGTTAGGTCCCTTCATTTTTAATACCAAGGAGCAGCTTTCTTAGCCACATAAGGAATGCCGATCTTTGAAGTATACTCTGAGTTAAAGGTTACTTTACTGAGCATCAGTAGAGCATTATCCCGGGCATCATTGCAAACTCCAGAAAGCCCTCCATTCAAATAGTCAATTGCTCCGATGATATAATCAGAGAAGTTGACCTTAAAAATCTTTTCCATGAATCGTGCGTTCAAGTTGTCTTTGAGAGATGCCCCCATCGACGTATTCATGGTAATACTATTGGTACGAGCATTGCTAAAACGCAAGCGTCCCGCAAAATTGACAGACATGATAGCAGAAGAGTCTTCCGCGTTGCACTCATAGACAATGTGAACGTTAATGGGAAGTCCAGACTCATCAGGCTCATAACCTTCATTTTCGAACTCTGTATAAAGACGGGTTGATACCAAGACGTCAAGAAACTTCGTTTTAACAGCGTCCCGGCTGTCGATATTGGCGCAAATGAGTTCGAAATTGTCATATTTGATGATCTTCCCAATATCACGGTCCTCATTTTCGAGAACGGTGTTTGCAAACGAATAGATCGGAGTAGGCTTGAATTCTACGGAAATGATTTTCTCACCATCGCTCGTGTGGATCAGCCCGGTAGGAGAATAGACGAGATAGCTGTGCTCAGGCTTCTGAAGATCGCCAAACAGAAGCTTGTCGCAGCCAAGTAAGTCTGCAGAGGATCTCGGATTTTTAACGCAGGCTTTCTTCAACTTCATAGCTTCTTGATACGTCAAGAATCCTCCTAATTGAATTCTCCTCGAATTTTCTTTGTCTGTGATTTCGATATTCCTCGCGAGAAACTTAATTTCATTGGTCAAAGACATAATTTTTTACCTCCTATTAATTACGAGAGCTATCCATTACTCTCATTTATCATAAATATAATATATCATTATAATTTTAGACCATCCATATTTCTATGATGCGAAAAAAGGGATACCTAACTGGCTGTTAGGTCCCTCTTTTGATTATGCCGCGCAAGGACTATCATCCTCACGGGCAGCATCATTAGAACTTGATTTCCTCAATGCGGTACAGCTTGTACATCGAGATGTCCTGCTCATACCGCATAAGGTAGCTGACGGACTTCACATTCCGACTGGCGACCTTGAGATGGATGATGCGGTCCTTGCCATCAATGCCATCATCGACGCTAAATGCGGATTCATCAAAATCGTCACAAGCGAACCAACTGGTCATGCTGAGGAGGTTAAGGAGATCCTGCACGTCGTGCGGATGGAAGTAGGTGATGTCGTCGTAATCCATATGATCGGCAGTGGTATCACCTACCCACTGGCCGCGGTACATTTGCGCAATTCTGTTATACCCATCAAGCTTCATGATGGGCGTTGTAGACTTAGCCCGCGGAGAATCGAGCGGGCAATTGATCGGAGTAAGAATGGTGTAACCATTGTCCTCCTTGGTATCAGACTTGGAACGTGCGATATACAGCACAGTAGTTCCACAGTCCTCAACCTTCATCAACCGAGTCTTTGCGCGGTCGTCGATGATATTTTCCGATACATAAACCTTTTTCATAATGAAACTCCTTCCGACCCTCTATTCTTATGAGGATCATACAAATCAAATTTGACAGAGTACTCTTCTTCCTCTATCTTCTACCTGTATAATATATCATTATTTATAGAATATACGGACATAACATCCGCATGGACAACTTACGGGAAAGCGTCCATGCGGATGTTACTTTGTATAAAAACAAGGAGAAAGTTAATCAAAGAGATTTCTGGTCAATCTCGACGATTACGTTTTTGTTAATGTAATCAATGACGTTCTGAATCTCAGCTGCATTCATCGAATTATGATTTCCACGAACGTAGCACATCATTTCATCATTGATGTAATTATAATGAGTTTTCTTCATATCAATGATTCTCTGGTTGCTGCTTCCACAGAATTTCAAATGAAAATCTTTTTTATCTTCTTCATATTGACCATCAACCAAATGATCTACGAAATACAGCATACTCATAATCTGAGCATTTTTATCATCCGTAGTATATTTGGATCTCTGATTCAGTGGATTAAACTCCAGAAGTGCCTTAAAAATGATATCGGTAAGAGAATACCCAGTATAAAGCCAGATATCCATTTTCTTATAGATAAGATCAGCATCTTCTTTGATGTGAAGAACGAGATTTGTCAGATCGTAAATATTACACCATTCCAGAGGTTCTCCACCCAGAATAGAGAATCTATGGATATAAGGCCGATCAACAAGGTCACGGATTTTTGTTTCCGTTTCAGTAGTATATTCTTTACCGCCATTGAAATCCCATGTAACTTGATTGAAGCAATTCTTACAATGGAAGTGGCATCCTTGTGTGAAGAGGGAAACTCCAACGCCATAGCCATTACTGACATCCATTTCTCTGATAGATGCATACCGCATATTACTCAGTCTCCTCTACTTCTTCACCATCAGCAGCAATATCTGTCAGATGCACATAACGGTTTCTAATCTCATCGGTACGACCCTGAGACCAGAAGTGAGTTCCAATATCCTTTGTACCCTCGGTTTCCCGATATTTAAGTACGGGAGTAGACTATACCATACTTGCTTAGTGAAGTCACTAAGTAGCGCCCGTATTATAGTCGTTGAACGTCCTTCCCTAAGTGGAATAAATCCATACGAGTAATTTCTACTCGCAGAAGTTTCGATGCGATGATTATCCAATCTCTAAGTCTTTTTACCATCTCTGATTCTGTTAAAATCAGCCATATAGCTGTCACCACCTATACTTGGTAACCTAGAGCTCTAAGGAACTTCCCGCAGTTTAACAGGTTTAACGTGGACTATATTGAATAATTCAATCCACAGGTGCGTCGAGCGACGCTCATTTTATGCTGGTCACGGTTGCCGCAATTCGGGCATTCCCAAACCAACTTACCGCCATCATCAACTACTTTGATTTCTCCATCGTAGCCACAGTTCATGCAGTAATCAGACTTGATATTGAGTTCTGCATACATGATATTCTCATAAATACACTGCATGACCTGAAGGACAGCAGGAATATTATGAGTCAGATCAGAGCATTCAATATAACTGATAGCGCCACCCGGAGAAAGCTTCTGGAATTCAGCTTCCTGAATAAGCTTTTCAAACGGATTGATCTTTTCAAAGACGGCAGTGTGATAGCTGTTGGTGATATAATTACGATCCTTGCCATCAAGCTTAACAAAAACGTCATCACCAAAACGCTTCTTAAGGCAACGGGCAAACTTGTAAGTGGTATTCTCAATCGGGGTACCATACAGAGAATAATCAATATGCTCTGCTGTCTTCCACTGATTACACTTATCATTCAGAGCCTGCATAACCTTAAGTCCGAATTCTCTACCAATACCTTTATCCATATGAGAATGGCCAGTCATATACTTGACACATTCATACAGTCCAGCATAACCAAGTGAGATCGTAGAATATCCATTGAACATGATATCGCCAATCTTAGCATTCATAGGAAGTCGTGCAAATGCGCCATGCCTCCACAGAATAGGAGCGACATTAACAGACGTATCCTTGATACGATCAATACGGCACTTTAGTGCAGTATGACAAAGTTCAGTGCGCTCTTCGAATAGCTGCCAGAACTTATCGTAGTCTCCGCCAGAAGAAAAAGCAAGATCAGGGAGAGAAATAGTGACAACGCCACAATTGAATCTGCCATAATACTTCCCTTTACCAGTTTTCGGATCTTTATATGGAGTAAGGAAACTGCGGCAGTTATGACTGTAGATACCAGAAATAGTGAAATGCTCGCTTCCAGTTGTCACGTCATAAGTATCTTCTTTCCGTTCAAGCATATGAGATTCTACGATATGACACTGAAGTTTATTATTTAAGCTGGCCAGATTCATTTCGTGCTTGATATAGTGATTCCGCTTTTTCTCAGACACGAGATTTTCGACAATTTCATCTGTAGCAATAAAGCAAACTTGATAACGAATGGTATCGTACCGGCCAGCGCCTTTATAATGATTTTGATACATCGTAGCAGGGATGCCCAGCGACTGCGCCAACATCATTTGCTGAATAGCGAGCTCCTTATTGGTCGATCCAATTTGGACAGCAGTGAATTTCCCATTCGAATTATTAAGGTATCCATCAGCATCAATCATGCCGCAAAGGAAGCCAATGCGAGCAGATCTATTCGACGTAAAGATATTAGACGGAATCTGACGGTTCATCTTAATAATTCCGCCAAATTCTTTAATCATTATATCAGAGAATTTGGGAATGGAAATTCCATCATCGGTAGCCACAGAAACGATATCTTTGTAAATTCCCTTTCTTTCACGATTTTGATTTACTATTTTCGTGGTAATTCCATAGAATCGTTTCAGCCGCTCTCGGAGAGCTTCGATAATATCATCTTCGCCCTCATTTGCTAACGAAACCACTAAGGTTTTAATATAAGACGAATCGCAAATCAGAATACCAAGAAGCCAAGCCAAATCAGGATCATAATCGTTATTTTCATCACTGATATGAGATTTGATATCAACCTGAATCATGTCGTCTTCTTTTAAATCTTTTGCAAAAACGACTCCACGGTTTTCCGTTTCAAACGGGTGATCCGGTGTGACATCGAGGCATCTTCCGTTATTGAACTTAATTCTCATAACGTCGCACTTCGAATTTCGAATGATTCGATAACACGGAGTCCAACCGTTCACATGATCATAGATCATCACGTCTTTCAAGTCCATGTACCAATCATTTTCACGACCGGGCTGAAGCTTTACTTCAAAGAAGGGCATGAGGCGCCACCACATACGGCCGATGCCTTCGACGTAAGTATTCTTCATAAATTTATAGGTCACTACTTCGTCACCGACCACACATCCCATGCACGGCCATACCCCACTCTTCAGTTGTTTCATTACTTTTGCTGAAATATAGTCAGGAACCATGCGTTTGGCCGTGCATTGTGCAGCTAAAACAGTGGTACTCCAGTATCTTGTACCAGGCTTAATATTGTCTTCATCGAGGACATAAATGAGCTTCGGGAATGCAGGTGTAATCCATGCACCTTGCTCATTCTTCATACCCTGAATACGCTGACGAAGGAATTCCTCAATGATCATGACAAGTTCATCACGGTATTCATCGGTCTCGTCGATATACATGAATACAGTGAGGAACGGAGCCTGCCCATTGGTTGTAGACATAGAATTTACCTGATAGATGAAAGTCTGGCAACCATCTTCGACTTCCTTACGGGTATCGAGCTCAGCAAACTTAGCTGCTTTTCTTTCGTCAAAGCCCCAGCTAAGATATTTTTTCAGATAGATATTATAAGAGTCTCTCACGAACGGTGCAAGGTGTGTCAGAGTAATGGAAATGCCACCGTACTGAGAAGAAGTAACTGCCGTAATGATCTGAGTAGAGATCGTAGCGGCAGTGATAAAACGATGCGGTTTGTCGATTTTGGTACCATTGATGACGGTACCATTCTGAAGCATGTCATCAAGATTACAAAGTGAGCAGTTGGTAAGAACACTCTGTGCGTAATAATCCGCATCATGAAAATGAATAATTCCGGCGTCATGCGCATCCACAACTTCCTTGGGAAGCAGAATACGCCGGGTAACATCCTTTGAGGTAATACCAGCAATATAATCTCGCTGGACAGAAACGATTTCAGGGTCCTTATTGGAATTCTCTTCATTCACTTCTTCATTCGTGTGATTGAGAAGTTCCATGATTGCATTATCCGTAGTATTGTGAGAATTACGGATAAGAGATCTCTTAAAACGATACTCCGTGTAGGCCTTCGCAACATCCTTACGGTCAGTATCCATAAGATCATAAATGACAAGATCCTGAATCTCCTCTACAGACTTATCTTCAGGGATAGCAGCGATCTCATCTGCGATCGTATTCGCAATTTTGGTGGAAGAATCGGATAGTGAACCATCGACCTCAATAAATGCCCGCTGAATTGCGGATACAATTTTTGATCTGTCGAACTCCACTACCCGGTTATCACGTTTCTTCACAGATTTCATTTTAGGACCATTTCCTTTCTTATAGGTTTTCTCATTTCGAAACCTTCGGTTAGCTTACTGTCGCCTAACTATTGGATCTCAATGGTTTCTCCGATGTTTCAAATCGGTAAAATTTGACCTGAAAACAATATCCTAATTATCCAAAAAATGAGAGGAGAAAGTAGTTTATGAGCGTATCAAGTATGATGACTCTGAAGATGAAGATTGAAGAGTTGCGTGCATTGGAAGGCGTTCTTGGCGCTGGTGGAGTGACCAGTGAGAGTTATTCTGGTAAAGTAGTCAAGAGCCTCGACGAGATTTACAAAATCCTTCAGGAGCACGATACGACAATCACCGCAATTAAGACTGCTTTGAGTGCCATCGGAATTACGATCCCTTGAGAAAAATATAAACCAAAAGTATACGAATATAATGAATCTATAGACGATACTTTTGGTTTATTAGTGCCCTGGTAACACTTTGATAGCTTTTAGACCCTCCAAAATAAATAGAGTGTGTCATTAATCAAAGCGTTTCCCTAGACTTTTGCGACCCCATTGAAATTCTTAGGAGGGATTCTCAGTATGGTAAGCAAGGCAACAGCAGAGAAAAAAGAACGCCAAGTTGAATATATCAAAGTCAACGGCGTTGAGATGCGGAAAATAAAGATTAAGATGAATATGGAAGTTTTAAATTCCATCATTTCTCTTATCTATACCCCAAGTGCATTAAGAACTCGAAAGGTTCTTGATAATACATATAAGCTGTTCAATATGATTGATTTCAGGGTCTATGAAAAAAGTGATGAGTTGATGGCGCGCGTAAAACTCATTCACTACACCCTTGAAGCAAGATTTGAACATGGAATCAGTGGACTCACAATGATTAAGCAATACGTTGCTGACCAGAACCAAGAGAACGATAATAATCCACTGATTCCAGAAATTTTGGACGATATTCCAAAGAATATGGAGCCGCTTGATTATGAGGATACAAAGTATCTGATTAAGAGTATTCAAGATCGTGTCCGTTATGGCTATATCGTCAATTTGAAGGAAGAGTATGATAGAATTATTGGCAGTATGACTTTTGAGAATGCAGATAGCTCTGCATATCAAAAGAATTGCGAACTTCTCTATGAAGTCGCTAGTAATATTGTCAATATGAAGCGCAAGACTGAAGCTCTTGATTCGAGCAATCAGACTTTCTCTCTGGATCAGGATACATTCAATAATGTCATCATTGATTCCGTGAGAAAACTTCAGGATAAGAACCGAGTGTTTAAAACTGGCATTCGGTTCTTAAATAATATCCTTGCTCCTGGTTACCAGAGCAAGCGTCTTTATTGCTACTTGGCATTGCCCGGTGGTGGTAAAAGTTTGATGCTTCTGAAATCCGCTTTGGATATCAAGAAGTATAATCCGGATATTAAGCCAAAAAATCCTGGTAAGATTCCCTGTGTGTTACTGATTACGATGGAGAATGATATTGATGAGACTGTGGAACGTATCTTCAATATGAGAGTTACCAATCGTGATATCCGTAACTACAAACCACAAGAAGTTGCAGATTTGCTTCGTACGGAAGGTGGACTTACTTTGACAGATGAGAATAATATCGACATCGTCATTAAGTACTATCCGAACCGAAGCATTGATACAAATGATCTTCGTACGATTATCCAAGATGAATTTGACGATGGCCGTGAGGTTATCACTTTGATCCTGGATTACCTAAAGAGAATTAGACCTGCCGAAAAAGCAGATAGCGAAAAAGAAGAGCTCAAGAATATCACCAATGAGCTAAAGACTTTGGCAAAGGAACTCGACATTGCTGTCATTACTGCACAGCAGTTGAATCGTGCGGCAGCTTCTGTCGTTGATGCCGCTCTCCAATGCAATAAACAGGATGTTACAAAACTGGTTGGTCGTGATGGCATTGCAGGTGCTTGGGAAATCCAAGAAAACTGTGATATGACCATCATTATCAATAAAGAAATGAAAGCAGATTCTGGTCGTAATTATATGACCTTCAAAATGCTGAAACGTCGTTATCGTTGTAATAGTGAAGAAAAAGATCCTCGTTACGGAATCCCGGTCCGTGATATCGATTACTTCTCTCATCCGTATGATGATAATGACAACGCACTGATTGACGACATCAATATGCCTCAAGCAATCAGTGTTATCTCGCTCATGTCGTCGTTTGACGATATGCAAAGTGCTGGTAATGCACGAACTGTCATTGATAGACCTAAAGTAAAATCAAAAAAGAAAAATTCTGAAATGGGTCAGCTCGATGATGGTAGCGGATTTGACATTTTCAATGAAGATTCTAATGGAGACATTGGAGACTTCTAATTAAATTTAGCCATGTTATCTCAGAGAACAGATGCCCTTGAAACAAGACTATAAGCTTCAAGACATGAAAGGAGTTGAGATAGCATGGCTAAATCTAAGTTAACGAAGCTCGTTACAGTTACCAGTCTTGGTCAGTTCTGGGAGCTTGGCGGTGTCAGCGGGCCCATCAGCAATGTAATGCGGATGAGTGTTGATGATATCTATATTCTTCTGATTCACAATCGTATCGTATGGGCACACAACCCGGAGAACCTGAGGCAGAAGAAGCGCCTTACTCTGAAGAACTATCGGATCAAGGATATCTTTGCCCCCGATGCAGATGAACCGAAGGGTGATCTTGTTATGGGCATCGAAGGTATGCCGGACGATGATGAGATTAACGATAACGATATGATCTATGTCGATATCGGTAAGACCCTGAAGAAGAATGGAGTCGTCCAGCCTCATGCAATGAGTCTTTCAGACGAAGAGCCTGTCGAAATCTCCGTATAAATACAAAAAAAGACAACGTGAATTCCGTGTTTGGTTTTCACGTTGTCTTTTTATCATTTCAGATCATAGAGCATCTTACCGAGATTGGAATCATTGAAGAGAAGCTTCATATACGAGAATGCAAGAGAACCCATCATCAAATCGACATTCTCGTCGTACTTCACCCGCGGATAGTTGCTGGTGACTTTCGGATCAGACATAAGATATGCCTGGAAGATCGGATCAAGACCATATACAGAAGCCGATGCATAGATGTATTGGCCCAAGGTCTCCAAAGTACTCTGTGTACTTGCCTTATACTTCCATTCATATCCGGACAAATCCATTGTAACGTGCTTACAATTCTTTGCATTCGTGCAAAGCATGTAAGCAACTCGTACCATCGTTTCCAAACTCGTTTCGGGGCTTGCTTTACTGAGATATACTTTCAATCCTGCAATGGACTGAGATACTACCTCCACTCTCTCTTCTTTCTTTTTCTTCGGAATCCGATCATTGAGAAGAATCGACAGAAGAGCAAAGTAATATGCATCTGCATTGAAGTTAGCCTTCTTATTGATACATGCGTTTGCCATATCAACAAGATGCCCATAAATGTAGTCTGCATATTGCTCATTGCTCTTCATGTCATCATCATCAACGTCCGTATACATCTTCGGAGCTTCCAGGATCTTTTCAAAATTCCTCGCTACCCACGAAACGAGATAGGTAGTAAACCGAACTTTGAATTCTCTGGAAGTCGGTGCAACAGATTCATCCGTCCAAATTATAGATTTCGATTTCCGTAAAGCCGCCCCAAGCTTCTCCGGATCATAGATTCTCTTTCGGACGACCATGGGATCTACACCATTGAGTTTCACAATCATGTCGATTGCATAGTTGGTGTATCTCTTATGAAGTTTTTCTAAGTTATCGGCCATAAATTCATCACTCTCCTTTATTGATTTAACCTTTAACTCATAAGTATAATATATCATTATAAACTTAAAGGTTTGGCAACAAAAAAGAAAGATTAGCTATGGATAACGGCTATAGCTAATCTTTCAATACTTTTACCTTACTTCAGGACTATCAGAATCAACGCGTTTGATGAAAGCAAAACTTTCATGATTCCAATTCGGTCCATCCGGTATAGGTAATTGCGCCGTCTCTGATGTGACGACGATAAAGCCTCCTTTCATATGATAATATGTGAATGCTGCCAATTCGTTTCTGAAAATTTTCATAAAGATCTTCCTCTCTATGTAAAATTCCCATCATCCTAACTAGCATTCACATATATAATATATCATTATGAAAGGAGGCTTTCCTTATTAGGCACTCTAAAAACAATAGCTTAATCTAACGAGTATTATGTCCAAGACATAAATCGTTCATACTAATATTATGAAAGGACTGGGCTAACCATGTTTGAAGCATTTAAGTCTGTGCGTAAAGAACGTGCTGAGATTGAGCGTGATCGCCTCTATCTCGAGTCTATGGCTGCTGATGATATGATTGAAAACTACATGAACCTGATTCCTGGGTCCATGATGGAAGATGTCGACGTCAGTGATGCAGAGATTGAAGCTCTGATCGACAAGATTCCTGATTCCGACAATGTCGATCAGGAGGTTGAGGATATTCTTAAGTCCAAGAAGAATCTGTCCATCGACGATCTCATCGGTATCACGAATGGTCGTGAGGAAGACAGTGAAGGCCTGATGGCTGCTGCTGATCACGATGACGACGACGATGATGAGGATGACGACTAAGAAAGGTCGATAAGTATATGAACACGAACGTTAAGAGAGCAAACACGAAACTCGTTGTGATCGGTACCACAGGTCCCATCCCTGAACTGGGTGGAATCAGTGGCCCTATTTCAAGTCCGAGCCGTGTTGAAGTGTCAACCCTGATTCGCATGGTGAATGCTCGCCGTGTTGTTTATGAAGTTAATCCGAAGGACTATGACCAGAAGGTTCGCCTGACTGTGTCAAACGTTACTCGTGATAACTTCGTAGAAGACCTGGATGAAGAGGTTCATTCATCAAAGTCTCCTCTGAATTCTGTTACTCGGACAAAAAAGAAGGAAGATAAGTCTTCCGTCTTTGATCCCGACGATATCGACGTCGAGCTCACTGGTGATTTTACCAAGATCAAGTGAAAAAATAAGCTACATATGAGATTCTTTTGGAATCTCATATGTAGCTTATTTCATCTTTTACTTCTTGCTGACTTATTTTGTTTTTTAATCGTCGTCAGCCAGAATGGTTTCTTCAGTATCCATTATATAATCCTCCTTTCTTTTCTTCAGATATATAATATCTAAATGAAAATGGAGAATATACGGATTTTCATTTATGATGCAGATTTCGGAGCATCCTTCGTCAATACATAGAATGTCTGAATAGCCTCAAGGTCAATGACACGGCAATTCGAACCATTCGGATTCAAAGCAAAGTTCTTGCTATTGATAACCTTCTCACACTCAGCATTCGCTTCTTGAGTCCAGAAGATCTTCGAAGTAATCTGGTCACCATCATAGTCACCATCCAAACCAGCCAGATATGCATCTGAGAACTTGGTTGTATCAATAAAGTTGTTTGCAACCTCTTCTCTCGGCATATTCAGATCAATGACGGGATACCATTTATACACAGTATCATTTACCTTCATAGGAACGGTATGAAGCGTGGAAGAAACATTGATTCTTGCCACAAACATACCAAAACTATTCAGGACAGGATAGCGTGTAATCATACAATGCTTATCCTTTGTCACTTCAACACATGCCATATAAAGAAGATCACACCATGTCATATGCCTATGGACAAGGGATTTATCAGCAGGCTGATTTACCATGATACCGTCGAAGTACAGAGGAATATCCTTTCCTTCTACAGTGGGAATTGTAATCACATCAAATCGACTTGAAGGATCTTTTGCAAACTGATTCAGGCGCTTCTTGATATATTCATCATTGAATGTAGCTTCTGGGTCTTTCAGAGTATAATTCGAATTTACACCCGTCTTATTATTCTGGACTTCCAAAATTTCACGCTCAATGAAGTTTCTTACCCATGCAACAACGAACGGATATGCTTCAACGATAACCTGAGACATCGGAAGAGCCGCATGTCTAAAATCGACAATATTGTCTTTCGGATCATCACAGTTGTAAAGAGGTGCAGAAATAACGGTACGGACACAATAGTCAACGTTTTTACCAAGTAGGTATCTACGAAGCATACCATTTTTCTTATCCAGACTATTCTTGAAATAGTCATATACTTCTACCAGAGTATTCTGAATAGATGCATTTGTTGAATGAAAGGAGAAATCAAACATGTCAGCATCTTGCAACAGAGCACTCATACGAATCAGTCGAGCATAAAGTGTATTCAGCTCAGATGATTCTCCACCACCGCCTTTATTGGACTTAATGTCTCGATAAAAAGCTGGGATGACAATTGCTTTTGTCGTAAAGACTTCGTTCTTCTTCGTTTTACTGATAAGGTCGCAACGCTCTGAAGACATACCACCGTTGCCTTCCCATGTCAACTTACTCCAATTATTATAGATAAACTCGATTCCGGTATTACCATTCGGATCTTTTACAAGCTTTCCATCTTTAATGGAGAAGGTCTGACTACCATCAACGATCTGATCAATGTTACGAAATACTCGTTTCAAGATTTTATAGATGTGAGGATGGAAGAAATGCCCGTGAAGGTCAATATATGCAAATGTCTCTTTACGACTCTTAACAGAGACACCAAAAATCTCATTTGAAATCAATCCATTTGGATTCGGAATACCACCACGCTCGAACAAAATAGGAGATGTGACTGGCTGCAAATTGTTAATCTTCACAAATTCATCAACGTCAAACAAATCAATCTTCATTTGTGTCATCAGTCCTTTCTCATAGAATATAGTGTCAAATTACGGTACTGTTTTCTGGACTAAAATAAGAGAGCCAAGTATAGTTAGTATTTCTATACTTGGCTCTCTTTGCGCGCTGTTATTAGTATTCGTCAGCCTCTATTGTAATTGATAGATAATTTGAGTCAATGGATGTGATTACGGTAATATCTCCATAATCATGTGATTCAAGTTGCCTATCAATCATTGAAAGTAACTTACGTGCCGCCTTTTTATCACTCATCTCAATCTTTACGTAAAGAGAAGAATCATCATCGTAATCGGATGTAATATCTTCGATGAGATCAAATTGGCTTTTGATCAAGCGATATAAAAAGAGAATCTTTTTATACTGATAATGCAGTAAGCATTCTAGACCTTCTAATGATTCACAGCTGAGAGTGTTGACGAGTACGTCTAAAGTTTGTGTCATCTTATTCTAAAACTCCTATTTACTGATAAAGTGATTTTCATCGTAATAGGAACTAATGTGTGTGATTATTTAGAAGACCGCATCTCACGATTACGACGCTCTGCTTCTTTTTCTGACTCTTCTCGCTCTTTGATAAGTTGATCTACTCTGGCGTCTCTCAAAGCAATCATATCCTTGTATGTCATATTTCTCATGATATCGTTGAAGGACAATTCGCCCTTGAAGAGAGTAAGAACTTCGCTTATAAAACTGCTACGTTGCTTGTGTCGAAGCTCGTATTCCCCAGACGCTGATATTTGAGAAAAACCAGGTAGGTGACATCAATCGGAATTCGCTTTGTCAGCTGGCCGCAATGGGGGCAACGGACATTGGTCAGCGCAAACTGTGCGGTGTAACCACGCATATAACGCTGAAGCAGTGATGCAACCAGAGTGATCTCATCAGGCTTAATGGAATAGATCGCTTCCACCATGTCCTCGAACTTGTCGTACATCGTCCATGTACCATCAGGATTCGGCACATAAACGGCACGGACCATAGTAAGTGCACCAGCGTTATCCTTCAGGATACCGTTGACGTCATTGGGATGATTCTCCTCAAAGACATCACCAGCGATATTATCAACGATGGTGTACAGATAGTCGTATGCAGATGCAACGCCGATCTCCAGAATGTACTTAGACTGAGGAAGCTGAACACGCTTATTCTTCAGAACAGGACCGTTAGCCATCAGCTCACGCTCCTTGCCAGCAGGGCAGTCGATGACTTCCTTCATAGCGTCCAGGAACTTCTCGTCACAATCAGCGAACTGAATCAGAGAACGAGGAGCAAACTTCTGATAGAAGCTCTGCTTACACTCGGGGTTATTGCAGTTCAGACTGATCTCGTCGATCTCAGGGAAAGTTGCGATGATCAGACCGTAGATTGCGATATTGATGTCGGTATGAGCAAATTTCTTCAGGAAATCCTCATAGTTCTCGAACTTACCGCAAGAAGGATTGACCATCTTGTTGTAGATGATAGACAGCTGCTTATTGATACGATCGTAGTTACCAGCTTCACCATTCATGATGATGTCGCCCATCTCACCATAAGACAGACCTGTCATATATGCACGGAAACGAGATGCAGGGAATGTAACAGGAACACGACTGGAAGAACCCTGATACTCATTCACATACTCTGCGAAAGACTTATCAGCCTTCTTAATCGTGATTGCAGACAGATCGACATCCTCGATCTCCTTGACACGGATCTCAGTAGATGTAGTCAGCTTTTCCTTCTCATCGTCAGTGAAGTTGACTTCAGCACCGAGACCGGTCTTGTCGATCAGAATTTCGACGACCTTCTTGCGCATTTCCGCACGCTCCGCATCAGCAGCCGCCTTAGCCTCAGCTTCAGGATCAGGAGTCTCCACAGGAGTGTCGTTGGGAGTATCTTCAGCATCAGCGCTCTTATCGGTCTTTTCGGTTTCATCGGAAGGAGTCTCCTTCGTATCAGGCACTTCGCCATGCTCCAGAATGGAAGGATCATTCGATGCACGATCCAGTGCATCCATCAGACCAACCATCTGCTCAGGCTTCTGAATGGGAGCAGAAAGCTTGATCTTCTTTGCGACTTCCATCTGCTTATCCATGTCAGACATGTAACGATCAATCTCGTCAGTAGCATCGGTTTCGGTCTTATTCTTCAGAGCCTTCTGGTCATGATTCAGATCAGCATTGTCGACAACCAGACCCTTGGTCTCGTTTGCCTTCTGCTCCTTCATCTGCTCCAGAGGAGTCTTCGGACGAGGAGCTTCCTCAACAGGCTCCTGTGCAACGGGAGCTTCTGCTGTATTAGTTTTTGTAGTTTTGATAAGGGATGCAATATCCATGTTGCTGTCGCGACGAATACCAGTTCCCCGATCTTGAGTAATATCATTATTTTCGGTCATTAGTTTGTGCCCATCCTTTCTATATTGAAGTTATACGTATACGTAGTTGTATGTCGTATTACCATTTTTATCCTGGGTAATACCAATGGACAATGTCTCCTTACCGTCAATTACTTTTGTCGGTAATACGATAAGAAGAAGCGGTTGGTTGTTGTACATAGTCTTTTGCACGTCGAGAGAACCAGCGTTGATGTAATCAGCAAATTCAGAGCATTGCTCTGCAATACGTGCTTTCAATGTACTTGTATCGACGTCATCCCAGAAGGAATACAGGATCTCTTGGATATTAATTCCAAGATTTGGCATGGATGGGAAGAAGCCAGGTTTCCCAAATAGCAAATTCAGAACTGCGTTTGCGATTGCTTCTGTCTCATTTGCATATTTTGCTCTTCCGAAATTATCCAAGCCAAAATTCGGCTCTACTTTACCTTTTGTGGCAGCCATAAGTATCATCACCTCCTGCTGTATTGTCTCATATACATAGCCAAACTTAGTAAAGTGTATTTTGACTAGGTTATAATTTTGACCCCTAAAAACACTGGAATAAGCTTATAAACTAGAGAAAGGACGTGGTGAAAATGGCTACACTAAAGTGCAAATTTTGCTCAAAAGTGTTTAATGATCCAGATGCCATGGCTGCCCATTTGGAAAATTATCACGCTGATATGATTCCTCCGGATATGGAACCGTATCAGTTTTATTACTACCTGAAGACTGGAAAAACTCATGGCAATTGCGTCATCTGTAAACAGCCTACTGGATGGAATCCTAAGACGAAAAAATATAAGCGATTCTGCGAAAATCCAAAGTGCAAAATCGCTTATCGGAATATGTTCAAAACCCGTATGATTGGTACATACGGAAAGGTTACGCTTCTGAACGATCCTGACCAGCAGAAGAAAATGCTTGCGAATCGTAGTATCAGTGGACTCTACGAATGGAGTGATCACAGTAAGAAACTTCCGTATACTGGTAGCTATGAACTTTCTTTTCTAAAGTTCTTAGACGAAGTGATGGATTTCGATTCAAGCGATGTTATGGCTCCATCTCCTCATACTTACAACTACATGTATGAAGGGAAGCAGCATTTCTATATCCCTGATTTCTTCATTCCTTCTCTTAATCTCGAGATTGAGATCAAGGATGGTGGAGACAATCCCAATATGCATCATAAGATTCAAGACGTTGATAAAGAGAAAGAACGCCTGAAGGATGAAGTGATGCGAACCAACAGCAGTAATTTTAATTACCTCAAAATTGTAAATAAGCAGAATGAAATCTTCTTTAAGTATCTGGAACTCGCTAAGAAGAAATTCGCTGCTAATGATAATACACCTATTTTTATGGTATAAAGAATAAGGAGGATTATGAAAAATGGATTATGGTTTTCTTTCCGATTGTGGCATCGCTCTACTGTGTGATATCGTAGACTGCCTTCCCAGTATGCCTGGTGATCTTCGCCAGTGGGTAAATTACCATATCACAGATCCGTATTTTGATATGGCTATTTTTAAGACCAATAAGCGGCGCTTGAGTAAGTACTGCACCGTACTTGCTCCCCTTCAGAAAGTAGATGATGTTACTATTCTTTCTGACCCTCAAGCCCACGCTTCTAATTATCAAGGCCGGTATAGCCTCTACCGCTATATGATTGATGATCTGAAAGCGAATGGTGGGTTTGCAAAATTCCCTGATGCATATGGCTGGGCAAAAGACGTTATCAATTCTCCGTCGAGTGACTATGAATCCCTGTATCAGCTGGAGGAAAAGATCGACTATATGCTCGCAAATCTGGATGGAGCTAAGGAACTTCAGCATCGACTTGCTGCGTTCTTCACCAAGGATGTTATGCCTTGGAAGGCTCGTGCATGTGATATCTATACATCTATTACATGGCGAGCAAACAATGGTCCGGAAGCGTGTGTTGACAGCA